CTTAAATGTTATTTAAAGATGTTAGAAATTGATTTAGAATATAGACTATCTAGTGAAGCTATTAAAGAAACTCTTATTGCTAATGAATATGAGTTTTTGTCTACAGGTAAAATGTTTTCTTAGTTTTTCTTTTCGCGCCGACTAACAACAAACAGCATAGAAAACAATTGATTTAACACTAATAACAGCCTGTTTAAGGCATTAAAAATATAAAGTGATGACTAACATTAAAGATATAATAGAGAAAGGTTTAAACGTTGATTTTACTATTAAGCGTTATATAGTAGAATCTGTAGAAATAGGAGAAACTATAGAAGTAATTTATTATGATAGGATTTTAACTGTTGTTGATACTGTAGAGTTTGCTTTTTAAATCTTTTTCGCGGAAAATAACTAAAAAATAAATATCATGAAAATATACAATATAGAAAAAGGAGAGTTACACACAGACTTAGATACACCTTACGATAAAGAAAGTAATAAGATTGATGTCTACTGTTCTGTTAATTGGTCGGGAGAAAATGAACAAGACTATGAGATAAAAGAACAGATAATAAACGAATACAGTTATGAAGATGATTTAATAATTATGTCGGCTTGGTGTGATATAAGTGGTTATAATTATTGGGTTATTCAACAGGAAGAAAGCAATTATGTATCAATTGATGTAATGTTAAAGAAACAACCTCAGGAGTACACACAAAAAGAGATGGAAAGTATTTCTAACTCTATTTTTACGGTAAATTTATACTTTGAAGAAGAACTAATTTAAAAACAAATGACACTAGAACCACAACACAGAGAAGCTTTAATAACTGAGTTAAACAAATCAAAAGAAGAATATATTTTAGGTAAGGACTTAAATATGTTGAATGCAACAGAAGATTTTAGAAAATGGTCTGACATTAAATTGTTTCTTCTTTTAAAAAGAATAGAGTTAATTGAAGAGAGTTTGATTAATAATGAGATTGATTTTTAACTTTTTTCTGTTTTTTCCGAAAATTTATTATATTTACACACTTAAAACTAAACATCATGGAAAATTTCCACATTATAAAAGTTAAATACTTAGGAACTACTGAGAGTAGAGGATCAAGAGTTAAACTAGAGAGTGAAAGATTTAAACAATCTATTTTAACTAATTATGACTATGAATTTGCTAATACTTATGAAATAGCTGAAAATTGGCTAAAAGCTAACGGTTTTGATCTATTAGGAAAAGCAGAAGGAAAAGATTGTTATTATATTATATCAACCACATTTAAACCTTTGAAACAATGCAAATAAGAAAAGATTACATAGATATCACAGAATGTAAAGGTTGTACGGGTTGTAAACACTATCCTTATTTTCATTATATTCCAGTAAGAGATAATAAAGATAACTTAGAAGGAAAACGAGCAGATTTAGAATATATTAAGTTTGATAAAAATCATTCAGAAGTAACAAACCACACAACGGGAGAAAAATACACGTACAGCAGAATTAACCATAAATGGACAAAGTTATGAAACCAAAAATAATAGGGAATGAAAGTTATAATATTTTAAAGTCTACAGGTCACGTAGTACCAAGAAATAAACAGAATTATATTGTAGAGTCTTTTAAAGTTGGCGGAGAATATGAAGTAAAAAGTGAAGAAAACGAAGAACTTATAAAAGTACGTTGCACTCAAGATTGTCCACACCATTTAAAAATAATTGAAGAATGAAAGATTTATTAAAAATAATAGCCTTTGTGAAAGTTTATCACGAACCTATTTACAGTAAAATATATTTCAATATAGATCAGGGTAAGGATAATTTAGAATCTTACTTCTTACCAAAAGGTTGGAGTAAAAACCGAATTAAAAAGGCGGTTAAAAAACTTAGAGAAGAAGGTGTAATAGGTAAAGAGAAAGCAGATTGTCCAAATCTATATTCTTTATCTATCTTTAGTAATTTAAAACACACATCATGAAACAAATTATAACGCTATTTATAGCAGTATTTATCGCAATAGGTAGTCTTTGTTATTTTGCTTTTATTTCGGGCGAAAAACATAGACAAGACGAGATAGAATTAAGAGTAATTAATTCAAATCAGGAACACTACTCAAGAGAAGAGATTGAAATTTTACTATTTAACGAACCACAAGCATGAAAACATATACAGAAAAAGAATTAATCCGAGCTTATAAGCAAGGGGTTAAAGATTATTGCAGAAGTCCAAAAACATTACAAGCATTTCTAAAAGAAGACATAAAAATATTTACAAACTCTTTAACCCCTAAATCAATAACAACTTTAGAGATAAAAGAAGAAAATCAATCTAAAATTTACTAATCATGGAAAGATATTATTATATAACAGGATATTGGAAAGACACAAACGAAAATTTTGAAGACTACATTGTAAAAGATGGGGATTTTACAGAAGATCAAGAATTAAATGATGATGTATTTTTCTACGGTTTATCTGAAGAAGAGATTAAAGAAGCAATCAATTTAAAATGGGATTCTGAATTAGAATTTGTAATAACAGAATATAAAGAGTATTAATTATGAAAACAATTGACCAATTTAAAACAGGTGATGAAATAGTAAGATTAGAACCTGCAAAACCTTATCACACAGGAACAAGAGACAGAAGCTATTTAGGTGAAAAACTAACCCTTATAGGCGTAGCAAACGGTAATATTTATCTGGAAAGAGATGATAAATCAGTAATGACTAAGATATTAGATAATAAGGAAATGAACCTTCATTATGATATTTGGTCAGAAGGGTGGGACTATTGGCAAGATCCAAAAGAATTATTTTCAAAAGAAATAGTAAATGTAAGGTATCTTAAAGCTTGTCTTGATAAAGCATTAGTAGAAGAAAATTATGAAGAAGCAGAGAAAATAAGAAAACAAATAGATGAATTATGAAAATAGAAGTTAGCAAAAAAGATTTATATGTATCAATTACAGTAGATCAAGGAGAAATAACAGGGAATTTAGAAGCCTATAATACAGGAAGATGCAAAGAATATTCATTTGAGCCAAGTTGGTTTTCTTCTGATGAAGCCGAGGAATTTTACAATGAAAACTATAATGAGATAGAACAACAAATACAAAACAAGTTATGAAAGATTTAACAACACGAAATAAGTTAATTTGGTTTGAAGTTTATACATCAGACGAAGAAGAAGGTACGGAAACAATTGCTTCATTCGATGAAGAACAACAAGCAAAAGATTATATTAAAGCTAATCCTGAAATGAATTTGGATTATGATAAATGGTTCTCTAATTCTAAAACTGGCGAAAATGAAAAATTCTGATAGAAATTTAATTGTAATAAGAAACTTTATATTATTCTTATCTCATAGCGAAGAAGGAGACATTGACGCAGATATAGACTTAAAGTTAACAGCTAATGATCTTTATAAACTTGCAGAAGATTATATTGAAGAAGACCATGTTGACGGGAGAGACAATAAAGAAGACTGATTTTCGGCAAAAACAAATTAAAAACAGTTTAAACATAAAGCGATAGTGCATGACAATAACTAAAACAAAAACCAACAGTGTAACATACTACGAATGTCAACCAATAGACGGAATATGTTTATTTGCATTCACTAAAAGAAGACTTCTAATTGACCTCTGTAAAGTCTATGGAATCAATTTATTTAACCCTTTAAATTTGAATTAAGATGAAGAAAGAAATTAATATTAATTTAGGATTTCCTTACACTATTTTTGCAGTTTGTACAGCAATGATAGGATATACAATACATAACAGTGTTTTTTGGTCTGTTGTTGATTTTTTCTTCGCGCCAATTGCGTGGATAAAATGGCTAATATGTCATGAAGTTACATTGAAAATAATAAAAGAGACGTTTAACTGGTTTTTCGCGGGATAAAAAACTTAAAAACAGAAAGAAATGGAACTAGATAACATCACCTTCGAAGAGATCGATTCGCCTGCAATCATAGCAACAAAAACAGTTCTTATACATGCAGGAAGTCCAACTTTAAAAACAGAGCTTAAAAGGCTTAATATTGATTATTGTAAAGTAACAAAAGGTCTAAACACCTATTTTTATTTAAGTGGTAAAGAAATTGGTAAGATAAGAGTTAAACTTTAAAATTAGATTATGAAAACAGAATTTGATATACGTTTTGAACGCGCGAAAAAAGAAATAGAAGAGGAGATTAAAAACGGACTATTACCTAACACAGTTAAAAATCTAGATGAGATAGACCAATATGCAGATTGCCATTACTTCGGAGGATTTACAGATGAAGGTTATGAAATATCTGAAAACTATGAATTAGAAAACGAAGTACAAGAAGCTATTAACCAATGGTTAGAAACAAGATGAAAAAATTATTTTGTTTAATCGGATGTGAAGAGAGCCAAGCTGTAGCAATAGAGCTTAGAAAATTAGGTCATGAGGCTTATAGCTGTGACTTAGAAGAGTGTTCTGGAAATAATCCAGACTTTCATTTTCAAATGGATGTATTTGAAGCTATTAATGGTGGATGGTTAACTACTCAATCAGGTAAAAGAGTGTATATAGATAAATGGGATTTAGGTATTTTCTTTCCAACGTGCACTTTTTTAACTAATTCGGCAAATAAATGGTATAAAGACCAGCCTCCAAGAACATCGGGAACATTAGTTGGTGCAGAAAGAAGACAAGCCAGAGAAGAAGCCATTGAATTCTTTATGAGATTATATAATTGTGACATTCCTAAAATAGCTATAGAAAATCCTATAGGTGTGATGAGTAGTAGATTTAGAAAACCTGATCAGGTGATTCAGCCTTGGATGTTTGGTCATGGAGAGGTCAAAGGCACCTGTTTATGGCTTAAAAACTTACCTAAATTAGTCCCTACAGATATTGTAGAAGGACGTGAGCAGAATATATGGAAGATGCCTCCTTCAAAAGACAGAGCAAAATTAAGAAGTAAAACTTATAAAGGAATTGCGGAACAAATGGCCATACAATGGACTAAAAACCAGGAATTTTAAACTATGATAGTATTCACAGATTACGGCCAAAAAGAAATAAAACAGTTAAAAACATTTGAGTATAAAAATCATAAGTTTGTAATAGCAGAACTACCAGTGAAATCATTACAAGGAAAAACATTAAGAAAGTGTATACATGTTTCAACAGGCAAGCAACTAGCTTTTACCTTCTGTAAGGAATCAACTGTTCAAAGTTATATAGATACTTCACTTTTAAAATTGGAAGGTTTAGAGAAGAGATTTGGTTTTAAACTTTTTTCCGCCGAATTAGAAAAACATAAAACAATTAATTTATGAAAACAGTAAACGGATTAAAATACAGTAGAGAACAATTTGATGATTACACATTTTCAGCAAAAGTACAATTAAAAACAGAAAATGATTATCATAATTCATATGTTTATACGACAGACGATAATCAAGACAGTTTTTTAAAATTTATAGAATCGGTTGCCAGAGAAGATGTAACCTCAATAGAAATTTTAAATTGGAGTACAAAAGAACAAGATATTAAAACTAGAGAATTTATTGATCAATGGCTAAAAGATATTTAATATGAAAACACAACCTAAACACATAATTTGGTGGAATACACTAGGGGATAGAAAAAGAGATGAATTAGCAATGGATTATTACGGCTCTGACTTGATTATGGACGATGAGATTGAGAAGATCTACACAGAAGAACATCGATATTATATTGAGTTTGATGGAAAAAGAAAATATTTATCTGTTTTTCCTCTCGGCGAAGAACATTTAAATCAAACCCATAGAACGATTCCAGAAGCACTTGATTATATGATTAATGAGTGCCACATTAAAGAAATCACTGTCAAAAATTAGAGCTATGGACAAAGAACAGTTATTATCCAAGATTAAAGATAAGAAATATACACATGAACAATTAACAGGATGGGTTGGAGCTTTACCCTCAAATTTAGGTAATAGAAAACCTGTAGAATATAAAGCAGGAGATGTCTTAATGCACTCTGTATTTAAACATCCCTACATTCTATTAAAGAAACGAAAAGATGATTGGTTATGTGGATTGCTAACATCTGAAGAAACTTGTCCAGAAGTATTAGAAATTTGTCAGTCGAGATTTTTCCCTCACAGTTATTTAACTAAAGCATTATTTACAACAACTGATATTCAAGGAAGTTTCCTAAATACATACGGAAATAGTAAGCATTTAAATGAAGTTTTGAAAAAGTTAAAAGACATATTAAAATAACACTTACGAAAATAATTAATTTGCAATTCTCATTTATTATCACTATATTTGGCACATAAAATTAGAAGTGAGACGCTAATTAAAAAGTATAGCCCTGAAAATAGTAAATGTATTTCGTCTCACCCTGAATACATTGAAATTGGACGGGCATTTTTATTTTAAAATATATGCAGAAAAAAGGAAGAGAAGCGAAAGACTTTATTGATCGAACAGGAGAAGAATGGCTCAGTTACCAAGGCCATAAAATGATTATAATAAAATGTGAAGGCAGTAAATTTTGTACCATAAAATTTGAAAACGGCCATATTATAGAGAATATTCAATACGATAGAATTAAAAGAGGAGGGGTAAATAATCCTTACCACCCTTCTGTTTTTAATATAGGGTATCTAGGAGTTGGAAAATATGATCCTGCCATAAATAAAACTGCTTATATAAGGTGGAGTGGTATTATGGAAAGAGTTAATTCTGAAAAAGCAGAGATACTGAATCCCTCTTATCACAATGTAACAGTTTGCGAAGAATGGAAATGTTTTCAAAATTTTGCCGAGTGGTTTTATGAAAACTATAAAGCAGATTACATGCAAAATTGGGATTTGGACAAAGATATTCTTTTCAAGGAAAATAAACACTATTCGCCAGAATCCTCTAGATTTGTGCCTCAAGAAATAAATAAGTTCTTTATAAGAAGAAAAACATTGATAAACACACTTCCGATCGGGGTTTCATTAAATAAAGGAAGAGGGAAGATGTTTAAAGCTACTATGGGTAAAAACGGAAGAAATTTCCATATTGGATATTTCAATACAGTTGGTGAAGCCTCTAACGCATATATAAAAGCAAAAGAATACCATGCGAAATGTTTGGCGGAGATTTGGAAACCTTTAATACATCCAGATACTTATAAAGCATTACTTAATTATAAGGTGTACGAAAATTAAAGACATTTTATATAAATTAGAGAAAGATTCATTAGGAAATTAAAAATAAACTATTTACATTTGCAAAACAAAATCCTTGAGCGGGAAAATAAACTCAAAAACAAATTAAGATGAAGAAAAAAATTATTTTAGGAATTGCTATTTTAGCATCAATGGTTTCATGTTCAACAGAGGAAACAGAATCAAATGTACAAACAAGAGATGTTGTATTTACAATTGATCAACCAAGTACGTCAATCACAGGCAAACAAATTAAGCGTTTAAATGTGCCTGTATGGGTTAACACAATTAAAATTAAAGCAGTTTCTAATGTATTTACTTACTCGACAGAGGATAATTATACATTTGACACTCAAAACGGCGCTTCTTACATTGGACTTGATAATGTAGCAATTGGAGCCAATACATTTACAGCTTCTACAACAACGGATTCACCACAATTTTTTCAGTTAACTAATTACACAGTTAATTCTGGAAACAATGAAACTAAATTCGCAACAGCTTTAGATAATATTGACAATGAAAATCCTTATGTACTTTATACAGGATCAACTACAGCCACAATTGCTTCAACAGGATCTTCAGTAGTAGCTTTACCAATGACAACTCAAAATGGTCGTATTTTAAGTGTTTTTCAAGTTACGGATCAATTAAGATCATTAGGCTTGCAAGCTAAAATTACAGCAAGTGTTACAGGAGAAGCAACACAAACGGCAATTACTAAAGGAAATGAACTTTGCACATTCAAATGGAGTAATGCAAATGCTGTGGCGGATAAAGAAGTGACATATAAAGTTGAAGTATCTTCTATTAATGCACAATCAACAATTTTAAAAACGTATGAGGTTAAGCAGAAAGTAATTGCAAGCACATCACTATCTTGTTTTTATACTATTGATTCTAGCGGAATTACTTTAACCAAAAACGACATTAAGATTACGCTTAATTTCCAGGAATGGAAAGACCTTAACTGTGTAGATTGTAACCTATAATGAAGTATTTAATTATATTATTATTATCATTTCCTGTCTTCTCTCAAAATTATAGTTTGGAGACAGGGATGGTAATTCCCAAAGACAAAGATTATCAACTCGGTTATTACATTGAAGTAGATTTTCTTATTGAAACTAATCTTAATAGAAAAATGATCTTTGGCGTATCTCACGGAGGATATATGACGGACAATGCTGTTATTTCGGCAAAAGAGATTGAAACAAAAGATTGTAATTGCACACAAACAGATATAGGATTTGAAAATAGTTATGAAGCTAAAAGAATGGTGAGAACAGTTTCTTTAATATTTGGTTTAGAAGCACTAAAAAGATTTTATCTAACAACTGGAATCACAAGTGCTAAGCATATTACTAAAGATGTAAGTGAGTATTATTCAACTCATATTGATTTTGGAGCTAAATACTTTATTAAAATAAATAACGGTTTTTTAACTATAAACACTAAATTTAATCCCGAACAGTTTTCTGTGGGATTGGGTTACAGTAGATAATAACAAGGCTGGTTTTGGAAGGATCGAAATAATAAGATTCGGGCGTTCGAGTCCCCACTAGCCGCTAAAAAATATAAAAATGGAAAAAATTATTTGGACTGTAGATCATGATTACAGTTATGGCAGTTACTTATTATCAGGAGACTATAATGGTAATAGGTTTGTAAGATCAGTAAAAGATGGATTTTTTGGTATCCCCTTAATTTATGCTAAATGGATAATAAAAAGGCAATTTAAAATTATAGAATAAATGAAATTCACAGCACCAAAACAACTCAGCCCATTTTACAACTTCAAACGCGCGCCAAGAAAATTTAAAAAGAAGTATAAAGAACAGTTGAATAAATATCCATTCTTAACTTTAAATGAAAAGCTTTGGTATGTACTAGGAGAAGCAAATAAAAATTATCGAGATTTTATAATTAAAAATATATGTGATGGAAAATAAAGAAGAATTTAACATCGATGAATACACAAGAAAAGTGTTTGATTTAGAGTTTGATGAATCACCTAATTCAGTTGATTTAAGAAGTTGCTGTAAAGGAGATCAATTAAAATGTAGAGATGGGTCAGTAATGTATTACCAGCAACCTCTTCCCCCAGAATATTTCTATGACCATGAAATAAGTTTTGATAAAGAAGGTAAAAGAGTAGCTTCAAGAACTCATTCGGGAAAAACATTAAAAGCATCAATAAGTGATACAGACGTTGTAGAAATAATAAGAAAAACATGAAAGTAAAAGAAGTAAACATAGAAGAAATAAAAACCGAAGTAATTAATACTTATGAGATGGTTGACAGATATTACTGGAGTTCAAGAAGTGTCTATGCTGTAGAATTTGAGCACAATATATATCAACATGACCCAGAAAACAACTGGAGTAGAATGAAACTAATTGAAGTGCAGTTTGAGAATAATGTAATCAGGAGAAAAGATTTTTCTTTCTGTGATGCAAGACCAATTATACCTAATAGACTTTATAAAAAAGAATGGTACGATGAACTATTTTACGCTTATACTCAGGGAGATAAATATTACGATTACCGAACAAAAGAACAGTTTGAAACTGATTTTAATACCGTAATTGAAAACTTAAAAAAGATAAGATAATGGGAGATTTTGCAGACGATTTAAGATATGATTACACTGATTATGAATCAGGGAACAGCGCTGAAATGTGCACTAATTGTGGGGAAATAGTGAGAAGTAGTGAACTATGTTGGGAAAATAATAAAACTTATTGCAAACATTGTAAATAATTATGACATACAATAAAAAATTAGTTTTAGATTCTATTGAAGACTACAAATCAAAATCGGCGGAAAAAAAGATTAAAACAAAAGAATTTCTTGAAACTCACCTAAGAATACAAAAAGAAAACAGAGTAAAGCAAGACAAACCAACACAGTTATTTCTAAGAACAATAAACATATACAAACTATGACAACTCTAAAAACCGCAAGAGAAAAATTTAAAAAAGGAGATAAGTACTTCTCAGCAACAGGTAATCTACCAACTACAGAACTAATAGTAGAAGGTAAGATAAGATATGGCATCAATCAATTAAAATCTATATTTTGTGATACAGGATGTCTCTATGATTATGATACGGATACTTATGCTAAAAAGCTATGAAGAAAATAATATTACATTTATGCGCTGATTTAGGAAGTGATTCTTTATTTTACCAATTAGATTCAGACTATGAAGTGAGAATGATTGGTGAAGAAATAGGCGTTGAAAATTACAAAGGATCTGACGATATTTATGGCATAATAGCTAACCCCGTTTGCAAAGAGCTCTCAACTGCCAATGGATTTCACAAAGAAAATGATGTTCAAAAAGGTATGATATTAGTAAATCATTGTTTGAGAATAATCTCAGAATGTAAAAATTTGAAATTCTGGCAATTGGAAAACCCTGCTAATGGGCGATTAAAAGAATTCTTAGGAAAACCAAAATTAGTTTATCAACCTTGGGAATATGGAAGTCCTTGGACAAAGAAAACAGCTTTATGGGGAGAATTTAATATCCCTGATAAAACTTATAGTAAATGGGAAAACGTACCTAAAAACGATAAAATATATGTAAGACCAGGTAGGCCAAAACCAGCATTGGCTTTTTTACATAAATCAGCTGTTAATTTAATTCCTGAATTTGAGTGGGCGAAAGACAAGATTAAATGTGACGCAGATATCAGAAGTATGTGCTCACAAGGATTTGCAAAAGCATTTTACGAATTTAATAAATAGATTATGAAAACAGCGATAGAAATTGCCAGCGAACAAAGTCTTGAGGCTTTTGAGAACGTTAAAAAACTATTTATGCAACAGATTATAGATGCATGGAAAAACGGTTATAATCATGGAGCATGCGTTAATGAAGATGCTAATAAATATCATGGTATACAATACTACACCTCAACATTCAGTACAACAAACAAAGAAACTTTAAAATAAATTGGGATGACACAAGAAGTGCAAATAACATTGACATTAGATGTTGATGTTTCAAAAAGTAAAAAAGATATTGAAGATTTTTTCAACGACATGGAGCAGACATATACAAGAACTGTATCATCTAGGAATAGATGGGAATTTCCTAAAATAACTTTAATAGAAATAAAAGAAGAATCTGAAATTTACAACACAGAACCACCCCACTAACGCCAATAGGCATAAAATTTAGGATTATGAAAAAACTAAGAGTATTACACTATCCACAAATACCATGTAAACCGTTTACAGTGGAAGTAAAAGACGAAGAGCAAGCTTATTTAGTAAGTGAAGCTTTGGTCAATCAACATCTATTCCTTTTTGAAAATAACTTTATTCCAGATTATGCAAATATTATTTTAGTTCAGATGTTTGATGATGGTGAGTGGGTTGACTATTATAATGAAGAGTACGATATGGAGTTTGATGATTATACTGATAATTTTTTAATTAAAAATGTATAAAATGAAAGAAAAAAATGTAATAATAGATTTTTTAACTAAAGCAGGTTTTGAAGAAAAAGGAAAAGACCAATACAAAAGGAAAGATACAGGAACTATTTTTATTAGAGAATGGAGTGCTTTAAAAGTGATGTGGCAAATTATGGAATTAGGTGAAAAACATCATGCTAAAAAAGTTAGAGATGTGCTACATTTAACAGATGCTGTAGAGCTGTATATATTTAATCCGCAAGTTTAGTAAATTTCCGCGGAAAAGAGTAAAAAACAAGGAAAGAATTTACAATTTCGTTTGTTTATTAAAATAAAAACATTATATGTGTAATTATGAAATGGAAAATAAGAAAAGTCTGGATAGACGGTGTTAATATAGAAAGGATATTTATTGAAGATGAAAACAATACTAGAATTGTAATGTTAGATTTTGCAGATACAAAAGATAAAGAAAATGCAAAACTAATTGTTTGCGCTCCTGAATTACTTGATATTTTAGATGAAGCAAGATTACAAATAGAGTATTTACAATCCAAATTTAAAGAAACTGGTACAGGAAATTCAATTTTAAGTCGTATAAATGAAGTAATAGAAAGAGCAAAATCATGAAAACAATTTATATGGGGATCACATTAGCGTTGATTCACGAAATACATCCAGAAACAGCTCAACAAATACTGGCACAAGGAGAGGTAAAAGAAACAGAAGATAATATTAAATATATTATAATAAATGAATAAAAAACATGGTAACTTTAAAGATAAAGTTGGAGTAAAAAATATCTCTAATGAGGGATTAATAATGACAATTATTGATTGTAGAGGTAGTGAAGATATTGACATAGAATTTGAAGATGGAACTATTGTTTACAATAAAACATTTAGCAGTTTTAATAAAGGAAGTATTAAAAATCCGAATCTTCGTAAAATATTTGCAGTAGGTTATATAGGGGTAGGGGTATATCCAATAAAAAGAAAAGGCAAGACTCTATTAGCATATAGTGTGTGGCACGGCATGTTAAGAAGGTGTTATTGTTTAAAAAGTTTAAAGATAAAGCCCACTTATCAAAATATATCTGTTTGTGAACAATGGTTAAATTATCAAAATTTTGCTACTTGGTTTTATAAGAAATACAAAGAAGGTTATCAATTAGATAAAGACATACTATGCCCTGATTGTAGAACCTATAGTCCAGAAACTTGTTGTTTTGTCCCAAAGGATATTAATATGCTATTTTTAAAAAATAGAGTAAGTAAAAATGGGTTACCTATTGGTATTACTAAATCAGGTGAGAAATTTAAGGCAAGATTATCTAAAAATAATAAGGAAGTTTATATAGGTACTTTTGACACAATTTACAAAGCTTTTCAAGCCTTAAAAATAGTAAAAGAGTCTTGGATTAAAGAAATGGCTGATATTTGGAAAGATAGGATAGAACCTGATGTACATCAAGCTATGCACAATTATAAAATATTATTAACAAATAAATAAGAAATAAAATGAAGTATTCAATAACACGCGAAGAATTAGGTAAGATATACACTATTTCTTGTGATACTTGGAAAACAAAAATAAAAGACTATGGAAGTAAAGATCCATTCAGTGAAACAATAAAATTCACAGAGAAACAAATTAATGAGATGATTAAGGCTTGTACAGATGTTCAATTGCCTGTAGTTAAAGAGATATTTGATGTACGTGATAGTTGGGAAGATATTAAAACTTTAGAGGATGCAACTAACAAACTAGGTGAAAAAGATGAAGATGTGATCCAGCTTAGAAAATTAGAATCTGTAGATGGCTTAGCAGATTATATTTTAAATAATCAGATAGCTATTGTTGTAGCTAAAGCGTTAAATGATGGATGGGTAGCTAATTGGGATGATCACAATGAATACAAATATTATCCTTGGTTTTACTTAGGTAAAAAATTCCGCTACAATTATTGCAACTATTGGTATTCTGGCTCGAGTGCATCTTCCCGCCTCTCATTCAAGTCCAGTGAATTAGCAATATATGCTGGAAAACAATTCAAAGACGTATATGAAAATTTTTTAAATTAAAACAGTAAAGGTCTAGTTTTCAGATGAATATTCCCCTTCCACTACAATAATTACAACAATTGGAATTCTAACTCGAATACATCATCCCACTTCTATTTATTAATATAGAAAACAAAAACCTTACCTCTTGGTAAAAAATAAAGAATTTAAAAGCTCATTAGTAAAGGAATTGAAAGTGAGCTTATATAAAGAGAGTTACAAGCCTATGAAAAGAGTTGGTAATTTATACCAAAAAATAATATCAATAGATAATTTAAAAATAGCAGATAAAAAGGCCAGAAAAGGTAAAAGTAATCAGTATGGAGTAAAACAACATTTAAAAAGAGAAATTGAGAATATAGAATCTTTACACGAACTGCTGAATCATAATAAGTTTATCACCTCTAATTATCATAAATTTGAAATAAATGAAGGAAAGAAACGAACAATAGCTAGATTACCGTATTATCCAGATAGAATTGTACATCACGCACTAATTAACTATTTAGAGCCTTTGTTTGTATCAGTGTTTACTTCCGATACATATAGTTGTATTAAGAAGAGAGGAGTTCATAAAGCATCTTACAATCTAAGAAAAGCTTTAAAAAATGTACCAGATACAAAATATTGTTTAAAACTAGATATTAAAAAATTTTATAATTCAATAGATCAAAAAATATTAAAGGGCTTACTTAGAAAGAAAATAAAAGATGTAATGTTATTGAATATGTTAGATGAAATAATAGAATCATATGACGAAGGTCTTCCTCTAGGTTCCTTACTTTCACAATTTTTAGGTAATTACTATTTAACTTATTTTGATCATTGGATTAAAGAAGAATTAAAAATAAAAAACTACTTTAGATACTGCGATGATTGTGTAATACTTGGTGATAATAAAGAAGATCTGCATGAAGTGTTTTTAAAAGTAGAAAAATATCTTAATAACTTAAATCTAGAAGTAAAAGGTAATTGGCAAATTTTCCCTATTAAAGACAGAAGTATTGACTTTGTAGGTTTTCGGCACTACCATACGCATACATTGTTAAGAAAAACGATTAAAAAGAATTATATAAAAAGTAAAAACAAAGAACGTTGGAATGGGTGGTTAATCCACTGTAACTCATTAAATTTAAGAAAAAAGTATGAAAACAATGAAAATTAATGTACCTTCGGGTTATGAAATTGATCAAGAAAAATCCACATTTGAAAATATTGTGTTTAAAGAGACGGTCAAAAATATCAGAGAACGTATCCAGTCAATGAAGGATGTTTATGTATTAAATAATACTACTGAAGAAATATTTAAAAAAGAAGTAGAAAATTTAACTTCAGATGAGATAGGTTATAAAAAAGTAAAATTAATTGTGTCAGCTTATAATCAAGGAAAATTGCCAGATTTTAGTGATGGAACTTACAAGTATACTCCTTATTTCCAAATGAACGAAAATGGCTTCCACTGCAATAGTTACGACTTTTGGAATTCTGGCTCGTTTACATCTTCCCGCCTCCTTTTTGTCGGCTCAGAGGCTAAAGAAAATATGTTAGACGCAGTTGAGAAATTTTTACCTGAATATAAACAATATCAATTAGGATAACATGAATCAAACATTTAAGAGAATCAACGAAGAAAGAGTATTATTCTTCGATTTAGAAGTTGCGAGAAAATCAAAGGAATTAGATGTAAACTCTAGAGAATTTGAGCTGTATCAAAAGAAAATCAGAAACAAAGAAACTGAGGAATTATTACCAGATTTAGAAGTGGTAGAAGAATATAGAAAAAAGGCTGCCTTAAAAATGGGCTACACAAAAATAGTTTCTATAGGCGTTGGTTTTATAAAGGGAGAAGAACTTCATATTAAAGCGTTAGAAGGGACAGAAGAAGAACTTATAGAACAGTTTTGTAAAATAGCTAATAGTTTTGACTATGTTTGCGGAGTTAATATTTTAGGGTATGATTTACCAATAACTGTAAACAATGGAATGAAATATTTTGATATGACGGAAATTCTTTCAGATCGTTTTATTACTTCTGGGAAAAAACCCTGGAATTTGGATAGAGTGTTGGATCTTATGGACATATTTAAGGGCACTCACTATTCTAACAGCTCTTTAGACGAATTATGTTTTCATTTCGGTATAGAGTCTCCAAAGTCAGATTTAGATGGCTCTAAAGTATCAGAAGAGTATTGGACGAATGGTATTGTAAAAATAAATAAATATGTAAAACAAGATGTTTTCGCTAGTGTTAATTTATTTAAGAAAATGCGTTTTGAAAAAGTATTTGAAGATTTTATTGATAAGAATGGCAATGATAATTTCGAAATTAAGAAAAATGCAATATCTAAACTATATGATAACAGCAATTTTCCTAAAGAACTAAAAGAAGAGTTTATTAAGTCTTTAGTTAACTTAACAGATGAAGATAGAGAAAATTCTAAAAAGATACTTCTGGCTCACTATCAGAAAAAAGGAGACCGAGTGGCTGTTAAAAAAGATAAAGAAAAAGAAGTTAATGATTTTATAAATTCAATTTAATGATAATTTTACCAGGCCAGTATACAGAAGAAATTTGGAAAAGAGGTGGTTCAGTACCACAACATGAAAAATACATAGGAAAATATTATACCAGTTGGTCTAGTATAGAGTCTTTTAACGATAAGTCAGGTTTTAATACAGGTTTATTAGGAGAATTTGAGTACATTTTAAACAAATTTTCTGGTATTAAGTTTCCCGATCTTGGCTGGGGTCAGTATGGTAGTGAAACAGAGGCTTATATTACATTAAGAGATAGGGAAGATTTATCAGATATTGACGAGAAAGTACAACAAGAATTTAAGGAGGCCTTAATTAATTTCTCTGATAAAGAAAAAAAACTATTAGATCAAATACAACCATTAGGTATTTTTCAAACCGAAATATGTTATTATATAGAAGAGATTGATATAATATTACTTGGTTATGTAGATGATCACTCTCCTATTGTAGATGGAAAAATTAAAATGTTACGCGATTATAAGACTAAATCGGAATCTTCTAAAAAAGATTTACATGACCCAAAAAAGCATCAAATTGAGGGCTATGTGTTGGGGTTTAATCAGGAGGGCTATGAAGTAGAGAATGCAGAATATTGCATAATTGAACGTAATGGTGGTAGAGAGTGTATGCAAGGAGGAGGAAGAGAATCTTTATCAGTGGGTGATAGAATTTGGTATGAGAAATATAATTGGGACGAGGCTAGATTAAAAGTTACACACCAAATGATAATTGATACTGCTAAAAGAATTTCATCTTTATATTCTACATATAGAAAATACTTCACCTAATCTTTGGTTAATTAAAATAATAGTTGTAAGTTTGTAAAGGAAAAGAAACAGTTTGTGTAAGTCTGTTATAAAGTTGGAAATATATTAAGAAGTTCAATTCTTCCTCGGAGTAGCCGTAATCAGGTCGGACTTTGAATTATAACTTATATAACTGTTTCTATTTTCTTTTTCCGCGAAATTTAATAAAAATAAATATGTCATGTATAAACAAATCATAAGAATTAACACAATATCTTTAGATGAAGATACTCTTTTCAACGATATAAATAAAGTTATTAGTTATTTAAATAGTATAAAGTCTCAGTATAAAAATGGAGAAAGTATTTACTTAAATCAAGAGTGGTCTGGCTATGAAGATAATTATTTTGAAATTGTAGTTGAAAGACAAGAAACTGATGAAGAGTGTTTAGCAAGAGAAGAAGAAGCCGAACGTGAAAAAAGACGGGGAGAAAAAAGAAAAGAAGCGGAAGAATGTAAAAGAAAAAAGGCTATTCAACAAAAGATAGATAATTTAAAGAAACAGTTATGAAAGGAATATTTGTAAGATTTAATTTAGAAAACGAAGATTGGACGGATGAGGAATACGAAAATCAAGAGCAAAGAGAGATATTCATTCCAATTTCAGTATTAAACGATCACATCAGAGAAGCTCTTAATTTGGATAGAAAAGAAAGTGTAGATAATATTTGGCAAATAAAAGAAGTACAATGACAACATACAAAATTATAGAAAGTCCTCCATATGATAAAGATGCTCCTAATACTTATTGGATTAAAAGAGAATTTAAACTGTTTGGTTTTACTTTTTCTTGCGGCGTAATAGGTGACTACAAAATGGATGACGACTACGGATACATGGGACAAATGCCTTTCTTTGATAGATTTCAGGCAGAAGAGAGAATTAAATTATTAAAACAATAAAATATGTATAAAGAAATTGAATTTGAGTTTGGAGATATTGAATCAGCCGTTAAAGAGTTAGAAGCGCATAAAGAAAATAATAAACTAGTTTTTGGAGTATTTAATGGAGTAAAATTATATTCTGATATTGATGATTTAGACTCTGCTTATAAAAAAGTAACTGGTAAAACAAAATTAGAATTTGATGAAGCAGAGCGAAAAAGATCAGAGGAATATGCGGAAGAAAAAAGAAAACATGAAGAATCTATTCCTGAATTAACAAAGGAGTGGGTCGAAAAAGGTAAAGAAGTATTGGATGAAAAATACCTTGAACTTTGGGGTAAATGTGTTCCAATCAGATTAAGTGATTTATATAGAGGAATGGAATTAGAAATGTGTCTCGATATTATAAAAGAATTAAATAATGGTTGTACTTTGGATAAAGCAAAAGTCATAATTGAAAATCAAGGTCACTCAGGAATGTCTTTTGGACTCGTTTGTTCGATGGTGAAATCATTTTGTGACAGAGGGGAAGAATTTAAAAATTTCGTAAATAAATGTTATGTATAGTCAAGATGGAGCTTTAGTACTAAAAGACGGAGTTGTATTATCTACAGTTGAAATAGTAGATTTATTAAATAATTTACAAAAGATTAATAATAAATGGTATACACTTGATGCAGAAATAGGTAAATACTATGAGAATTATGATGAAGAAGGGGAAGATATAGGTAATTTAGTAGATATCGGTGAAGAGGCTGCAATTGCGTTTAACTACATTTAAAACAAATAAAATGAAAATAATTGAAACACACTATTACAACAATTCAGATCATGATGACGCTTCAAGTGTAGAAATAGAATTGATAACAGATGAAGGAGTATATAATTTATCTCTGGGAGAATCTGAACCTGAAGATAACTATTTGTTTAGAGATTTAAACGATGTTTATTTTATATCTGATTTAATTCAGAAAGCTTATGAAGCGGGTAAAAGAGGAGAAATATTTGAATACGAATTAATAGAAAAGAAAGATGAATAAATCATTTCAAAAACAAAGTACGATTAGTTTAGATTCAAGTCATCATTTAAGTTCAGATGGCGATAATGGAATAATTTTAACTTTCCATGAAATAAGAGAGCGAGAAAAATTAGAAACAAAGAATGGTAAAAAAGTAAAGTCAGGCAAGACAGAGGAGTATTTATATGAAGGAAAACTCTATTTTACTAGAATTTGTCAGGCATTAACCTATTTCGTAGACAAGACTCAAAATGAATCAAAAACATTAGAAGAGTTAATAGCAAAAGTAGATTATAATACTAAACTTTTAGAGTGTCTAGACAGAGAATTCAAGCAGTTTGATTAAAATTAAGTAGTTTGTATAAGTAGTATTATATTCTTATATTTGCATTCAAGACAGTGGATAGTTTTCTGCTGTCTTTTTTATTCGCCGAATTTTAAAAATTATAAATAAATGAGTATTTTTGACAAACGGATTGCCGTAAAACCCTACGAATATCCAGAGCTCTTATCCTACATGAATGCCATACGAGGCACGATGTGGTTTATAGATGAGTTTAAAGAAAGATTAGATAGAGATATTAGTGATTATCATAATGTTTTAACTAAGAAAGAAAGAGGTGTTATTAAAAGAGCGCTATTAGCTATTTCTCAAATAGAAGTTTCAGTTAAAACTTTCTGGGGTAAAGTGGGAGATAATTTACCAAAACCTGAAATTTATATGGTTGGGTATACTTTCGCAATGAATGAAGTTATACACCAAGAAGCATACTCGGAATTGCTTACCAGACTAGGCTTAGAAAGTGAATTTGCAAAAGCATTAAAAGATCCCGTTATAGAGGGAAGAGTAGAATATCTCACTAAATATATCAAGGGAGCATCTGAAAATAAACAGGAGAATTATGCTTTGAACTTACTTTTATTTAGTGCTTTCATTGAGTCATGCTCTCTATTTAGTCAATTTTACATTGTTAAATCATTTTGCCAAAAGAAACAGAAATTAAAAACAGTTGATAATATTATTATGGCCACCGCTAAAGAAGAAGATGTTCACTTTCAGTTCGGTGTTGCTTTGATTAACATAATTAAACGTGAATATCCTGAGTGGTTTAATGAAGATTTTTATAATAAAATAAGAAGAGCTTGTAAAAAAGCATACGAGGCAGAATTAAAAATAATAGATTGGATATTTAATGGAGAGGATTTAAGTTTTCTTAAAAAAGAAGAAGTTGAATTATTTATTCAAGATAGATTTAATAAAGCATTGAAAGAAATAGGTATAGAAAAAATGTTTGACATAGATACAACTAAATTAGGAGACTCATTAAAATGGTTTGAAGAAGAGAGAGTTTTAGATGTAAGAGTAGATTTTTTTGATATTCAATCTCCAAACTATACTATTGGCCAACAAGACATTTCCCCCGAATCATTATTTTAAAACTATAGAATGACAAAACAATTTGACAAATGGTATTGGTTAAACGACCAAAGTAAATTATTTTTACAAAACGGATATATAAAAGGAGATGAAAAAGAACATTTCAAAAAAATAGGAGAGAAGGCTGAAAAAATTCTTAATAAAGAAGGTTATTCTGAAAAGTTTTTAGATTACTTATCTAGAGGATGGTTTTTATTACCAACGCCTGGAATTACAAATTTCTTAGATGAAAAGGAAAGTGCAATTAGCTGCTTTGGTTCTTACGTCGAAGACTCTGTTGAAGGTTTACTGCTAACTGATTCAGAAGTAGGTATGTTATCTAAGATAGGTGGTGGAACTTCTGGAGATTTATCGGCAATTAGAAAAGAAGGTGCTCCGATAACAGGTGGAGGCTTCGCAGATGGTGTTATGAGATATGTAAAAAGAATTCAGGACACCACAAGTTGGATTAGCCAAAGAAGTAGAAGAGGTAAATTTGCTGCTTATCTAGACGTTGAGCATCCAGATATTTTAAAATTCTTGACCATTAAAGATAAAACCTCAGACATACATGAAGTACCTTTTGCTGTTAAAATAGGGGATGAGTGGATTAAACAGTTAAAAGAAGGAGATACAGAAAAAAGAGAAATCTGGGCAAAAATAATTAAAAAGAAGTTTGAAACAGGATTCCCTTACATAATGTTCAAAGATAATGTAAACAACGTAAGGCCAGATATTTATAAGGAAATAGGTAAGTATGTAAATAACAGTAATTTATGTTCCGAAATTCTATTATCTAATGACCACAAAAATACATTTGTTTGCTGTATAGGAGCTATGAATTTGGTTCATTTCGATGAGTGGAAAGATACAGACGCTGTTGAGGTATTACTTAATCTACTAGATACTTTTCTGTTAGATTTTATTAGTAAAAATGAAACCAATGTATTAATGCACAGAGCTGTTAATTTTGCTAAAGAACAAATGGCAGTTGGTATTGGAGCTAGTGGTTATCATTCTTATTTACAAATGAATATGATTCCATTAGAAAGTATGGAAGCTAAGTTTAAAAACACTGAAATATTTAGTAAATTGAAAGAGTTGTCTTATAAAGCTTCCGAAAAAATGGCTTTAGAATACGGTAAAGCTCCTTTATTAAAAGATGATAAATATACTAGGCGACATGTTACTTTAAATGCTATTGCTCCTAATACCTCAAGCAGTGAAATTGTTGGCCAATGGTCGCAAAGTATAGAGCCAGTTTATAGTAATTATTTCATTAAAGCTTTGGCCAAGTCTAAACACGCACAAAAGAACTTCTTTTTAGAACAGCTATTAATAGAAAAAGATAAGAACACAGAAGATGTTTGGGAAACAATCAAAAACAACAACGGTTCTGTACAACATTTAGATTTTTTAAGCACTTTAGAAAAATCTGTATTTAAAACTTTTCCAGAAATAAGTCCTATGGAATTGTTGATTCAAAACTCTACGAGAACAAAATATATTGATCAGGGGATTTCATTTAATACTATGATTCCATTTGGTACTTCGGCAAAAGAGGTTAGTGACTACTACTTAAAGGCTCATGAGTTAGGAATTAAAACTTTATATTACCAACTTAATCAGAATGCTGCTCAAACATTCACTCGAAAATCAATACTAGAATGCGATAGTTGTGCTGGTTAAACCAATCAAATCCTCCAATAAAACGGGGGATTTTTTATTTTAGGCAAAGTTTTTACAAAAAAGCTTGCGAGATAGATAAATTAATTGTAAGTTTGCATAAATAAAATAAGATATATGAAAATAATAGTTTTACATGATCAGGGAAGCAGTAAAGAAATAACTGTTTTTGTTGATAATATTTGCACATTAAAAGAAAGTAATAATGGGACTTATGTCAGCATGTCATCTGGCGAAACAGATTTTGTATCTGAAAATAAGAGCTATATATTTAAAGAAATCAAAAACTTTGCTGTTAACTTAGATAAATTTTAAATGACAGACCAAGAGCAACGAAAAGCAAACATTACTTTCATTAAAACAGTTTTTATAACATTAATCATATTAGGAATTATACTTTGGCGCATAAATACAGTAAAATAACGAAAGAATCTGTTTTAAAGCTTTTCGCGAAAAAACAAGTGATAAATAGAAATTACATAGCAAAACAATTAAACTGTTCTGTATATAGTGTGAGAATAGCTTTAGAGCAATTAAAAGACGAGAATAAAATTAAATTAAGTAGATACGGACATGAGAGAATTAAGTGAATTAGGTCAAGAGATAAGCAGAGATAAGACAGTACTTCTTCAAATAGCTATTGAATTAGGGCTATTAGAAGATAAATCACTATATCAATATGATTTTACAGATTATGGTATATGGGGAAGTAATGATTCTTATGCAATTATTTCACCAACACAAAATACTATAATCAGAATACCTAAAGATGTAAATGAGTTTGAAAATTTACCTTTTAAAATAGTAAAGAAATTAAAAGAACATGGTTTTGATATTGGTAATTTAACACTATAAATATGAAATACAACGAATTAGAACCATTAGTTATTCAATGGGCAAAAGATAAAGGAATTTTAGAGAAAGCCACTCCATTAGCTCAAGCACATAAGACTTTTGAAGAGGTACAAGAATTATTAGAAGCTGTAGATGCACAAGAAAATGACTATTATAAATTTACTAATAGTAAAGGTAAAGTTGTAAACACAAATGAAGAAATTTTGGATGCGTTAGGAGATATTCTTGTGACTATTATTATTCAAGCTGAAATGCAAGGGCTTAAATTAGAAGATTGTTTAGAGTCTGCTTATAATGTAATTTCTAAACGTACTGGAAGTATGCAAAATGGTCAATTTGTAAAGGACGAATAAAATGATAGAGTCTTTTAAAACATACCGACACAGCAATAATCCAAAAGAAAAAGAATTGCATGATAAATTCAAAGATGATCACATTCATGAACCTTATATTGATTTTATTATTTTTCCGCCAAAAGACGATTATCAAAATTATCCTATTGAATATTTAACTGAAAGAGATAAAAGGGTTATGTTATCTACCATACAATGGTTAGGTTCTTCTGTGGGAACTAGTTTTTTAAGGGAATGTGGATTTAAATTAGAAAAATTATAAATATGTACTACAAAATAACGAACAAAGACTCAAAAGTGTATCAAGAACTCCACGCTTTGAGAACTAAAGAATTAAAAATAGAGGAAGATAACATTAAGGCTATTGAAGAAAAGACTGGAATGACTTGGGATAATAGTTTTGGAAATCATGGCCAACAAACTTTTAGACGAGTTTCTTCTTATCAAGGATTTGAATTTAAAGAGACTGAAAAGATTGATCCTAAAATTTGGAAACAACATAAAGAGCATACAGAACTTTATGTTCCAAACACAAGAACTAAGCTTGGTCGAGAAATGAAAGAGTTTTTAAATAATGGATTGCAAGGAAGTAATTATAATAGAGTTATTGATATTTTAGATTTAGAGCACTTAAGAAGATTTACATTTCCTTTTGTTGAAATTGCGGGCGATTTAATTATTGTTTTTCTTGGGGATGAACACGAAGCTAAAGATCAAAACGTAATAGAAATAACTAAGAAAGAGTTTCAAAGTTTAAGAGAAGAACTTGTTATTGTATAAACATGTATTTAAATTTCACACCAATACAACAGAATTTGCAAAGAGGTGATTTAGAATTACTCGTAGCAATAAAACAGGTTGAAACAGACTATCTTTTAAAAGAATTAAATGAAAGTGATTTAGAGCGTTTTAAGACACTAAATTTTATAAGTGAGGTCAAGCTAAAGAAAAAAGGAGATCATGTCTATACAACTCTTAGAGCATCAGATATTCTTAAAAAACTGTTGATTTCTATTTCTTTTGAAGGCGCGCCAGACGAAGAGAGTAAAAAAATAGGAGAATGGATATTTTCAGTGTTTAAAAATCGTAGTGGTGGGATCATAAAAAATAAGACAGAAACGATTAGGCGCTTGCACTGGTTTAAATCAATAACAAAAATCGAAGGTAATTTCTTAGCACTTTTAATTCAAAGTTATTTTTCAGATACATATGATGCAAACTTAGGAGTATCAGTGAAAGACTTTATGGAAGAAAATAAGAGAGGTGTGCTTAACCAAATGTGTGATAATATTTGTTGGTCTCCTCCTAATCATTTTGCTAGAAATTACACTTTAGCTGATTCACCACTTTACCGTTATTATGAAGACAATCAACAATACATTGAAAATATTTGGAAAACTAATTTAGACGAAGATGGTAACAGAAGAAAATAGAAAGAAGGTTTTAGACAGACTAGAACAAATAAAAACTGTAGATGCCTTTGTATATGCAGTTAATTTTAAAGGTAAGCGGTTAAAGATGAGTTCTGGAAAATCTTCTTGGGCTTCGATTGGTGCTGCTAAAAACGCACTTAGAATTCAAATACCTTCTATTAGTGGCGGAAAACATTTAGAAGTTTTAAAAGAATTAGAAGCAGAAGGAATAATTGAATATATTAAATTGTAAAAGAGGTACAAAAGTATGCAAATAGAGAAATTTAAAGATTTAACAGTAAAAGCATTTGCAGAAATAAAACAATACCAAAAAGGAGAGAAAGGTATAATTAAAACTGGTCAAAGCTATTTCGATGATTTATTTCCTGTAGTAAATGGATCTATAATTATTTTTTCGGCAGGCTCAGGTATTGGTAAATCACATAAACTAGCTCAAATAACTGATAATATCTTAAATACAGCAATAAACCCAACAGCAAGTAATTTTGCAGTATTACATATTTCTTTGGAGATGAGAGTGATGAGTTTAGTTTTAAGAGGAATGTCTAAGAAGATCAAGTCAAAGTCTAAAAAAGATATTTTATTACAAGAATTTACAGAGGAAGAAAGACAACAAGCTAATGAGTATTTTTTAAGTCTACAAGATGAGAGAGTTTTTATTTCACAAGTTCCTACAACACCTAAGAAGTTTTATGAAGGCTGTGTTACTTTTCTAGATGCAAATAAAGATAAAGACAGTGTGATTATTACTGTTGATCACCTTGCCTTAATCTCTGGAGATAATGGAGAGCCTAGAAATTCTATTATTGAAAAGTTTATAGAAAGAGTAAATGATTTAAAAATGTTATACGAAAATGTTGTGTTCATTCTTCTTTCTCAAACTAACTCGGACATGCAGAAAAGAGCGCAAGATAAAAACATCATGTCTCAACCAACAGCTAGTGATATCTATTATTCTCAATTTACATTTCAAGTCGCTGATTATGTAGCGATTATGATTAGTCCAGGACGTTTTGGTATTAAAGAATATTCAAAAATAACTCCCGATCGTTATCCTAATTTAGAGAAATATTTCTTAGAAGAAGATAAAAATGGAAGGGTTTCGCTGGAAACTTACGGAGTAAATTATGTCCATTTACTTAAATGTCGTGAAGCAGAGGGACTGTACTTAGATATTTATGCAGAAGAAATGAATATACCTAATGTGGATAAAGAAAGAGAGATTAGAAAGAAAGAAAATATACCCACATTTAGTTCTTCTATTCCATCATTCAATACTGTTGATTTCACTGTAGAGAAGCCGTTGCCACAGATTTCACTTAATGATGCTTTTGGAGTTTCTAATAAAGAGGATTCAAATTCTCCTTTTTAAACTTTTTTCGCGCGAAAACAAACTAAAAAATAAAACTATGAAAAAATTACTATTACTCATAACACTACTTTCAATACTATCTTGTAAAAAAGCAGTTACACTTGAAGAAAGTGAGATTGACATTCAAAAAGAAAAATTAATCAGGATCAATGGTAGAGAATGGTATTTGACAACTGCCTCTGATGGACATGAGTATATTGATAATTCAGGTTATCATGATTATATGTGCATGCATTATGTAGACTGTAAAAAATGTGCTAAAAAATTAAATACAGACAATTAAAACAAAACATTATGTACACACTAACAAACGAAGAACTAGAACAGTTATTAATAAAGACAGACTCATTTTATGATTGTCCTGATGAAGAATCTAAACAAAGAATGAGAGATTCATATAGAACAATAGAAGCCGAAAGTAATCAGCAAATAATAGAAGCGGGCGGTTTTACAAAATGGTATGAGAGTGGTAGAGGTAGAGTATTACACTTTTAAATCATATATCTTATTATTACATATTTTTGATTAAGACAGAATGAGGAGAAATCTTTGTTCTGTTTTTTATTTTCTGTTGTTTTATTCTTTTTTTCGCCGAAATTAAGAGCTGTTGTCTAAAAGTAAGGGATTTGCTAAAGAAGTCTTATTGTTGTATATTTGTAGCTCAGATTAAGCATCACGTTTTCTGAATTCGCATTAAATACATAGATTTTTGTAACGGAAAATCAAGACAATATATAAAGGAATTAAACCCTAGAATGATTGAGCTTAGATACAACCCGTTACTTGTATTTAGGCTTTTTTAGTTTTAGGGTTTTTGCTTTTTATTACAGGCGGTACAGAAGTGTATCACATCTTCAAGGTTGGTTTAGGAAAGCCATTAATAAAGTCTATATAAGGAATTGTGTTATATAGGGGACGGAGAAGAATAGACGTTTGGGTTGAATATATGTTAGTTGAAAGAGGAATTTCTCAATAAGATTTTAAAAATCGATAGAACTAAATGAAAATTGTCCCCAACAGCCGAAAAATTGGCTTATATATAAAGTTGCGGGCATTGTAAGACGTATCATTTTGAAAAGGGTAGATGCGCAGTGTGTAGGTGTAGGAAGAAATTCTGACGAACGGCGTTGCGGAAATTATGAGTTTAAATCGCCAATACAATCAAATTTTCACAAAAGGAGAAGTATTGGTCAGGAGATGTAAAAATCTTCAAAGGGGTTTCCTGTGCCTCATAATTACTTAATCAATCTGTATTATTCTTTACTTCTTGTGCTTATTTCTTCTCGGCGGAATAATTAAAATAACTGTTTTTGACATTCTTTATCTATAGAGTTTCCGCCGCTATAATCAATAGCACATATTTATTTAACAGTTTTGCCAATCTTCGCGCGTAAAAGAGTAAAGAACAGTTGAAAAAAGAAACGGAAGTTAGTATAAAGTCACTGTTAGAAGCCCTAATTATGCCCAGTTTAAAAAATAATTACAATACTACTAGGATATCTAAAAATAATGATTACATTTGTAAAGTAAAATTATAAAAACTAATAAATATGAATGTTTATCAAATTATTGAAGATAGAATTAAAGAATTAAAAGCAATCAAACAATATACAGAATCAACAACAGCTATTATAAATAAGATTGTAGAGTTGGAAATTGTAGATTCTAGAATAGAAGAGTTAAATGACTTACTTGATAAAATATGTAAATAATTATGGAAGAAGTAAAAATAAGTGGTATGGGTTTCATGGGACTTGAAGATTACTATGGAACAGTGATATCACAAGAAGGAGATTATTTTACAATTGATTTAGGAGAACCTTGTCCAATACACGGAAAGATAATTAAAAGACATAAAATGTGGATTACATGCGAAAAGAAAATCTAGTAGTTACATGTTCAGGAGGAGAAACATCAATGGTGGTTACACTTTACTGTTTAAAATATTTACAAGATAGGTATAACATCTTAGTCATTTTTGCAAATACAGGAGTTGAAAGCAATAAAACTTTAGAGTTCTTACATAGATGTGAGCTAGAATTTAATATCCCAATTCATTGGATTGAAGCTAGAGTTTATCATAATAGGAGAAAGTCTTGCGGTTATTATAAAGTTGATTATAAAACAGCTACTAGAAATTCAGATTGGAAACTTAGAGATAATACACCTTTCGAGGAAGTGATTAAAAAATATGGTTTACCTAATCATTCTAGATTACATTGTACTAGAGAGTTAAAGATGAATCCCATTAAAGCATATGCTAAAGATTATTTTGTAAAGCTCGATTTTCAGGGTTGGTGTATAGAGCACGGAAGAGAGGGTTTTATAAAAAGTATAAAAGATGGGGACTATAAACTTACCACAGCATTTAAAGACTTTAATAAAAAATATAAACAAAAATACACTTTAGCTTTAGGAATAAGAGTTGATGAAATAGACAGAATTAATCCTAAATATAAAGAATTAGGCATTGTATACCCATTAGCTCAAAAGGAGTATAAGCCAATGACTAAGAAGCAAGTTAATTTTTTCTGGGAAGCGCAACCTTTCAGATTAGATTTAAAAGGCTATGAAGGTAATTGTATGACTTGTTATAAAAAATCGGATAATAAACTTTATCAAACAGCAGAAAATAATCAACAAAAAGCTTGTAGGAATCAAAAGTAATACTTAGATTTGTAAAATAATAATCGGGGAGTTTGAAAGCTAAATACTAGTCGGGCTGGTCAAGGATGCAACTATTTAAAGACTGATATCTTACTGTTAGAGTTCCCTTTAAATCGCCGTAGGTTCGAATCCTACACTCTCCACAAAAATTAAAATATGAAAACATATAATTATAACGATATCATTAGATACTATGAAACCAACACTAGAAAATAAAGTTAAATTTTTTGCACAATATTACGGTGTATCTGCAAGAGTCTATGTAAATATAACAGAAAGCGGAATCCCTACAGAAGTTAATTACTCTGCATTGCATCCTGAATCAGTTGAATGTTCTTTTTTATTATTAAAAGATGCTTCCCATATGACAGCTGAGGATAAAGAATATCTGGGGCTAGGTAATGCTGATAGTTTTAGTGAATATGGATGTCATTATAGCCGAGGAGGATTAGTTAGATGGGAAGAATATGAAGTAGACTATCTGAGATCTAAAGGATATGCAATGAGGTATATGGGAGAATCTGTTCAAACATTTATAGACTACAATTGGATAAAACTGAAAGAGTATGCTTAGTGAAGAAACAAGATACAGATTATTTATAGACAGAATGATTAATGACATATCTGTTTTGGCAGAGGATATTTTTGATGCCGATCATGATCCTGAAGTTATTTGGTCAGTATTCAGAAGAGAATTACAGAAATTGAAAAAAGAGCATACCCAAAGATATGGACTTTACATGGAATCTGAAGATGAAACTGAATTTCCAGAGTCTGAAATTAGTAAATGGCGTAGAGAAAATCCTGATTACGTTTAGAATTTTCCGCGAAAAACAAATAAAAACAGTTTTTTCTTGCACAGTAAATAAATACATTGTAGATTTGTAGAAATAAAAAGCGAAAGCGTTAAAAACATAAAAATTATGATAATATTGATTATTTTATTAGTGATTGTTGGTTTAGGTATTTGGATGATGAATACCGATTATGACATATTAGGCCTTATAATTATTTTTATAGCGGGAATGTACCTATTAATACACATATTGCTCTGGACTATGGCGAGTTATGAATATAATAAATTTGTTGTTAAAAGAGAAGCTTTTGCAGAAACTTTAAAAGAAGCTAGAAAGAATGTAAATAATTACGAATTAGCCTCTTTAAGTAGAGAAGTGTCTCAGTGGAATTCCGAATTGGCAGAAACAAAATATCAAAATAAATTATTCTTTCTAGATGTTTATGTTGATGATAGATTTGAAAGTTTAGAGCCTATAAAATAAAAATTATGAGTTGGAATTACACAAAAGATAAACTTCCTCATACATATATAACAGGTGATTTTGACGGAAAAGAAAGTGATTACATGTTAGTTCAATGTAAAGATTATAAATATCACATAGCTAAATTCAATGATGGTATCTTAGACGGACAAAGATTTGAGGAATGGTATGATAATGACAATTATGATTTAGGTCAAGAAGTTATTAAATGGATGGAAATACCTTATTAATCATGAAAGATAAATTCGAATGTTTTGAAGAAGAGGGATCTTATATACAAGTTATATATTCAGAAGAATACAACAATATTGAGATATTCGGTGTAAGTCAAAAAGAACCGTTTTGTGTGATACTGGATGAAAAACACGCAAGAGATTTCAACCTTATGTTAAAGTTTGCTATAGATAAAATTAAAGATCAAGAACTATGAAAGCAGAAGATATTCTAAGAGAAGTATTTAATAAAAACAAATTTGCTGATTTTCCTTATAATGATAGATATGTTGCAACTATAGAAGCTATGGAAAAGTATGGAGAAGAAGTACTTAAAATTGCGGCGGAAAAAGCTAAATTAACAACATATCAAAAAGGAAATCATATGGATTTTTCTAGGAAAATGGTAGACAAAGAGAGTATATTAAACTGTTTGAAAAAATAAAATAAATTTATGAAACTAGAAAATAATGAAGTTATAGTAAAGGACTTTAAAGTAATAGAAGAATGTCTAGGCACAAAGAAAACTAATACACGTTTAATGCTAACATTTATCAAAGATCAAAAAGAGTTTGAATTTGTAGATGTATTTTTAACTACAGAACAAGCTATCACACTAAAAAACGATTTAGAATATTATTTACATGGAGAATATTAGTAAATTAGCGCACGAAAAAGGATTTAAAGCAAAGACTTTTAGCACTATTTGGACTTTCCAACATTATGCTTTTGGAGCTTCTGGTTTTAAGATAAATGATACTTGTGATTATCTGTTACTTTGTGAGATTCAAAAGTGGATGAGAGAAGAGTTAAATGTATATATCAGCGTAATTACAGATAGTTTAAATGAATACACTGTAATTATTAATGATAAGCTAAACGGAACTCGTTATACTTACACGGAGGAGTTAGACCAAGATGATGCTAATTACCATACTTTTCAGGATATTAAACAGTTTACCAGTTATGAAGAAGCTTTAATGGCGGGAATAAAAGAAACATTAAGAGATGAAAAAAGTATATAAAATTTACGAAAGAGTAGAGACAAGCTTAGAAACAAAAATTGCAGGAAGAGATTGGACGACATATACTCAACAGTCTATAATATTTAGAACTTTTGAAATAGGTAATTGGGAAGAGAATAATAATTTATTTGACGGGTTTAAAACAATTAAAGAGGCTGAAAAATTTATTGCAGATAATATAGAAGATTATGATAAATGGACTATAATTACAGAATATGCAAAATAACACCTTTTTACAAGACTCCAAAGAACACGAACAAAACTTTAATATAAACAAAAATATTTATTGCAATGAAATACGAATTACAAGATAGATATCCAGGATGTCCAGATTATTTCAAAAAAGGAACAGTTTTAATTAGATACTCGCCTATTTTTGGATTTAGTTATTATTCAGATATTTATGATAAATTTAGAATCGACGCGAAAATAGTAGAAAACGAACCACTTTGGTTTAAAAATATTGAGTAAGATGAGATTAATTGATCAAATGCAAAAATACAGATTCCTCTATGAGACTTGTTTTAATAAAATAATGGGTTTACTGGAAACAAACATAGAGCAGTATAATCAGTTCTTATTTGATGAAATAATTAGTATTGTACCTAATCCTAATGACGGTGGTGAGACTTGTTTTTACTTTTCGCCGAAACATAAAAACCTAACAAAAGAAAAGGTAGATAACCTATACGAAAAATGGCGAGATACAAAGTAACAACGGAACTAAAAACACCTCTATGGAAGAAAGTACTTAGGTGGATGAGATTGTATCCTAAAATGGAAAGTTTTGAGCTTAGATTTGATGATGCTTGGGTAGAGTCATTTACTAAAGATCATATATTGGTATCAAATGGCGGGAAAATAAAAATAATAAAGAAATTAGAATGAAAGAATGGTGGCAAACAGTAAATAAAGAAGACCCATATTTATGCAAACTTTACAGTGGTATGTTTGGTACTCATGAAAAAAGGGTTGTACAATTATATATGATTAGGAAAGGATTTAATTTCGCGCAAAAAAGATGAAAGAAAAGATAATAGACATAGAAACAGCAATTCTAGCAGAAAGTAAAGAGTATAATATTCCATGCTGGGACTTTATTGATGTAGTTGATGAAGAATCTTCTGTTATGGATTTTATAGGGGATAACTTTGAGGAAAAGCTAGAACATGCTGAGAAACTTGTAAAGTATTGGAGACCAACTCAAAGTTTATTGAAAAAATGGCTGAGAGAAACACATAATATTGGAGTTGAATCATACCACGATTATGATCCTAAAGATAAAGGGTCTCAATTTTATACAAGTTGGGGGCATTACAATGGAAAAGAAATTGATGGGACTAGGAATGTAAATGGTTGGTATGATGAGTATAATCATTGGAAGAAATATGAAGATGCATTAGAGTTCGGTTTGGTTGAAGCTTTGAAAATGGTAAAATCCGCGGAGAAAAAAACTAAAAACAACTAAATGAAAACATACATAATAACAGAAGAAGATATAATAAGATTAATTGAAAGCTTTAATGCTGACAGTCATAAATATTGGTATGAAGACAAAGTTGATAAGTGGGAAGAAACTTTAAAAGCCGTTAGTGATACTAGAGTAGTTGAAGGAATGTTTGAAGTGACCATTGGTGATTTTAGTGTTAAGCGTAATCCAGATGAAACAGAAGAACAGTTTAAAATTAGACTTCAAAAAGAATTGGATAATAATGGATTTGATGTGGAAGTTGTTTAAAATATAGAAAAAATGAGAATAACAATTAAGGGTACTATCTACACACTAGATACAGAAAATAAAGATTTTCAAAAAGGAGATAAATTACTACAATATTACAACTGTTTAGGTGTAGAAGACTGGGCTATTGTAGAAGTTAAAGGTGAGAAAGAAGCTAAATTTCATAGAATAGTTAGTGATACTTATAAAATACTGGAAGAGGTTGAAGATAAATCGGTGGAAAAAGAATGAAAACAAGAGAAGAATATTTAGAAACATTCATAGAACAAGCAACATCTTATTTCAACAGTTTATACAAAGAAGTAACAGTGAGATACGAAAATAAAAGCTTTATAATAGACGGAACAAACGAGGAAGAAATGCAAAAAGTAGCTACAGAACTTAATCAAATGCTTAAATTTTCCGCGAAAAACAATTAAAAAACAGAAAAAATGAAAGTCAAAAAACTAAAATACAATTGGAGACAAGTAGGTTCAACATCAGACAGAGACGGAGCAGGAGAAGATTATGATGTATTTGAAGTAGGAAAGAATGGCGTAGTAACAATAATGGAGAATAATATTGTTGGTGGAACACCTTTAAATTATTTAGTATTTTTTGAAGATAAACAAATTAGAATATTCAATCCAAATATAGTGGAGTATGAAAGATAAAGAATACATATTATGTGCAGCCGTTTGGTATAAAGAAGTAGAGCCAAGAGCAACTAGCAGACCTATAAATACTCCAGGAGGAATTGTATTATGTGGATTTAGACATGGAGATGTTATTTCACAAATTTCAATATTAACAGGAAAACGTCAATTTGAATTAGGTGATCACATTCAAGGCTTTCTGACAAATAAAAATAGATTTGTTGACAGAGAAGAAGGAGCTAGGATTTTTATAGATAATGGTGGAGAATTAAAATATTCAAAAACTAAATTATTTTCAGAAGATTTGTATTAAACATAAAATTATGAGAACACCAGAAGAAGTTACTAAAGACATTGAAAAACTTAAGAAAGAATTAGAAGACTCTAAAAACTATCATCAATGGACAAAGCTAACAGATGATAGTACCAGAGAGAAAATGATTGGCTTCTTTAATATAGGAAATACCGAACTTATTTTATTCCATTTAAATAACGGTAAACTTTTACAATACCGTCACGTTTGGTATGGAAATGTAGAAGTGAGAATGAACCCACAAAGAAATAGAATTTTAGTTTCAGAAAATAAAGACATTACTGAGACAAATATTTTAACTTTTGTTATGTGGGCTACGGGAGAATGGTTTGTGAAACGGGCGGAAAAAGAATAAACAAAGAACGAAAATTCAAGACAGAAAAATTAGATTATGGAAGATAAAGGAGTAGAGGTATATGATATTGAGACGTTAAAAAACTGTTTCACTTACACTGGAATTAACAGAGATACTAAATCAGTAATTAAATTTGTTATTTGGGGGGAAGTAAATGATTTAGAAAAACTATTACTACATTTATCTTTACTTAAAGGGCAGATAGGATTCAACTCGATTAATTTTGATTACCCTGTTCTCCATTATATTATTAAAGAAAAGAAAAAACTTTTAAAATTAACGGGAGATGAAGTTGCTAAATTAATTTACGCAAAAGCTCAATCTGTTATTAGTCAAGAATATTCTGCTGTAAAAGAAGCTGAAGTAATTATTCCACAATTAGATTTATTTCGTATCTGGCACTATGACAACAAAGCCAGGATGACAGGATTGAAGAAGCTCGAGATAGCAATGTATTATCCTAATGTACAGGATATGCCTTACTCACATGATCAGGAAATTACAAGTTGGTCGCAAGTAGAAGAAATATTAGATTATAATGAAAATGATGTTTCGGCCACGCAAGCATTCTATGAATTAACTAAAGATAAGTTAGATTTAAGAAAAGGATTAAAAGAAAAATATGGCTTAGAATGTTTAAATTATCCAGATAGTAAAATCGGAGAACAGTTGATGTTAAAACTGTATTGTCATTATACTAATCAGGATGAAGAAGTAATCAAAAGAAAGAGAACTTTTAGAAATCTATTTAAATTTTCAGAATGTATTCCTGACTATATTAAATTTACTACTCCAGAATTCAATCAATTATTAGATTACATTAAAAGTATTGAAGTAACAGAGCTTAAAGAATCTTTTAAATATGGATTCGAATATAATGGTTTTACTTTTGACCTAGGAACAGGCGGAATACACGGATGTATTAAGGCAGGAGTTTACGAAAGTACTGATAATGAGATAGTTGTGGATGCAGATGTTGCTTCACTTTATCCAAGCCTTGGTATTACTTTAGGTTTATATCCAGAACATTTGGGAGATGTTTTTTCTAAAATATATGAAGATGGAATTGTTAAACCAAGATTAGAAGCCAAAAAGAATAAAGATATGGTGATGGCCGATGGTTTCAAACTTTCGGCCAACTCAGTTTACGGAAAATCTAACAGTCAATACAGTTTTCTTTGTGATCCGCTTTATACTTTGAAAACTACTCTTGCTGGTCAATTAGCTTTATGTATGTTATCTGAAATGTTAATAACAAGAGTTCCTGATTTAATTATGCTCCAAATCAATACGGACGGTTTGACAGTTAAAATTCCTATAGAACATAAAAGACTTTATTGGGAAATTTGTCAAGAATGGGAGAAACAGACTAATTTAGTATTAGAATATGTTGCTTATTCACAAATGATCATCAGAGATGTAAATTCGTATATCGCCGTAACGCAGAAAACTAATAAGGTTAAGTATAAAGGTGCTTTTAAGCCAAATTCAGAGATGATAAAGGATGGGGAATACCATAAGTCGTTTAGCCAAGGAATCGTTGCTCTAGCCGTCTCTAAATACTTTTTGGAAAATATACCTGTTGAAGATACAATTAAAGCACATGATAATATTTATGATTTCTGTAAAACTTTTAATGCTTCTCATGGATGGTCGTGCGATATTTCAGATGTCGAATATAAAGATATTTCCTATTCAGAAGCTGTTGAAAAACTAACTAATGCGGGATGGTATGAAGCACAGGCAAAAGGATTTTTTATACCTCCTAATGGTGGAAATATGGCAGGAATGCAATTATTAGAAGAAGGAAATAAAACCAAATTATATAAGAATGTCACAAAGCAACAGAAAACAAACAGATATTATATATCAACTAATGGTAAAACCTTCCGTAAAACAAAAGATGGGAAGATTATCGAAATTGAAGCTGGTGGAAATTTAGTAACTATTTTTAATAAATACCATGAGAAATCTATTAATGAATATTCTATAGATTATGATTATTATATAAAAGAGTGTTTTAAAATAATAAATATCATTAATGGAACGACAGAAAGATTAGAGTTAGAAAGAAAAGCTGAAATAGAACAAAAAAAGAGGGATAAAGAAGAAGAAAACTATATTAAATTCTGCGTGGATAAAATACCCACAACACTTCAGTATCAATCTTACAATAGAGAATGGTTACAAGAAAAGTATGGAATTCCTGCGGAAATAAAACCTTCTAAAACAAAAATTGTATTACAGTAAAAATAATTAATTTGGTAGATTCAAATAAAATGATTATATTCGCAGAGTTAAATTAGAGATACGAGCCTAAGCTAACCTGAATATAAAAATAATAAAAGACATAGCTAAGAAGTCCCTTTTGATTACCGCTCGTATCGGTTTTTGATTGGGATTTCGGCGTTATATAAGCCAAAATGAAAGAGTTTAAGAGAACAAAAAACAATCCTACAATAGGAATGACAAATGAAGAAGTAACTGAGTACTGGACTAAAGAGTCAATTAAAAAATATGGGGATAATTTTGACTATGGAGACGTAGTAACTATATCAATTAAAAAAGACCCTATTAAAATAACCTGTAAAAAGCATGGACTTTTTGAAACTACTTTTGACAATCATCTAAGTTGCGGAACAGGGTGTTTTAAATGTGGAGATGAGCAATGTAGAAAAAGTAAAACATTTACACTAGAGGATTTTAATAAGAAGTTAGATATTAAATACCCGAACAGAGATTGGAAAGTTGTAAGTGAATATGTACATAATACTAAACCAATAATAGTAGAAGATAAAAATGGATTACTTCACTCGATGAAACCTAATATTATGCTAAATAGTTCAAGCACACCTTCTGTTAGAACTGCTATAAACAAAGAACAATACTGTTTACAAAGATTTAATGAGGTACACGATTTTAAATATGAGTACCCTGATTTCAAATACTGTGGTACAAAATGTAAAATTAATGTGATGTGTAAAAAGGGACACTTATTCAAAAGAACTCCAAATGATCACAATAATGGAGTCGGCTGCCCTTATTGTGCGGATGAGGCAACGGGAGATAGATTAAGATCTAACACAGAAGACTTTAAAATTAAAGCAAATTTGGTTCATAGTAAAAGAGTTTATGACTATTCCATGTCTGTATATGTTTCAGCAACTAAAAAATTAGAAATAGGGTGTAGTATTGAAGGGCATGGTACCTTTTGGCAAAAACCTAATGGTCACTTATCTGGTGAAGGTTGCCCAATATGTGGGATAGAGAATGGAGGGTATGGTAAAACGGATTATATAAATCAAGCCAAAGGTAGGGATGGTGAAGTGTATTTAATTCATTGTTGGAATGAGGATGAAAAATTTTACAAAATTGGTATAACTTTCCAGGGCATAAAAACTAGGTTCAGTAAAAAAGAATCTCTTCCTTACAATTATGAAGTAATTTACCAATACATTTGTGACGCGGGCTGTACATGGGATCTAGAAAAGGAGCATCATAAGAAATACAAATCTTATCAATATTTTCCAAAAATAAACTTTGCTGGGTACACAGAATGCTTTGATATGTCCTTACCAATCGATGAAATAATAAATAAGTTAAAAGAAATTTAATCAAACACTTGCACAGTAAATTAATATCATTTATATTTGCATTAAAATTAACTGTTTTTTCACTCTTTTTGCGGCGAAAAACTAAAAAATATATAAAATGAAAATAGAATTAGAGACATTTAAAGATTTATCAGGTGGTTATAGTGTCAATGAATTAATAGTAAAAGAACCAAGTTGCATTAATTTTTTAAGATATAGAAAATATAAAGTTACAATTGAGTTAATAGAAGAACCTGTAGAAGTTCTTATTGAAAGATTAAATAGCTTAGATACTACTACTAATCATCACAGAATACGTATGGTAAAAGACGAAATTAAAAAACTACAGTCATGAAAGAAAAAATAGAACAGAGATTAGCTTGTTACAAAGAAGAAAGACACGCTTGGAGAGACAAACAGAACCGTTATTATTGGACAGCTAAAGAAAAAGAAGAAGGTTCTACTACTTATGGGTATTATCAGGAACAGGAAGTTATGTATACTAATAAGATATTGGAGTTGGAGTGGGTTTTAGAACTGTTTGTTTATTCTTTTTCCGCGAAATCCGAACAACCTCGATTTAATGCGCCAAATAAGGACGGAGTATATAAAAGAAATGATTCATTTGATATGTAAATTATGGAAAAACAAGAATTTTTTGCTATGTTTGGAATTTATTTTGGTCAGCACTATTGGGCTTTTGATCCAGCTTTACAATTAGCAAATACCAACTGGGATTTCTATGAAAAATCAAACTTTAATGAGGATGCTTTAGATATGATTAAAACCTTCATTACATCCGCTAAAAAATTTTATTCAATACACGGACAAATACAACCAAATAGATACGAAAATAATATAAATTACGATAATAAAATTGAGGATACAAGAGAAGCCCAAAATGAACTTATAATGTTAAACGCAGTAAAAGAGTTGTTGAAAGATAATGACTTAGCTTGTGAAGTGACTATTAATGGTATAACTGTAGGTTTGTGCTCTAACCTTTCTGTTCTGCCCGCCATAAAAAAGAATATAGCTGAAATTAATAAATTTTTAAAAGGAGAGCCAAATGAGTGGGAATAGTTTTAATCCAATAATGTTTTTCATAATTCCTTTCTTTGTATGTTGTACAATCTTACTTTGGTTTAAGTATTTAAGTGTGGTATTCGTAGTTTACACAGAAACAAATAATAAAAAAGTTTTAAAGTATATGATTTTAACATTAATATCAGGTGCGATAACAGTTAAACTACTTATAAGATGAAAGCAATTGACATATATTTTCTAACACACGGATTCAATCAAGAAGACTATGTAATTTCTAATTATGATAATACTTGTATACGTAATAAAGACTTATTCAAAGCTGGGTACGAAGCTAAAAATGAATTGATTCAGAAACGCATTGATAAGATAACAGCAGAAATAAAAGAGTTATCGGATGGCTCTATGAAGACAAGTTTTAAACTAACTGCTTTACGCGCCGTGAAAAAAGAACTAAAAAGTTTGTTAGTCTCAGAATAAATACGTAAGTTTACAAAAAATAAATAGAAATGGAGCAAATTGATATTGACGCAGCTAAAGTATTAAAAAATAGAATGTGGTTAGCAAGTTTGAAAGATTTCTATGAGCCAAAAGATGTTCTTAGATATTTTGACGAACTTGAGAGGCTTGAACCGCCCAGAATAAGTAAATATGAAAGTTTTGATATACATCCGCCTGAAAACTTTTTTACTTCTGAAACACTTAAAAAAGGATTAATTTTATTAAAAGAGAGGCGTATTAGGAATCTTCAAGAGGAGTTGGAGACTTTAAGAAATATAAAAATACCTAAAATAGAAAACGAACTTAAAAAATTAATAGGCTCATGAAAATAAAAGCTTATACAGAAGGACTAGATATGAAACAGTTTAAACACATTCCTTCAATTAGTGTTTACAACCAGAACTATTATAATGGATTTAATAAAGACTTATTATTTGCTTCGAGTGACGACGATGATACAACTGAGTGGTATCTAGTTGAGCACACTGAATTTAGGTATTTAGGTAATTCTTATACTTCTCAAAATGACATTTTAAATTTAATCCATGAAAGCTGTAGAAACTAATATGAAACTATATTTTAGAAACGAAGATTCAACTAATGTAGAAACTATAGAAGATATTCTACATGATGCTAGACTGGATGAGTTAACAGAGGTTTCCGTTTTAGAAGCAGATTTGGATAATGATACATCAGAATACATTTGGTGTCAATTATATGATTGTGTTGAAAGATCTAATTGTAAAAAATCTCTATGTTCTTCTTATGAATCAACATCTGGCAGAGGAAAATGCAAAAACAAAGGCAATTTATATTTTCATGGAAATGAAGTAAAATTTAAAGTAGAATAATTATGAAAACAGGGAATTGGGTTATTTTTAAAAATGAAAATTGGAATGTGTATAATTTATTGAAAATGGTAATATTGTATTACATCCTGAATCAGATCAAGGAGTGAGTAGTGGATCGCTAATAGAAGTTAGTAGTAGTGAACTTAAAGAATTAACTGTATGCCACTAGGACAATCATTCTCACCAATACTAGAAGAAATAGCAGATGCTCTTTTAGAAAATTACGAAACAAAACCTGAATTCACTTTAGAAGGATTCAAGGCTGCACTCTATATCTTTCAATCTGCTTTGATGGATAAAATGTATACTCTTCAAACTAATGAAGACATTCCAAATGAAATTAAGATGGATATGGCTTTGAAGTTAGGAGAAGATTTAAGAGATTTAGTTAAGACATATTGTAATATTGATACTCATGAACTATACAGTTAATTGGATATTATTTGCTTTGTTTTTAAACGCTTGCACTTTCTGTCTTTTCGCGGAAAATAGATTAAGACCCAGGTTATTCAAAACTATATATGGTGATTGGATACTCTGGTTTACTTGGCGCGGTAAAAGAAAATTTTATATACTTTTTAAAAAATGAAAAAATTAATTATTTTACTATTATTGTGTATCAGTTGTAATGCACAACCTAAATATGCTTTTGTAACTGTAGGGTTAGATGTAAAAAATGCTTTGGTAGGATCTGCACCGACAAATAACAAAAGTGCTTTAGATGGCCAAATAAAAATAGGAGCTACTTACAACAACTTTGAAATGATTATACAATACGAAAGTTTCAATAAAATAGATTTTCAACAATTTGGTTTTGCCACTAATTATGTTGTTTATCCTTTATATAAAGTTGATTTAGCTTTTGGCTTAGAAACAGGTATTATATTTAGACAACAAAACAGTTCTTTTATTTCTTATGGTGCGAATCTAGAAATTAGATACGATTTATTTGAGAGGTGGAATGTAGGTATACAATTTAATGTTAAGTCTCGACCTGACATAGAGGCGCTTTATAATACAGGTAAAAACGAATTTAGAGCATCAAATTTTATTAATATTAGATACAAATTAAATTAATTATGACAACTTTTCAACACAAAACACAGCCGATTACAATTACTTATTCTGAATACAATAGACTAAGTGCTTCAGAAAAACAAGACTTTATGATTGTAAATTCCACGCAAACAAATAACATAACAACAATTAATAATCAAACTACAGATGTTCTAGGATTAGGTGAAGTGGCTACAGTAGTAGTTGCAACACCTTTAGTGATAGCAGGTGCATTATTAGGATTTTTTGATTAAAATATATTTAGATGAAAACAATTGAATTAAACATAGATTGGACAGAAAGTATGCAATTTATAGAACAACAGGAAACTGTTTTCTTAGATGACGGTAGTACAGCTGAAATTTCTATTTTTGCCGAGGTTACTATTTACGATAATGTTCCAATATCATTTTACGATGAAAGGCAACAGTCTGTAAAAGTAGAAAATTTAGAAATAGAGATTTTGGAGTTATGGAATAAAATTGGTGAAAAAATCACATTAGATGATTCGGCAGAAAAGGAAATAAAACAGCAAATTTTAGAAAACATAGAATAATGAAAGGAACTTGTTATAGAGCAATAGAGAACCAAGACGGTACAATACAATTACATGATTTATATATTGATGATGGAACTCACCATAATAAACCTTGCTTAGTTTTCACCAAATCTGAATTCGAAGGTACTTTGGATGATGAAGAGTACTTGATTAAGTTTTTTCGCGGAATAAAAAAGAATAAGAAAAAATATATTAAAGAACTAAAACAGTTTTGTAAGAGTGAAGATTTTAACTATGAAATTACACTAAGAGATTTGTTAGATATTTATTCAGATAGTAAGAAACTAAATTTTTGGGCTAAAAAAGAAAAGACAATTATAGAGCATCAAAAACCTAATTTCCATCAATACTTAATATCTATTGGGAGAAGTTTAAACAACTACAGTTATGATCCTATAAAAGTCTTGAATAATGTCCTCTATTTTGCCGATTGCTATAATAAGAATATTAAAGTAAGTGATGCGCTTGATAATTTCAGTAAAATATGAGTTATTTAGATCTTAAATTTCAGTGGTACACAAGAGGAATAAAAACTGTAAAAGCGTCTGGGTTTATTACTTTGCAACAGCTGATTAATAGTATAATTTCTCCAAAACCAGAAATGATTCAGGCATTTGAGCTTATAAAAACGGCGGGGCAAAAAGGAGATAAAGCCGAAAAAGATAAATTAAAAGCAGAAAAACTGTTTTTTACTACTCCATCAGCAATATTTGATCCTATTCGTAATTATGAATCAATTAAAGAATTTCTCCCCATAGGTGTTTTTGAATACGACGATGTGAAATATGCCGAGGAACTTAGAGATTACATATTTGAAAAAAGAAAGGATTGTATTTTTGCTTTCTGTTCACCCAGTTTCACAGGAACTAAATTCATATTTCTATTTGGGGAAACTCCAACAAGCATAGAACACTATAAAAGACTGTGGTTTGGAATTGCTTATGACTTAGAAAAATTTAAAGGCCTGGATTTATCAAATGAACGATGTACTCAGCCCCTCTATAATAGCTACGACCCGAATGCAAAATATAGGACAGATGCGATAGGAAATTTAGTAAAAGGATATAAAGTAAATGCTTTTATCCCTTTCGAAAGTAGCGATGTTGATTTACCAGAAGACGTTGATCCTGAGGACGTAGATAATTGTTTTAATTTAATTGGTCACCTGATAGATCGTATAAATGATCAAGGACATAACCAAGTAGTCTCAACTTCATTCACAGCCTCTGGATTATGCGCTTACTACGGAATTCCTCAAGATGATATGTGGGATTTATTAGAGGAAAAGATTAGAAACAACTCCTATTTAAATAAAGGGACTGAAGGATATTTGAAGACTGCCAAGACATTATTTAATAAAGGTACTAATTTTCCAACAGCATTAAAAAGAAAAGATGAATAGTCAAGAAAAACTAATAACTTTACTTCAACCAAAAGAGTACATTTCTAAGATTAAGCTTTATTGCCGAGATTGTACAGAACCTCTAATAAGAAAAGTTGAAGAGCAAATTCCGCGGGAAAAGAAGATTGAAATAAAAGATTATGATAAAACTACTAAATAACAAAGCGATTAAATTTTATTTATCAGTAATGCTAAGTGTATTAAAACTATTATGCTTAAATGTATTATTGTTCCTATTTTTAAGTTTTTTTGGCGCATTTTCCACTAAACTTTATATAGAATTTGTAAAACAGTATTGGATAAATGATATTCAATTCCTATATTTCTGGATGAGTTTTGCGTTTAGTTTATTAGTGAATTATGTTTATTTAAAATCAGAGTTAAAATGAAAAATAAATTATTAGATTGTATAGTAGATGTGGCTTTAGTTTGCGGAATTGTTTATTTAGCTTCTACAGGTAAAGAAGGATGGGGATGGCTTGTAGTGATATTTATTCTTAAAAATTGCTAATATGTCAGACGAAGAATTAATAGAAACTTACATGCTAGGTTTTGAACATGAGTTAGAGGGCGAAGAAGATATTAAGTTTTATTTAGGTGATCATCCACTAAAATCTAAAGCGTATTATACAGGTCGTTTAGATGCTTTTTATGGAGATGATAATCCTAATTTAGATTACCAATCAAAAGAAGAAATAATTAAAATGATACGTAATGAGTAATTTAGTAATTGACGACTATATGTTATCTAACCAAGAGATAATAGAGCACTTAGAAGAAAACGATTATTTAGTAATAGGCGATTCTGTGAATTCTTTAGACTATGAAGGGAGAATAATGTTAGAAGAGATAGCTAAGAAGTTTCTTGTTGCTGATGTGTCTTCGCGCGAAAAAATTTATAAACAAATTTCACAGATATAAAAGAGATTTTTAAATTAATAAGGAAATATAAATGATAAAAATACTAGAAGATCCTCACAGTGAAATGCTAAGGATAGAGTATAAAAATAAATGTGTATTTGAAGGTAATTTTACTGATTTCTCAAGAGATAGTGAAGGCTTCAAAGATTTATTTAAAGAATTAGATTTTGAGGTAAAAGTTGAATATAAAGATTATGAAGAGTGGTATGAGTAAAACTAAAGACAAAATAAAAGAGGTTTACCCAAGAGCATACGCTGAAAAATATCAAAAAAGAAATCCATTAGCTAAAGAATACTACTATCTGATTTGGTCTTCCAGATTAAAAGATGAAAAGGTGAGATTAGGAGAAGGAGATACGGAAGCAAAAGCTTGGAAAGATGCTTTAGAATTGGCGGATAATAAATAAAAACAGAGATGAATATAGAAAAATTGCAACAGCTTTACGAAGCAGAAGAAACGATTGCAGAAGCGGCTAGAAAATATGCTAAATCAGAAGGGATTGAGTACTCAGATTCTTTTAGGAGACAATGTAGTAAGATTTTAAATAAAGTAAAAGTCATTGATGGGGATTTAGAAAATGATACTATTACAGAAACTAATCAATATGAAGCTGTTTCAACGTTATCTGCCTTAAAACCAAATGGTGAGATCATGTCGATTCGTGAATACTGTGATTTTTATAAAATTCCTTTTGAAGATGTAAGAACATATAAAATAGTAACTCATACAGGTAAAGGAGCTTATTACAATATTGCGAGTAACCCTATTAAAGGAGAAGGGTTTGAAAAATTTTACCAAGAATTATTATCCGATCTGTCCAAACTACCTAATAAACCAACAACTGTTTTTAGACAAAGACCTGTAGGCGAAGAAGCTTATTTACTAGTTGTTGATCCATGTGATGTGCACGTAGGTAAGTTAGCTCAAAGCTTTGAAACAGGTGAGGATTACGATAGTCAAATTGCTGTTAATCGTGTCAAAGAGGGAGTTGAAGGAATAATTGAGAAAGTAAAAGGATTTTCTATTGATAAGATTCTTTTTATTGGTGGAAATGATATTTTACACATTGATACTCCAAAAAGAACTACTACATCAGGTACGCCACAAGATACTTCAGGTAGCTGGTATTCAAATTTTCTAATGGCCAAAGAACTGTACATTGATGTTTTAAAAAGGCTTATTGAGATATCAGATGTCCATTTTACTTATAACCCTTCAAATCACGATTGGACACACGGCTTTTTCTTATCTGATGTTATACAAACATATTTTAAAGATTGTAAGAATATAACCTTTGACTGTAATTTAATGCACAGAAAGTATTTTACTTATGGTCAGAATTTAATAGGCTCAACACATGGAGACGGCGCAAAGCCAACTGATTTACCTCTATTAATGGCGCACGAAAGTAAAGACTGGAGTAATTGTAAGCACAAATATATTTACTCGCATCATTTACACCATAAAGTATCTAAAGATTACATGGGGGTATGTGTTGAAACTATGAGAAGCCCTTCAGGATCAGACGGGTGGCACTCAAGAAATGGTTATCAATATGCTCCCCAAGCTATCGAGGGATTCTTACATTCAAAAGAGCATGGTCAAATTGCCAGGATTACACATATATTTTAACTTACTCTTAGTGCTCTTTAATTAGGGCACTTTTTGTTTTTAATTTTTTTGCCGAAATATTTGTCAGTCTCAAAAACATTCCTTAGATTTGTAAAAATAAAAAACAAGATATATGGACGGAATAATTAGCTTAAAATTAAAAGTTTTTCAAGAATTTCAATTAAGTAACCCCACGGCACATTTAGGAGGAAGTTTAGGTTTATTTGTAAGAGGTATAGATTTACTCCGTGATTTAAGTAAGTCAGACTTAGATGTCACTATTGATGAGTATGATGTAAAGAACTTAGAAAAAGATGCGTTGCATTTAAGTAGCGATTTTAATGATTTTGATTTCTGTACTACTAAAACAATTGCAGATAACGGAAATTATGTGAAGATGGATATCAGAGTGAATCCAGAACCATCATTTGAAAGTATTGAATTTGAAGGCTTTAAATATAATGTATCTAAATTAAGGGATATTCTATTCTGGAAAAAGAAATATGCACAAAAAGGAGTTACAAAACATAAGAATGATTTGATAGCTATAGAGACAGGAGTTAGGCCAGAAGACGTTGATGATATTGATAATTGGTTAGGATTTTAAAATATATAATTATGACAACAGAAGAAATAATGGAAAAATACAATATTAAATTTTATTAGAATGTATAAAAAAGGAGATAAAGTGTTATACTTAGGAATAGATAAAGGAATAGTGAAAGCTGATCAAGAATACAAAGATTCTGTTTTTGTAGTTTATTCTTGCTGTGAGGATTGGAGTGATTATGATAATTATACTGCTCAAAACACACCTGCTAATAAACTAACAAAAGGTTGGTCTAAATCAGGTACTTCTGAATGGTGTGATGAAAACGGCGGATGTAAGGAATTTCAACCTAGCAATTCTAAATGGTCTGTCGAAGGAACTGTTTATTGTATAGATTGCGGAAGAAATAATTAAGGAATATATAAAATTATGAGAGAAATGAGTAAAGGATTCCTATGGGGATTAGTATTAATAGTTGCTGTAATAGGGATATTTAAATTGATTTATATGTTATGAAAAGAACAATATTAGGAACATTAATAGTCATTTTAGGAGTGGCTGTTTTTTCAGTTTATTTCGCGCCGAAAAAGAATTTAAAAAGAACTGTATATTTAGACAAAACAGTTAAAATATTAAACTTCACAGAAGAAAGAGATTTAGATACAATAACAAGTGTAACAGCAACTGCTTTAAAAATACATGATGTTAAGATAGTTTTAGTACCTTTAGCTCAAGAAGAAATTAATGAAACCGATTATTTAGGTTATATACAGAGATGTGGGAGTTACTATTTAATTAGAATACGTCCAGGACTGTCAAAAGATTTGATTTTAGAAACTATTTCACATGAAATGATACATTGTGCCGAAAATGAAAGAGGGAGGCTTAAAACGCTTTATTATGGTATTGAATATGATGGATTAGTCTACACTCCTCGATATCCGTATTATCTAAAACCTTTTGAACTAAAAGCATATAAATTAGAATGGCCTTTGAAGATGTATATTAAAGGAATACTATATGAAACAACGAATCCTCACTGTCTTAATTGATGGTGAGGATTTTTTCTGCGTTTAATTGTTTTTCGTAAGCTCTTATTATTCTATTTAAATTATCAATACCATTAGCCTCTTTATATTTCTTTATGTAGAAATGTAGCTTCTTTAATCTTTTTTAGTATTCCGTCTTCACTTACATAAATTAGTCCAGCATATTTAGGAACTTCTTCTATTTTTATTAAGTTTTCGGGGCACACATAAAAGAACTTATTTGGTCGGTCTCTGGGTATTTGTTCTCCTGGTTCATAATAATCATACCATTTACTTTTATCTTCTCTAGGTTTAAACTGTTTCTTATCTGAAATAAAATAACCGTTCTCTAATATTTCATGCCTAGTGGTTTTCTTAAAATCAGCTTTGAAATCAGATCGCGATACTTTTACTTCATATGAATTTATATAGCCATTATTCTTAACCACTACAAAATCTTCTTCGCCCATAAAATGATCAAATAAATATATATTTTGAGCGCAATATTTGTTGGTAGGCTGATAATATTTGTAAAGAACTTTTGTTACGTCTTTCGCTGTCATGAAGTAGGTTGTTTTATTCTTTTAAGCTCGTTTTTAAATCTCTCGTATTCCGTCCATTCGCAAGCTGAAGAAGTTTCAATATATCTGTGAATTAATTCGTCCACGATTTCATAGTAATCTAGATGGCGGGTAGAAAATCCTAACTCCTCAAATACTTTCATTTGTTCACGTTGTTTGTCGGTCATAATGTATACATTTTTAAATCATCTTCAGTTATGTAATGATTTGGATTATTTGTGATTAATCGCCAAAAACCTTTAGAATAAATTATACATTCATTCTCTCCATTTTCTCTGCGGTCTCCTTCTATTGCTTCAAACGCCGCTGGAAAAGAAGTAAAATCAATACCTAAATAAACTTCTGGATTTCTGTCACTAAACTGCTTACTCAATTGCTCCCTCATAGTACTCTATTTTAATTGTTCCTTTTTCTATAAGTTCTTCTAGTACCTCATAAGTTTTTAGATCATAGTATTCTCTATATCCTAAAGTATATTTTAAAGAACCTATTAAAGCGTTTTTTGCTTCTCCTTTTCTTGTTTGTTTTAACTCTGAGTTGCATTTTGAACATTTGTCTTTTTCTAACCGTTCTTTAATCTGTTTGTTTATGTTTTCATTCTTTTTTCGGCGATTTTCAGCTTTAATTGCTTTCTCTTCTTCTGTTGGTGGACAGAGTATTTTCATAAGTCTTTTATACTCTTTAGTTATCCAAGGCTGCTCATAATGCATTCCGTCACCGATCATTTCACCTAATCTAATGAAACTGTTCCATAAATGCTGTTTATCGTCTATCATAAATTGCTTGTATATTTATGATAACATTCTTCGCTGCAAAATGGTGGGTCAACAGGTAATCCTCTGCAACCGCATGAACCATATCTATCCTCACAACACATTTGTACTTCTATTTCTTCTCCGCATGTCCAACATTCTCCTTTTTGTTTACTCATTTTTATAAGGTTTTATTTCTTCACATTTTAATTCATATGTTTTACTACACCAATGACTAGCTGGTTTTTGATAGGTGTATGTGTATTCAAATTGCCCTGTCCAACCCGTTTCATAAGAATAGAGTCCGTTGTGGTCTTCTCCATATTCTTTTCCTAAGTGATACAAAACCAAATCTCCTATTTTATTTTCACCATCTTCTTTTGTTAGTCGACCGACTTTATATCTATATAATTTAAGTCTCTCTAATTCATGATCTTGGAATCCGTTTTTAAGTTCTGTGAAGGCTTGAGGATATTTTCTTTTTAACCATTTGTTGAATTCCATAATTATATTTTAATTATTCTTATTGGTATTTGTTTTTCGTATGCTAAATTAATTGTGTAAGCTGTTCCATTTGAACCCATAGTAAATGCTACTAACATATCTGCATAATCAACAATCTGGTGATTTCTTTTTAATGGTGCGACTTTTGGCGGAAACTTGTCATATTCTGGAAGAAATTCTGTTATTTTGTAGTTGTTCTCTTCACAGTATCTTTTTATTAAGCTATCACACCCTTTAGCACCACCACTTACAAATTCAATATCTTCTTTAATGTTTTGAATTAAGTGTTCTAATTTTTCGCAGAAATAAACATAAGAGTCAAATGTCCTACTTCCTATAACGGCTATCTTTGGCATTGTCTGTATAGTTCATTAATCTCTTTTTCTGTATAACTTATTTCTACTTTTTTACCGCCGACTAAAAAATAATTAGTAAGATAATAATAAAAAGAATCTTTACATTTCTCTAATTCTTGTTTCCAGTAATTTTCATTTCCTTCCTTCATAACTTATTACTTGTTTACCGTTAATTGTTTCTATTTTACCAACAGCAATATAACTGTTTCTTTCTTTTACTTTGTATTTTAGTCCGAGTTTCTTTTTTATTTTATTCCAGAAATTTATAGGCTCTTCTGGTAAATAATCGTCAAATCCAAAGATATATTGAGGCCGCTTATAGTCCTTACTCATTTGCCAGATAATTGGTTTATTTTGTATCATATATCTTAGTTATTTTAAATATCCCTACATTCTCCTTTTGTGCTACTTCTAAGGCCTTTTCTTCAGATTCAAATTGTTCTTTATATGTTAATTGTATTTCTTCTAATATATCCACTGAACTTAGTTCTACACAGTCTTGACAAATTAGTGTATTGTTATAGAAGTCTGAAGGTTTGAAACCGTGATAATTTATTAGTTTTCTTTTCGCAGCCTCTGGCTTTAAACGTAGTGCGCCGATTGGTGTTATTTTAGACTTTTTCATGACTTAGCTTATAAGTTAATAATCTATCCATTTGTTTCTGTAACTTTTCAACTTCATTATCAATATTAGCATTAAATTCCTCAACATTCAAAAGTCTAACCGTTTCTTGTCGGCCATACTCTGAACCTCTAACAATCTCATAAGCCTCCTTTACGTCGTATTTTCCTGCAAATATAATATCATCTGAATATCCACTCCTGTTTGCGCCCCAATAGCCTCTATGACATCCCGCCCACACAACAGCTAAATCATTTGGATTAGAAATAGTTAAATCTAAAGCTTTTTGATCACGTTCTTTGCACCAAATATGTTTTTCAATAGCATGCCGTTTCATTTCTTTATCTTCAAATAAAATAGTGTCGTAGTCTTTTACTCTGTGTGCTATTATGTCTGTGTAATAAACTTCTGTATCATCATATTTGTAATCTACTAGTTTAGTAGCGCCAAGATTGCTCATTTCTGTTAGACCTTTACTTCTTGCTTCTCCTCGTGTTTCGGCGCTTATGATAACATCATTATAGTGCCAAGGCTCTTCTAAGTTTTTGACAGATATTTTCCAAGCTTTTTTAATTAGTTGTTCTTTCATATTAAATCTAAAATTGAATTTCTGTCTTTACCGAAAAATGGTGTTTCGATAACTTCCCATTTACTTCTTACTACTTCTGTTTTTAATGCTTCTGGATTATCATTCTTATAAAGTTGTCCATTTATATATGTATTCTTTACAATAAAACTCCCCCTCTTTTTAGAAAAGTGCAGATCATTCCAATTATGATCTTTTTGAAAACACATTTCCTGCATATCACTGCTGTTCTTTTTGTGAAGCTCGTTATGAGAATATAAAGACTGTGCTAGCATAGCAATTGAATTCTTCTCTGCATCTCTTTGTCGCCAAATCAAACAGTTTACAACTTCTTCTTTTTCTGGTATTTGGAAAACTCTGGAATCAAATAATGCCAAAGTCATTCTATCAATGTTAGTACTTATGAAGGTTTCAATATCAGTACTTTCACAATCTCCATTCATCATATTCCTTAGTGTTCTCAACTGATTAAACTTAGCGGTTGCTATAGAAGCTGAAATGGAAGTCATTTTCTGTACCGAATAATCAAACCACGCCGAAGTTTCAAATGTATCATAATCTGTTAGAACTAAAGTTATTTCATCTGATTGAGTATAGCCCATCTTACAACCTTGAATATTTTGACATAAAAATTTAGTAGTTTCTTGCATGTCTTCAATAAGGCCTTCATCAAAAGGTTTATCTAGACCTTTAGTATAAGTGTGAAAAGCTTTTCCATCCAATCTTATAATAGTTGGAGTTCTTCTTGTTAAATATTGTTTACTACGGTTTTCGTAGTTTTCTTTCATTCTTGTTGATAATGCTGTATTGTCTGGCATAATTATACTCTATTTAAAAACCAAATTCTGGCCTTGTTACTCACTGCTGATTTTACTTTTTTGACATCAAATTGATTGGCTACAATTGTATCTGTTTCTTCTTTAATAACGTCTTTAACCATCCAACCTAAAAATTGACCTGTACTCTTTTGATCTAAACTAAGTCCCATTTCTGTAAGATATTGAATTCCTTGTTCTAACCTGTTTTCTGTTACAGCTAAATCCACAAATTCTTTTAGTCCTTCTAAGGATTCTGTATCTACGGCATTCAATGTCTTAACTTTTGAAGCGCTGTGTTTTTCTCCCTTACTCTTAAATTTAAAATCTTCATTATCAACACTTGTCCATACAATTCCTTCACCGATTCCACTAACTCCAAAAAACTTACCTACTGGACACTCCTCTTCAACAGCCATTGTTAATTCAATAAGTTTATTTTGAGAAAGTTCTGGATTATTAAAATCGATGTCCATTTCATAAGTAGGGAATTGTAGTATGTTATAGATATTATTCTCATTATCTTGAAAATCAGCTGGTAATTCAATCCACACATCATCTATTTTAATTCCAAAAATAATAAACATTTTAGCTAACCCATTTATAGCCACACCTTTTTGGATATTACCTCCGCACCATTCCCCATAAACTGCAACATAATCTGTAAAATTGAACCTCCTTAGTAGTTTATGCCAATTTAAGTTTGACATCGATAACATGAAATTTGCATTATCTTGCTCTAAAGATAGAACTCTCTCTCTCTTGATTGAAAATCCAATTGCCCATTTTTATGTAGAACAACTCCTGCATTAGTCCCGTGAATTTTAACTGTTCCTTTAAACTTTATGGTTGGGTAGTCACTTGTGTGAGAGTAAATTGAATTGCCGCTTTCATCTTTTCCTTGATAATCATGATTTTCTTTTACTTTTCTAATTACATTTCTGTATTGCTCAATTGCATTATACTTTTTCATATTTTTGGTTTTTATATTTATTATTAATTTCGGCGAAAAAAGTTAAACAAACAGTCTTTGAGGACAGTTACCACTATGTTCACCCGTAGTCATATAGCAACACATACATTCATTTGAAGGTTGACTGCTCTCCCACAAATCAATTATTTCTTGCTCTGCTTCAGCTAATGTAATAGTGCCGTCATTTAAATTGTCAAATACTTCTCTTATTTCTTTTATCATAATGTATTTATATCAATTGCTAATTTATTTTTAATTAAATCATATCTCCAGTCAAATTGCCATTCATCTAGTTTTTCATATTCCTCTATAAAAGACATTTCAATATAGCCATCAGTAAAACAAACGCTTGGAGATTGATGTTTTGTAGGTTTAATATTTTTATCTAACCATTCAATAGGTACAAACTTTTCTCCATTAACCTCTATTTCTTTTGTAAGATCAGACAGAGGCCTTAAAATTGGGAAAATATCACAGTAATACATATATTCTGTAACTGTTCTATCTTCTTCATATATCTCTACAAAAGTTGTATTTAATCCTACTATTTCAAATATTTGTGGTTTAGGCTTATCATCAAACTCCGTATCTGTTGTGTACATTCCTGATGCGTGGCATTTTAAATCTGTTCCTAGGTACCTTTTAAGGTGTTTTAATTCTAATTTCATATATTTTTATTTGTTAAATATAATTTATATCTGGCCAATCTATACAGTAGCTCATTATTATAATTTTGTTTTGCTTCCCACATTACATATTTCCACCAAATTCTTTTAATTGCTTTCATATTTTCCGCGAAAAAGAATTAAAAAACAGTTATTTTATTAAGCCCTCCATCTTTTACTAAATCTAATCCTGTAAAAGAATTAACGTCAGAGTCATCTACATTAATAAACTCATAAGGATTTCTTTCTAAATAAATGTACCAATGTCCTCCAGTAGTCTCTGTATAAAATTCCATTATATTTTCTTGACCTACTATCTCTCTTTGCCATTCAAAAACCCTATCTACATCTTCTTGCTCTTCTTTAGTTCCTTTGTCGTATAAGCTTGGTGAAGATACTCTACACTCTATAAATGGAGTACCATGTTTTGTTTTTCCTAAAGTTACTTTTGCTCTTTTAGGTAGAGCTTCTCTAATTCTGTTTAAGTCTATGGTTTTCATATTTTAAGGTTTAAAAGATTAAGAATCAGATTTTTCAATTTGTTCTAAAATTGACATATGTAGACAATGGTAATCAATATCTTCATAATATCTTAATAGATTTCTATTTGATCCGCGTTTAGTGACTCTAGTTAAATTGAAGTCGGCTATATCATCAAAGAAATTTTCATTAACTTTCCAAATTCCATAAGCATATAAATCTCTATCTTCGTAGTGTATTTCATATCTAACTTCCTCATTCATATTTAATTCAAACCATTCATGAATAACATCATATTGCTCATCACTTAACAGTTGTTGAATATCTACCTGAGAACCTTTTGTTGTAACTGAATTAACAGTATAGATGTACTTATCTATTCCTCCATTTTCTGGAATACTTAACACTACATTTAACTTTACATCGTTTACCACTACTTCTTTCTTAATTATTTTTTCCATTTATATTTTAATTTTTTGTAAATTTAGGTTATTTATTTTTATTACGCAAGATAAATTTTATTTATTTTTTAATTTCATTTTTATATCTTAATTTAGTAGGGTTTTTAATACTACCATTCAAATAGGATTTTAGAGTAGAATACACAATACCTGTACTTTCTGAGGCAATTCTTGCGTTTTTATATTCTTCACCTGTCAATGTATTTATAACTACTTTACCTCCTATTATACACTCGGGTTCGTGTATATAACCATCAGAGTAATCTCTTAAGTATATGAAATAAGTATTATTTTTTTGTTTTCCTGATAACTTATAACCTAGACTTTCTTGTGACATCTTAAGAATTTTTGCAGCCTCTTTAATACTGTTATATATAATTTTTGTCCTAGTATCTATCACTTTAACTAAATGTCTCCCCTCATCTGGCTCTTTTATGCTTTGCCCTTCAACATAATCTTTTAAAAATACTAGAGTGGTTATATTTGCAATCTGCCCTGATAAATGCTTTGACAAAGTTCTTCTATTTAATCCTAATTTATTTGCAGCATCTGTAATTGAATTATACGTGATTAATGTTGCGGTATCTATCAGTTGTTTTGATATTACTTCAAACATTTTGGGAGATGGCTGGCGTTTTGACCCATCACACTCAGTTAGCATACAGTTCATACCATTTTTAGAAGTAACATCATAATGGTCTTGCCAATAACGTTCTCTGCAATTTAACTGTTCTTCTGAGCATTCCTCAATTATTTCGAAATTATGTTTATCCCAACCGTATTTTAATAACGAATTATATATTTTTGGTTGACTGTGTAAAGATTTAGAAACAGTTTTATATTTTCTGGTTCTGTAAAGAATGTCCTTACTTTGTCCAATATATATTCGACCAGTAGGTGAAGTTATTTTGTATATTCCGCAGATAATTTCTTTTATCATAAACTATATAAAAACAGAAAAAGTCTATACAAAATGCTAGTACGAATAGCAAAATGTAAAGACTTAATCTAAAAAATAATTTTAATATTTTAAATGTAAACTAGGTTCGTACTTCTAATTTAACTTTGCAAACATACAACTTATTTTTCAATCTACCAACTTAATTATTTCTCTTTATTCATAAATTGCCACATTGGTATACTCCAGAAATCATTTGATTGCACTTCTTGATAGAAAACCTTGCTATGAAACGCCTTTCCTGGGTCTGCAAGTTGATTCAGTGAATTTGAAAATGGTGCTATTTTACCAACACTACTTAAAACTTTACCTTCTTTCCAAGCATTTTCCTCTAACAATTTGTTTAAAGATAAAATTTGATCAAAAGCTTGCAAGGGCTGTTTTACTGTTTGCCAATAATTGTTTGCTATACCTGTATTTGAGGCATGTAATTCTCCAACAAGTCTATAAGTAAGCAAATTAGCCATTTGTAAACTCCAATTTTTACGCTCGGGATCGTCATCGGCTAGGCCTCTAAGTAACATAGAAATCAACATAACTGTGTTAATGAATAGCAAATCGACACCTAAACGCTTGATCGAAGACTTACGAAATTCTGATTTTTCAATACCGCTTACAACTTCTTCTTTTAAGTCTTGCAATTCTTGATTTTCTTCAGGAGTTCTATTATTTATAGCTTCTAATTCTGTTATCCTTTGATCTTGTTCTGTGAAGTTGCCATTATATTGGTTCTTAAATGCCTCTATAAAGTTATTGCCATTTTGCTTCCATTCCTTTACAACATCTCCAAATAAGCGGTATATTCCTGAGTAAGAGCCTCCTTCATATTGTCTCGATTGGGTATTAAATCCTTCGGCCTTAAATCTCTCCGTGAAAGTCACAATCATATAACCTTTAAACATCATTAAGAAATTTAGTAGGAAGTGACGGTGGGCAGCTGTTTTATCTTCCGAACTGATCTGCTGGTCAATTCTAACATTAATATTTTTTATCTGAATTCTTAAATCACCTGTAAAACGATTTATTTCTCTGTCTAATTCTTCATCCGAATACTCATTACCATTTGTATCTCTTAATAATGCTTTTAATTTTTCTCTATTAAAACTCACTATACCATCATCTGTAACATCTTGGAAATTATAAATTACATCATTTTCATTTGACCATTTTTCTTTTATTTCTGCGTTTGTTATTTTTAAATTCTCAATTCTTTGATTACGCTGAAAATCTGTAAATTTAACAACTTTTCCATTAACAATTCTAAAATCATTTAAAACTGTAAGCATTCCTTTACCATACAGAGGGTAATTGGTAGCTTGGTAAAGCATCATAGAGCTTTTTGAAAGAAATCTAGGCAGTGCACCAAATTTTGCACCATACAAACTATTTTCTAATTCAAATGCTCCATAATATTGTCCTAGGGAATTTAATTTAGATTTTGTTCTTACATGATTTATCTCCATCATTGCCTTACCAACTTGATCATGGTATATAGCACTTCCTCTTTTAAATGAATCATTGTTAATATATTGACCAACTATTCTTTCAACAGTTTGTTTTGATTTAGCTGTTAAATAAGCTGTGGCTGGCACTATTACACTTCCCCCAAGGCCTTTGAACCTTAAAAAACTACCTAATCCATTGATTACCTTACCACCATCTATTTTGCCGACAAAAGGAACGTCAATTGTAGCCGTACTAGCTTGTTTAATACCGAAAAAATCATTATCCATCGAACTATCAAGAGCTTTAAACCTATTAGTAGTAGTTCCTATCTTCCCATCAGCATTTGTTCTTGTAGAAGCTTTATCTATAATAGCCATAGCATCTCCAAAATATTTTACTCTGGAAGCATAGATATTCGCAGCTTTATTTGTCATAGCAAGTCCATGGAAAATATCTTCTGTAATATCTGTTTGATTTTCTAATCTTGCATAAAAAGGTTTTGGAATACTTTTGTTTTCTGTTCCTAACCTATTATCCCCTTGTATCTGGTCATCCTCTGTAAATTGCGTTATATTCTCAAAAGCATCTTTTATAGATTGTCCTGACAAACTTTTTAATCCTCCCAAATAACGTTCAATCCCTTGCTTTCTGATTTGCGGAGTTAAATATATATTATAGCTTGAATCTCCGTCCATTAGCGCAATTTGATCCTTTCTTAGTTTTATTGTAGCTTTATAAACTTCAAATAGTTTTTCATTTTTTGTGGCCGAAACATAATTACCTTCATTATCTCTTGTAACTGCACCAAATAAGTTTTCAAAATCTGCATTTTTATATTTACTTAATTTAGGTTGTTGGCTCCCCATCCCCGAATTAACAATATAATTTGGATTCATTTGTGAAGTATCCTCATCTTGAAAACTGTAATTTGGTTTTACTTCTACGTATTGATATTTCCCCTGTTCTAAATTATTTAGAATTTCGCTTACAGGTTTGTCACTATTTAAATCATTTTGAAATTCTACATATCCTTGCGGTGTATATCTTCTATAATAAGGCAATAATCTACTTTCTGCAAAACTTCTTACAAACTGATTTTTAGTTGTTGGTTCAAGTAAATCTTCTTTAGACAAATTTTGTTCTTCTAATTTTCTCATTACAGATTTAGGAAGAGTTTCTCTAAAACCGTTTATATAGCTCTCTATGCTATCTTGCATTTGTTGACTTGTTTTTCGGTTTTTTGCCGTCATATTGGCTTTAGCTTCTTCCACGATCTTATTAGTTAAAATCTCAAGTTCAACTCCTGCTGTATCTGTTGTATCAAGTCCTAAGTCTAAAAGTCGTTTATTCCAGGATTCATTTACTCCCGAAACTCCCTCTACAAGATTTTCAATATCTTCAGAAGTAATATCTGCTGTTAATTCTCTCGCTTCGGCATAAAGTTCTTCTAAATTCTCTTGGATATCCCTCACTGTTTGTCTGGCCAATTCAGGCATGTTCTCAACATCAGTTTCTGAAGGATTTGAAGATTTAGTGTAAACTTTAATAATGTTTTTAAGTCTGAAACTATTTGCTTTAATATCTTCTATTAAATCTTCATTCCCGCCTACATCTTCTAATTTATCTACTAACCCTTTATTATTGCCAAAACTATCCCAGAAATCACTTGAAAAGCCTATTTGAGAGTTTAATTGTGATGCTTGTATTTGAGTTTGTCTATTGTCTTTACTTAGAATTAAATCTATGAAAGATTGCGGTAATTGAGAACTTCCTTCAGGTGTTGTATTATCGTAAGAGTTATCTAATTTGTTTAAGTCTAAAGCCTGTCTTGAAGCTATTGGTAATTGATCAATATTACCAATAGCTTCAATGATTGTTTTTCCTTCTTCGTTTTGACTGTATTTTAACCCTTCTTTTAGATTTCCAAGCTCATCTATAAAGCTTTTAAGTTGTTTCCTTTCTAAATTTAAGGTATTTAACTGTTGTATGTCTTGCCCGCTAAGTAAAGTTAAATCTATTTTACCGTTAGCGTCTCTTGCTCTTTCTGTTATTCTTCTTTTATCGGCATTAAGTCCTTGAAGAATGTTTTGAGTGTTTTTAGAAATATTTAGATTGACGAATTTTTGTTCTAATTCAGCATAATATTCGTCTTTCATTCGGCGCTCAGACTCATTCTCATTTAGCTTTCTTGTAGCTTCGTAAATACTGTCTTTTTGCTCATCTGACCATTCTAATGTCCCTTTACTTCTTTTATTTAGAATTTCTTCATCTTTAAGTTTAGTGTCGGTAAATACTTTTTTGTATTCTTGTAAGAAGTTTTCATCTAATTGTTTTTGATAACCTGCAATATCTCTTTCTGACAAGAAATATCCATCTTTAACAAATGTAGAAATAACTTTTTCGTCAAAACCATTCTCATAAATAACTTTTTGCCAGTTTTTAATTTGATTATGATCTGCGCGAGATCCCTCAGAAATCATTCCTGTTTTAACGGTTGCAAATAAAGACATTAAAGCATCTGGACTTGATTCTAATGTCCCAAAAGTGGAGCCTATCCAGCTAATATCGTTCTCCGCACTCACTGTCCAACGCATCATAGCCTCTTTTTCTCTAGCACTTAAGCCCCTGTCAATCGTAACGGCATTAATTTGCTTCTCAATACTTTGTTGTTGAGTTACGTCTCTTTGTGCTTTTAAATTAGATATATTTTGAATTGAATCTCCAATGCTTTTGGATAGTGTTTGCCAAACAGTTAGTTTATTTAAAGTGGTGTCGTCTTCTATCAGCTTTTTAATTACACCTAAAGTGTCTGTTGTTTCCCCTATAAGATTTTTAAAGATCATTACTTCTTCTTGTGATAAGTCGTAATTTTTTCCTTTATCTTGTGAATCTTTTATTGCGGCGAAAAGTCTATTAACATTATTATCTGCAATTCTGGCCACTGTAGCTACAGCATGAACTTCTAATTTATCGTCAAGTTCTTTTTGTACAGCTAAAAGTCTGTTTTTATTAAATTGAGATCCTTGTTGATTTCTGGATAAATCGTCATTTTCCCTGCTTAAAATATCAATCTGTTTTTTAGTTTCTTCCGCGATTCTTTTAGCATTTGTAGAGGTATCTAAAGAATAAAATCTTTTTCGATTGTTATCTAAGTTATCTAATTGTAATCCACTGATATCACCTGTATTTAAAATATCTTGAATATCTGTAATAATTCCATTTAAATCAGAAATGTATTGAGGTTTGAAATAAGAAGCAATATCTTGAAAAAACTGTTGGATAAATTGAATTGCGCTATTAAAGAAATTTTGAGTTGTTTCAGAAACAGGCGCTGATTGTTGAACAGCATTTAAAGCTATCTTTCCTAAAACTTCTTTACGAACAGCCATTTCAGTTTCTTCTGCATTATATTCTCTACTGTAAACTTCTCTGTAAGTTTGCGCAAATTCTTTATATTCTTCCGACTTATCTATGTTTCTAAGTACGTTTTCAAGTCTTTCTTGCGGAAGTGCTTCTACTATAAAGTGAATTGTTTCTTCAGTTAGGTTTTCTAGTGTTTCTGCTCCTGTTTGAAAAGCAATAACTCTTTGTGCAATATCTGCTAAAGCCTCAGCCTGGATAGGTACAGAATTTCTAATTTGAAATTTCTCAGTATAATTTGTAATTGAAGTTACAGTTACACCCATGTTTTTAAGAAGTTTATATAAAGATAGTTTAACTTCATCTTCTGTTTTTACAGTTTCTGGTTGTTCTTCCTCTGAAGTTTCTCTGTATAAAGGTACGTTTCTTTTATATTCTCTTTCCGCGAAAATCTCTTCATAATTCTCATAACGAGCTTTAAGTTCATCAATTGATAGTTCGTCTAATTCTTGCGCATCAATTATTTGTCTTTCTCCACTTTTAGTATAAACTGCTGTTTTACCTAAATTCTCATTAAGTCTTACAGTTGTTCCAGAAACCTCAATTCCTAAAGAACCTAAATTTGTCATTGCCGAATTTGCCAATAAATCTAAAGAAACATTTTTCTTCATTTCATTTTGACCCTCACTCTGAAGCAAATATTCATTACCTATTTTCACTCTGGTTTCAGCCATTGTTCCCTCTAAAATAGATGCTTGTGTAAAACCATTAACAGAAGACTTATCTACGTTTTTGGTTACAGACATTACAGAGGTGAATTCATTATTTGAAGTGAATCCTAATTCTATTTTTTGGCCGTCTACTGCTTCTTTTAATGCGGATTTTAAAGAACTGAATTGTTTTCCATTTACTTCATGAACGAATTGGATACCACTTTCATTTATTGAAGGATTATTTACAAAATCTTGAAACTGTTGTATATCTTTCGCCGAGCCTAAAACATGAATTTGATCACTATTAGGCACAACAATTTCATCCATATTGTTATTGGTAGTGTAAGATACAATTACGCCATCATATCCTTCATTTTCTAATTCTTCGCTGGTTTTAGGAGCTATAATAGTTTTAGAATTTCTATATAAAGGATTGGTTACATTTAGAATTACATTTTTAACAGCTCCTTTTTTTCCTGTATCCATATTAATTGAATACCCCTCAGCTTTAAAAAAGTTATCTGTAAAATAAAATCCTTGGCCAAAATCCCCTATAGTTTTATTTCTGTCACTTTCTGTACCTATTTGAGTTTCATCAAAATTTTCAAAATCTCTTTTTGTGCCGTGATAAACCACATCTTTTAATTGGCTTTGAGGGAATATCTGAGATAAATACTCTTGATATTGTTGAGCCGTACCTATATTAGATAAATCTTGGTTTTGATTATATATAGAAGAAACTCTGGGTGTAATTTCTTTTGTTGTTTTATCTATTTTCGGCGAATAAATGTTTTTGTATATTTCTAAGGCTTTCGTAGTATTATCAACAAGGGGGTTTGAAGCTACACTTATAAAAAGCTTACTCTCATTCCCATTCTGATCTAATACTTTAATTATTCGATTATTCTCGTCTGTTTTGACTGTACAATTCATTGATTTCTATTTTTGTTTTGGCAAATATACAATTAATTCTTTAACAATCCTGACTTTCATCAAAATTATTTTGCTCTGCTTTAGTTAAAATGTTTTTTGTTTCTATTTCTGACACTGAATTTATTGAAGGGTACTGACTTAGATCTACATTAAGAACAGGGGCTTCAATATTTAATTCATAAAAATTAGCATTTGTTTTCGATAGTTTTGAAAATAATTCATCTGCTGTTCTCTCATATACATCTCCATTAATATTTATAAAATCTTCTGTAGTTTTTGTTTGAATAGTTTCGTTGTTTATCTTGGTATAGCCGTTTTTATATGTTTCTAATGTTCCTCCATTGGCGTAATAATCTCTCATATTTTGCGCGGTGATTTCATCTTCACTTGCTTCTAAATCTACATTAAAATTAGTGTTTTTAGATAATAAGAAGTAATTTCTTAGATCTTCATTATCTTTCAAGTAATCATTCATTTCTGCAACACTAATCTCATCGGTATATCTTAAAGTTATGCCTTTTTGATTAAAAACTAAATTTTGTAATACAGGATGAACTTCTCTCAGCTGTTGATTTCTTACTTCTGCAATGTAGTCTGTTGTCAAGTATTCTGAATTTGATATATTTAAAGCCGAAATATCTGCTATTTTTTCTTGTGAAACTGTTGGCACTTCTTTATTTTCTATGCCGAAATATGTTTTATAATAAATTAGCTTCTTAACCGTATCTACATCAAATTCGGAATCATTCGTTAGAACATCGGCCATTTGGCTTTCAACATATGAATTTAAGTCTTCTAGTACAATACTCTTATTGTTTACATCTCCCTGAACAGTATTTTCTGGAAAAACATCTAAGTTAGTTGACATTAAATCTTCAACTTCTTCTAAAGTTTTTGTATTTCCATCAGTTTTTATATAAACATTATCTTGTATTTTTAAAAGTCCGTTATCTCTAAATGATTTATATTCAGAAGATGCTGTGTCTAACGAAATAAGAGGTAAATCTCTGTATTTAGGTTCTACCTTAACTACTTCTCTTTCTATTGTGTCCACTACATTGGTAAAATCCTGATAAGTATTTACAAAATGATTTAAACTCTCAGGTGTCGGGTTATTCAGCATAAAATCTAAAGCTCTGGTAACATCCAAAACTTCTTCTTGTGTTTTTGTTTCATATGAATCGACCAATCCTGTTAAATCAACATTTACATCAATAGCTTGTTTTTCAATGTCTCTTAATAGTGTTTTTATAGCTTCTGGAGATGAATTCCAAACTTCTGGTGTATAGCCTTCAATATTAGATAAACTTGTCTGTAATCCGTTATTTGTAGGTTCTCTAAGTGTTGCTTCTAAAGTATCTTGAACATCTGTATTTATTTTATCTTGAAGGCCTTCTTCTATTTCTTCTTTTACCACGATATTGTTAAATTCAGACATTTCTTCAAATAATGAACTATCAGTTTTTAAATAATCTAAATCGCTGGCATCTAAAGCTTCACTAAATTCTTCATAGGTTTTTATCCCGCCTAATTCCTGAATAGCTTCTGTTTCATTAATGAAAGGGTTTTCTAAATTACCTTCTTCATCAACAGTTATGAAGTTAGGATCGGCATCTTGATAATATTCACTGTTTTTAATTTGTTCTTTAATGTCTTTTGACTTATTTGTGCTGTAATTAAGTTCTGATAATAACTCATTTGCTTTTTTAAATAAGTCTACTCCAATTTCTTTTTTGGTTTTTTGTGATGCACCTTTTATTGCTGTTTTTAAAGTATTAATATTTTGACGCATTATAATATCACTATCTCCTGGTAAAATAGGATTTTCGTCAAAAGTCTGCGTGAAATTATTATCTAATTCAGAATTATTTATGTAAGCACTATAAAGTTCTTTTGCAACTGTGTTTAATTCTGATCTTATCTCTATTTCTCTAGCTTCATTGGCTTCTAAAAACTCTTTATACCCTAATACATCAGAGTCTATTTTATTAGACATGCTAAGCATTATCTTACTGGTTTGAAAAGGACTGTTGTCTAATCTTATTGCAATTGTAGCATCATTTATTAAATTCTCTTTATTATAGTTTTTTGTGGCAAATTGTTCAACATCTACAAACTGTTTTATTTTTGATAAGTCTGATAACGCGTTAGATGTTTCTTGAGAGTCAATCCAATTTTCTTTATCTGTAAAATCAATTCCATAAGATTGTGGATCTAATCCATTTTGAATCAGAGCATCTACCAAAGTTTTTGCTTTTATTGCGGTTGTTGCTTCAGTACTGTTGAAAATATCTAAAACTGATTGAGACATATCCACTGTAACTGAATTTAAACTCACTGGAAATCCAACCACTTTACCATTATAATTAAAAGCTACGAAAGGTATTTTAGCGTCTTTATTAGAAGCACTTATTTTATTTATAAATTGGTTTACATCTATTTTTATTGTAGAAGTTACTTGGCCATTTTCAATAAATCCTTGACCTACTACATTTTGTAAACTTTCTTTTGTGAAAGGATTGTTTCTAGTAACTGTTTCTTCTCCTGATTTTTGTAAAGTAATTTGAGGAGCACCTATAAAAGTGATTTTTGCAGTCATTTTTTGAGGTAGTTTTATAAGTCCTTTTTTACCTTTTGTAAACTCGGCCGCAGACTGTCTTAACTCGCTTAAAGGTATACCGATTCCTTCCGTACTTTCCTTGTCATAAGGCGCAGGAAGTGATCCTAAAAGCTTACCGTTCTTCATTACATAAATATGAATCTGTTTAGCTAATTCTTTACTTGTTAAACTATCATTGAAAGCATCTGTTGAGCTTACAAATAAATCTAATGTATCTCCATTCTTAACTGCATTTACAGCCTCTTCATCTACAGAATAATTAGTTCCGTCAGTTTGTCTATAATCAAAATCAGATGAGACATTTTGATAGATCTCATTTCCTTGAGAATCTAATCCTAGTAATTGTGAAATGGCCGAAGAATTAGTTCCGAAGTTTTTAATAAGTACATTTGATTGAGATGCAACAGCAAGCCATTCTTTTAATGGGATATCTTGTCCCCCTTTGTCATTTATTCTTCCCGTAAGTCTTTGTCCGTTATTTAAATCAATTTCAAAGGTATTGTTTGAATTAACAATCATATTGGAACCAGGGAAAAAACTTGCTAAAGTTTCTACTCTGATATGACTAAATCTTATATTTTGATTTTTAATTGTAGCTAAAGCATTTGTAGGGGTTTGTAAACCTCTGACAGAAGATCCTAAAGAATTTGCTTGTTCATCTATAGCATCAACAACAGATTTATAGTCTCTATCTATTAATTCAGTTTTAGTTGTATCTCTAACAGCTTGTGTTTGAAGACTATCAATTAAATCTAGCATTTCCGCAACACTTTGCTCATCATTTGAAACGGTTCCTTCTAGAGTCAGCCAATCATTTAACCTTGTTTGTAAAACTTTGAGTTGGTCTATTTCGGTAATAGTTAATCCTAAGTTTTTATAGAAATTTGATGGTCTGCTTATAATTCTATCTGTATTTGGCTCTACTCTTCTATCAATTTTAGAAAGTAGATTTTCATATGTTTTTATATCTGATTCTGAAGGTTTTGTTTTTCCTTGTTCGGCCAGATCTGTTCCAAAATATTGAGTTAAATAATCATTTGAACCAATTATTTCTGCAATTTTATTTTGTAACTGTTGTAAAGTAGTTAAATTTTGATTAGGTAACTGTTTTTTTAATTCGTTTATTCTTTGTTGGTACTGATCTCTTAAGTTTGGTTGCGCTGTTTCTCCTAGTATATTTAATTGCCCATTACTGAATGTTGCTATATTTACTTCTATTGGCATTCTTACGCCACTATAATTAGGATAGTTTTTAACTAAATAGTCTTCTACAAAACTCACGTAGGCTGTTTTACTAGCTCCGTTTGGGATAATACTTTTAGGAAAAGCCATTATTACAAGGTTTGAAGCTCCTGCATGTCTAACCTTACCATCTATTAAAGCAGATATTGAATTTAATAGTCCTTCTTTATTAGTTGAAACATTAGTAGTAGTTTCTATTCCTCCTTTAGTAGTTAAACCTGTTTGTAATATCCCTTCTAAATTGGTGGTGGTTTGTGTTAAATGTGTAAGAAAAAATACATCCTCTGGTAATTTATCAATTTGTGATTTAACTCTGTCTTTTAATTCTTGTTTTTGTTGTTCTGTTAAATTATCTAAATCTTCCAGGTTATTAATTGTCGGTGCTAAATTAGAAATTAAATTTTGTAAATTATCTATTTCAGTTCTTATGTTTTCTTCCTCTGTTCTAACTTCAATTGTGGCTACAGCATTATCTTCAATTTCTTTTTGGTATGCATCATAAATAGCCTGATCAGCTGAAGGTAATTGAATTCCTTTTCTTACTTCTTCCCCTAATTGTTGTTTATAAGCTTCTGAAACAGGTTCTCCATTTTCAAATGCTCTTCTTTCTATTAGATTCTGATTTTCCTGAAAAACTACCACTGTGTCTGTTTTCCACTTTTCTAAGATATCTGTAAAATATGAAGCAGTTGATTCATTAAGTTTAGTATTTTTATTCAGTAATTTACTAACCCAGCCATTAATAACTTTTACTCTGGTGTTTGGATTTACAATGGCTTGAGTAGTTTTCTGATAATTTTTAATGTGGTCTACAGCTTTTGATTGTGCCTGCAAAGCTTTTTGAATTTCAAAGAATTTTTCTGGATCGGATAGTTTAATATCTTGTAAAGTCGCTCTTAATTTATCTAAATTTTCATTTTGAGCGGTGAACATGTCAACAGTTATATTTGCATCTGTGTAATTTCTTATACCTATTGCATCTAAAGCCAGTTGTTTTTCCGTTTGGGCTTGTGTTCTTTCTTCTTGTATCGCTGTAATCTCCTTATTGATGTCAATTAAAGCGTTTGCGCGTGCTTTGTTATCTTCTGTGTCTGTTAACTTACTTGCTTCAAATTGTCTGTTTAAAACTTCTTTTTCCCATCTATCTAAAGACTGTAAATGTAAATCTAATTGAGATATTTTTAGAGTTTTTTCTTTCGGTGCTAAATCTAAAATTTGTTGTACGTCTAAAGCTTCTGTAATGCTTTCCACATTAACTGAACCAGCAACTAAAGATTTAACATGAGAAATTAAATTTTGATTTATACGCATAGCAGTTTCACCCATAGTCATACTATAGGCCATTGCTCTTACTACTTCTCTTGTAGAAGTTTTATCTAATCCTGCAATTTCTGTTTCACCTAAAAGAGCTTGCGCATAATTTAAGTTCTTTTGATGTTTATCTGAAATTTCTTTATATTCAGCTATTTTTTGTTCTTTAAATACTTGGGCTTGTTCTTCGGCTTCTTGGCCTGTACCTAATCCTAATTCCTTAGCTAATTCATCATTCTTAACTGCATTTATCTGACGTTGAAAGTCGAAAAAACCTTCCTGTACACTACTAATAGCTTGATTACGTTCTATGTGAGCTATGGCCGATTCTGCATCAGCTAATAATTCTCCTGTTAAATCACCTCTTTGTATTGCTTCTTGTTTTGATTCTTGAGAAGCCTGTATTTTATTATTTGCAATTACATTGTTTATGTGGTTATCTGCTGTAAATGTATTAGCATAATCAACTGTTCTTTGTGTTTCTTCTCTTTCGGCTGTAACATTTCCAAATTTAAATCTCGAATGTACTCCTGCACCTAATACCCCGACAATAGCCCCTATTAATCCTTCTGAAAGGCCTTCTTTTGTGCCATAAGTGTCTTGAAGTGCTTCTGTAAATGCATCGGCCACTCCATAAGTTGTTTTTGTTTTTTCAGGATCAAAAGCATTTAACATATATCTTTCGGCAGTTTGTGAAACAACTCTTTGCCCCATTTCTTCTTGTGCTTCTGGAATTGCTGCGCCTAATACTCCCCAAACTTTACCTGCTATTCTCTGTCCTTTAGTTGCTTCTAAAGCTTTATATAGTATCTTTCCTTCTTCTGTGATTGTTTTATCAAACCCAATACCTAATAAACTTCTTTTTAAAAAGTTATTACCAACATTTGGATTCACTGTTTTACCTATTAACGCGTTTCCAAATTGGGCTAAATTAGAGGTTCCTACGATAATCATATTAGCTCCAAAAACATAATTTCCTGTTGTGGTTAGTTGGTCTTTGAAAGCAGAATATTCTTCAGGGGTTGGATCAACTCCATTTACTTTTTGATAATTTTCAAGCCAATCATGTTCTGTGGAATTCATATATTGGCGTGCTTCCATTCCTGCCTCATAACCTGCTGAACGTGTTGCTACCAAAGCTACATCCGCTATTTTTCTTATTTTATATGCATTTATAGAAGTAGTTTTGTTTATCTCTCCTATCTTACCTAATACCTGATCACTTACTTTTCTACCTAACGCTGTAGTTTCTGCTTCTAGTAAGGCTGTAGATGATCCTTTAGATAGAGTTTTTGCGGCGTTTAAAGCTTCTAAAGTTTTTGCTTCTCCTCCAGCCCCTTTAACTGTCCACTTTGCTAATTTTGCTAATTGACTTTCTTGTGCTAATAATCCTACTCCTCCTGTTGCAGCTGTCCATATTCCCTCTGAAATAAGTAAACCCGCTGTAAATGATAATCCTCCAAATACTTTATCTGCCCAGAAATTAGTTGTAGCTACCTGACCAAATAGACTTGCATTATTTTCTTGTTCTGTATAATAATTTGGTAACTTGTAGTCAAGTTTAACATTCAAATCATCAAGATAATTATTGAAATCTGTGTTATATGCTTCAGATAAGCTTCCTTTAGATATCCCTTCAACTAAACTGTCAACAACTCCTAAAGTCCCTCCTAATACTGCAACCCCTGTTTTACCAAGTAACTTGCCAAACCCGTTTGTCCATTTTTCAGCTGTTGTTTGTTGTTGTGCAAGTCTTTCTTGGTTATTTGTACCTGGTATAAAATTCTCATATCTTCCTATATATTCTCCATTAGAGAGTGGTGCGTAAGCTTCATTGTAAGATTCATTTGTATAACCTTTTAATGCTCTCGGCTCTTCTTTAAATTGAGATCCAAATAAAGAGGGTGCTTGTGCAAATGGATTTGAAGATAAGTCAGGCTGAACTTCTTTTTTCCTTACATCTTGTGCAATAAAAGTGGTAGGTGTAGTAATAACAGGAGCCACTGTCGCATCTGCTAGTAATTGTGTATCTATAGGATTATAACCTGCTGTAGTTGGTTCTGCCATGAGCTTATTTTAGTCTATTTAAAACTGTATCTATTTCTTTAGGGTTTTGTTGTAGGTATTCTAATACTGCTTCTCCCACTAATATTTGTGGATATTGTTTAATAAATAAAAGAAGTTGTTTATCCATTACTTGTTTACCTGTCTCTGTTTCGCTTAACAATAATGGTGCTCCTCCTTTTTTAAGAGATACAGAAGTTGTCCATTGTCCTTGAACTGGAGTGGCACTAACTGTAAATTTATTGTAAGCGTCTTTTGACATTAATGCTGTTAAAGCTTCAATTTTTTCTGCGGGAATTAATGCTTGTAATTTTTGTTTATAAACTTGATCTGTTGTTGGTTGAGTTAAGAAATAACTTGGATTAACTTTGGAACCCATTTGAAAATTCGCTCCTAATGTGCCTGAAATAAAATTACTTGCTTTGTTTAAAGCTGATTTTTGTTGTATATCTAAAAATTGAATATTTTCATTATTTATAGGAGTGGTGTAATTACCTGCTGTAACTTGTCTGGATTGCGCTTCATTTAAAGCTTGTGAATTTAACACATTATATAAATCATCTCCTCTTTTAACTGTGTATGTTCTGGCACTTCCAAATATCCCTTTCACACCCTCTTTTGCTCCTGATTGTATGACTTCAAAACTTCCATCATCTGTTCTTCTAAAACTAAGTCCTTTTTTGGGATCAAAAGCTACTTCTCCCTCTATTTGAGGAATTGCGTTAATTATTTGCTCTTTTACTTTATCATTAGTAACTGTTGCTAACTTATTTGTTGTTACAATTCCTTTTCCTTTATCAGCTACTGTCTTGTTTCTTCCTGATAAAGAATCTTCTCTCAAACTATTTATTGGGTTATATCGTATACCTGGATTTAAAAATGTATCTGCCATTGAATACTCTCTATCTCTTAGAATCTCCAGTTGTCTTTCAAACTGAGGAATTAATGAAGGATTTTTAATAAGGTTTTCTTTAAGTTTTGACCATCCACCCTGACTATTTACAAAATTTTGAGCGGTATTGGCTTTATTTAAAGCATCTTCTCCTAAGTTTTCTACATTTGCAAATAAGTCGCTTTGACCTGCTCTTTTAGCAGACTCAACGGCCATTTTTAAAGAGTTTATATATTTATCAGGATTTTGTCTAAAAACTGTTGCTGTTTGGTTATCTGCATCTTTTATAACCGTAGCCATATCATTTCTTCTAACATACGCCTCCAACATTTGTGAATACTGATCTGGAAATAAGTTAGATAACCCTGATTTACTAAAAGCTGTTTTTGCGGCAGTTGCTGGGGCATATCCGCTCTTTATAGCTTCTGCATAATTTGCTTGATATGATTTTTTAGTATTATCATCTATTCCCCCTCCTTGTAGTGTAGCATTAGCTAAAGAAACAATCCCAACACTTTCTGTAGCAAAGTCTTTCACTAATGTTGTATATGGATTAGTTTCGTCTACATTTTCTGTAGGTAAATTAGTTAAAGAAACTCCTGCGGCTGACCCAATTGCACCTGTAGCTTTTTCACTTATTTCTTGTTGTAGTTTTGTCATTTCTAAAGCATGCTTTTGTACAGCTCTTGATTCGGCAGAATACTTCAGTTCTAAATCTTTAGCGTCATAAAAAGCAGCATCTGTATCATAAGTAACAGAGGTTTTAGCTCCTGCCATTTTTGCAAAAGTAGTTTTCCAATTTGTAGTTTCTAAAAATCCCCCTATAGAAGCTGAATTATTAGGATCAATACTTTTAAAACTTTGTAAATATTGCGATTTTCTATCTTCTTCTGCTGTTTTATTTCTAAATGCTTGGTTTCTTTGTTCCTGTGTTAAATTTTTATTATTGTAATCTACATTATACTTTTCAATATTTGCATTTAAGTTTTCTTCTACGTTTTTTGTATATGATTTAAATGCTTCCTGAGCCACTACTAACCCATTTTCTCCTTGGTATTTAGCCCAACCATTTATTTGTAATTGTTTTCCTTCTTGTGGAGATAGTATTTGAGGCATATAAGCCAATATTTCAGATTCTGTAAGTCCTTTAACAGAAGTTGTTTTTGTTCTTCTTACGCCATCGCTATCTGTAAATGGAATTTCAACTGTTTCTTCTCCTTTAAGTTCTTTAAACGCTTTTGCTTTTTCCAAGGCCGATTTATTTACATCAATGTAATTCGTATATTGAAGTGCTCCAATTTTATCAACCTTATTACCTTGAGCATCTTTACCTTGAAGATAATTAGCAATTCCTGCTTGTTCTTGTGCAAATGCATAATTTACATCAGAATAACTACCATCATTCTTTTCTCTTTTTTTCTTTATTTCCGCGTCAAAATTACGAATAGATTGTGAGATTCCGATTTGATCTAAAGTATAATCATCAATGGCCATATTAGTATAGGCATTGATTTTATTTGTTAACCCACTTTTTGCCCAATTTATCTTCCCACTTTTATTTACTTCATCAATAAGTCCTTGGACATTTTGAGCGAATCTATCTTTATCTTCTTGGCGTAATAATAGATTTTCCTGCACTTTTAATTGAGCAAGATTATTATTATATTTTTGTAACCCATTATCATATTTACCCTGATTAACAGAAAGCGCCTGATTAAGTAAATTTAGATTTATTGGACTTTGATATTCTTGTGGAGTATCAGGAGTGGATAAGTAAGAAGCCATATATTGTTGTTTATTAAAACGCAAAATCCCACCCTATTTATATAAGATGGAATTGCGAAATTACATTATTTATTTGATATTTGCAAATTAATTATTTTTTGCACTACGTTTAAGCTCTTTGAGCGCCACCAAAACGTTTCTTTTTAGCTTGGACATTGAATTTTTGTAAAGTTTTCTTGGCATCTAGTAATCTTTGATACTCGTCTTGTGGAGCAACACTATAATTAGTGGCTAAATCTAAATTAGTCATAGCAACTCCGTCAGGTGTATACCTAGCATTGTCGTACATAGAGTTTATTAGGTTTACAGAATTTACAGTATTATAATTACCTAAATTCACTTTTTGAGCCGTGTTATAGTAATTTCTAAGATTCTGTTGAGTTATTGCATCGGCTTTTAATATTCTACCTTCATAACTTAATAAATCACTAGCTCTTGCGTCTTCCTCTCTGGCTTGTATTTGTGCATTTGCTGCATTGGCCTGAAATGTAGAAGCTTGATTTTGTCCTGCGACTTGACCCATTACATTATTTAATTGAGCTTGTGTATTAGCCTGTACTTGTGCTATTGCCGAGGCTCTTTGCGCGTCTGGCAAACTATTTAAACTTTCTATTGTGGAAGCTTCTTGTCTTCTAATTTCATTAACTTGTGCATCAGGTGAAACTAATGGTGCTTCAATTCTATCATACCTTCTATTTATTTTTAAAGCGCCTTGTAAACTATCTGGCAATAAAGGACTTTGGTCAGGCAAATTTAGTAAACCTTGTGTGTTTATTTCCTGATTGTTTGCTGTAAATGATGGAAGTTTGTTGGTTGGAGAAGGCTTGGTTGCTAAAGGTCTTGAATCAGGTGTTACTTCTGCAATTCCATAATCAGCTGATGTATCTCCAATAAGACCTTCGATGTTATCTAAATTTTTAATACTAGGAGCAGAAAGTTTAGCTCTTAAAGGGGAGTTTTTTAGTTGTTTAACTGTTAATATTCCATTGTCGGCCAACAGTTGTTTTTCTTCTGGTGTTACTAAGTTAATTTGCATTGAATATCTTCCAGAAGTAAAGTTACCTAGTTTTTCATCATATCCTCTGATAGCTCTAGACTGATCTGTTTCTCCTGTTGTATCTGGTAAAAAAGTCTCTTCTGTTAAATATCTTTGAGCTTCTTTAACTGCATCTGAATTAAAATTATCAGGGTTGTTTATGATAGTTTGAGCTGAGTCTTTCATATTCTCATCTATCAATCTTTGTACATTTCCCACAATTTCAGATTGTTTGTTTAAAGGTACATTCCCTTTTAACTTTACATTTCCTTTCGAATCAACTGTTATCAACTGTTTAAATCCAGGATCCGAGTTAATAATATTTGGAAAATTATTATATAGATTTTGAAGAGCTTCTTGTGATTTAACTATTCCATAGGCCTCTTGATTAGCTGATTGTTGTTCTCGAATATTCTTACTGTAAGGATTTAAGTTACTAGTTACATTAACTGTTCTGTTTCCTCCATTTTGGAATTCATAAAGTAATTCTTTTACTTTTTCTTGCGGAAGATTATATTTTTTAGAATAGCCTATAATCATATCACCATTATAAAGACCTCCATTTTGCATAATAGGCTTTGTAACTTCCTCTGCATTATGGCCTACTTTAGAATCTTCTTGTAAATTAAATACTTCATCAAAAAAGCTTTTACGCGCTTCAATTATAGGTAATTTCTCTTGCTCTAATTCTTGAAATTCTTCAGTTAAGAAATTTACGTTAATTCTAATTGTATCTTCTAAGTTGGGGTTATGTAATAATTTATCTGCTTGTTTTTGAAGTTTTGAGGCTATGTCCTCTTGTTCTTTAAGAATTTTATCTAACCCTGTTTTTCTGTTGAATTTATCAATTACATCGGCATAAGTGTTTGTAGACTTAACACCTAAATCATATTCTTCATTGAATTTTTTAGCGCCGTCTTTACCTATTTTTAAATGGTCGGAAATAATTTGAGAGTCTTCTGGTAATTGTTCTGCTGTAAGTACAACACCACCATTAGAGTGAGTTTCCCCTAATACTTTTTGAACTGTTCCGTCTGGCTTTTTAAGGTACTCGTCAGATTCTAATTCTGCAACTTTTTCTCCTTCTGGAGTTTCAGCTACATATTCGCCTGTCGCTACCTTATTTTCGTCTTTTTTTTTTAATCTTCCACCATTTTGCATTACAGGTTGAGCTTCTTGTTGAGGAGCTTGTCCTTGTTGTAAAGTTGAAACCATTTCTTGAAGTGCGGCTTGCTGTTGGTCTGGTGGTAATTGTTGTAGTTCAGCCATTATTGCTTGTGGGTCTTGGCCTGTAGATTCAGCAAAAGCCATTACAATCTCTTCTGGACTAGGGGTTGCTTGTTGCCCGCCATCTTGAAAATACCCGCCTATTTGTAAAGACTGCGTTGCAGGTACAGAAGCTTGTCTTGCTTTCTGTTGATACTCATTTAAAATATTTTGTCTTCTATTCGCTGTACCTAATCCTGAAACAAGGTTTCTTCCTAATCCTGTTGCTAATTTAGTTGCTGAAACTCCAATATCAAAAGCATTTCCTGTTCCTATACCTTGGCCAAGTTTATAAGCTGCACTAGGGATATCGAATGATCCGTAGGGGTTAAAATAAGAAAAATTCTCTGTTATATTTGGTGTAGCTGTTTGTTGACTGTTAATCGGATTTCCAAATTTATCAAATTGATCTTGTTCATTTACAATTCCATCCCCATTATTATCACCTTGAATATACTCAGACCCTGTATCTTGGACTCCATAAGTATTAGGAGCTGTAATTTGAGGGGGGGCACTATAAGGAGAAAGTTCATTAGGGTTGTAAGTGAACCCGTTATTTGTAGCATTTGGTAAAGGGTACTGTTGGCTTAACTGATTAGAGTAACTATTATAATTATTTGTCTGAAGCGGGTTTTGCTGAGGTTGTAAAGTTATTGGTGCAGGTAGGTATCCTACACTATTAAAATTTTGTGCTGTATTACCACCTATTTGATAAAATCTCTTTTCTATTTTTTTGTTGTTTATTCTAACCATCTTAAATTTGTATTATTTTTTATAGTTCCTCTTAGTCTGCCTTTTAATGTTGAGTAATTATATCCGTATTTTAAAGCTGCGCTTTTTAAACTAGGGAATATTTCTTTTGTTATTATATCTAGAACTCGTTTGTACTTAGGGTTATTTTCTCCTGTCATGTTTAAAAATCTTTTTCTTATATGCTCTTCAGATTGTTTTTTACCTTTAAAGAATAAAGAGGTAGACTCTCTCAAATTTTCTTTTTCCTGTTCACTCAATATCCTTCCTGTAACTCCTTGCCCTCCATCCGTAAAGTTTACTAAAGTTCCTTTACCTAAATCTTGTCGGCCGTATAAAGCAATAAACTCAATTTCTTTTTGTTTTATGAATTCATAGTCATCTGACTCTAAAAGAATTTCAACTTCGTAATCTGTTTGATTAATTATGTTTTTCCAGTATTTATTTCTATTTTTATGCGAAAAGGCTCTCAAGTATTCATTGGAATATTTTCTATAGTTATCTTCATATTTTGTTCCTATTCCTACATAAAATACTTCATTTTTATCACTTCTAATATGTCTGTATAAATAATGTTTACCTATCATGAAAATCTTTTATTTTTAGTTCTTTTTAATTGTGGTATTTCATGTATCACTTTACCTTTGAATTGATACTCTTGGTTAGGATACATCATTTGTCGATTTCCATATTCATCTACACCCAAAATAGGGTAATTGACATTTTTCATCGTAATTAATCCTGAATCAGTTGGGACAATAACTTCTTGTTGAGGATAATCATAAACACCATTCGGGCTTATAGGAATATTCCCACCATTTTGTGCGTAAACAGCGCTAGTTTCTGGGTTATTCTGAGCTATTGTATTTATAGCTTTCACTATTTTATCATCATCGTAAGCCTTGTAAAATATCTCTTCATCTAACCCTTTTTCTTTGACCATTTGTTGAAGTTGTTTTATATCTACTTTTTGTCCTGGTTTTAAACCTAAGTTTTGTCTAAACATGTGAAAATTACCATATGTTTCTTCAGGATGTGATAAGTACTCTCTATCTCTTTTAAATGTCCCTTTCTGTTGGTTATTTACATCTCCTAAAACTCTTTGTAGTGCTGGTGCAACTACAGCATCTATATTGGAGGCATGGCTAAGTTCATGACCTAAAACACTTCTCATATTAGGCGCTTTAGAATATGGAGTAGATTCTCTTTGTCTTTGATATAGTATCTCTCCTGTTTTTTCATTTGTGCCTCTATTACTAGTTTGCTGGAAATATGGACTAGTATACAAAGCGTCTGCTCCTATTTTAGATAAGTATCCAATATCTTCATTAGTTTCCGCCTCTCTTATTGGAGTTCTTAATCCTTTGCCAATAAAATCTTGAAGCCTATTAGCATCTAAACCTGTGTTCTTAGAAAATTTTTCTTTAGTGGCTGGATCAGAATACCAATTAATAAAATCTTGAGAAGCTTGTTGCTCAACTAATTTATCTCTTTTTAGGGGGTTATCTGTAGGTTTTACTGTTCTTACATAATTAGTTTCTCCTTCATTTAGGGAACTTTTTACTTTAATAAGATCGGAAATTTTTCTTTTATCAGATGGCATTCCTAATAACTCTTTAGGAAGCATATTTATTAATCCCGTTTGACCAAATACTGATGACATAGCGCCCCCATTCTGACCATAAACTAAATTATTGTCTTCATTTTGAGCTATGTTATTCATTAACCATATAATATCTTCGTCCTTGTATTGAGTTCTTAATCTATTTTTAATAAAGTCCTTATTATCTAGTTTATTTAAATGCTCCTTCTTAAATTCCCCGTCTTTTCTAGTGTCATAAATATTTTTTTTATACATTAAATATCTTAGTGCGTCTAAATCTGCCTTATTCTCGGTTGGTTTTGCATCATGGAATAACCCATCATAACCGTACTGTTTTATTAAATCATCTTTATCTTCTTGTCGAAAATCTTCATCTATTTGATATCCTTGTAGTCTGTTAAATAACTCAAAATTATCTTTTTCATTTAATTTTACAGCATTTATTGAAGCATGGCTTAATTCGTGAGCTTCTGTGGCTTGAGGATCTAGGTTTTGACCTTTTCTAAACTTATTCTTCTCTTTCTTTTTCTGATCTAATTCATTATTAAGTGTTAACTTATTTGAATTACCATCATAAGCCGAACCTGTAAATGTAGCATCAGGAAAACCTCTTAGATTTCTGTAAGTGTTTTGAATAAAATTATCTTCACTACTTTGATTATATATACCTGTATCTTTAAATCTATTTAAACGAAAATTAGCTACATCCTGAGGAGTTTTATAATCCTGTCCTTCTAATCTTTTTATGTATACAGGGCTTTGTAGATAAGATTCTAAATAATCCTTAGGATTTAATTTATTTTGATTCCTAGGTAATTGAGGTGTTAAATTAGGTATATTATCTTTTTTAATACCTCCACTTTGAAAGTATTGCCCTTGATTATAGATGTCTTCTTGTTGTACTTGGTTAGGATCTACATACTGTACTTGTGAAGCTACTAATAAATCTTGTATGAATCTCTGTTGATTAATTTGTTCTTGTTGTTTGGTATTTAGCTCCTCTTTTGCCTTTTGTACAGCTTCTGTTTCATTTTCTGGCGCTAAGGTAGGCATATCTATAATGGAAACCAAATTACTTACTTCTGGTGTATATGTAATAGGTATTTCATTAGTAGCTGGTGCATAACTGTCTATGGCTCTTTGTGCTGTTCCTTTTAAAAACTGTTGTTGGTCTGAGTCTGTAAGACTACTACCTGATAATTTTTTATAAGTGTTCAATACTAAGTTTTGTCTTTTAGTATCAGCATTAAATTTTACTTTTGGCCTCTCGTAATCATCTGATACAATTCTACCTGTATTATAAACACCTTGTGCTGTTCTTAACTTATCTCCTGCTTTTTTATGAGTGTTATTTAATTCCCAATTTACAAAATCTAATTGGTTATCTAAATCTGTCCAATTAGAACCATATTTATTTTGTAAAGTTTCTAATCTTCCACTGTGCCACTGCGCAATTCCTTTTGATCCTTTTGTATCCGCTGTTCCTAATATAGTAGTATTCAGATTACTTTCTCTTATCAAATTACCAACAATACCCGCAGCTTGATCAGGAGTCCACCCATAACTAAGCATTTTCTTATAAGCGTACTCTTCTTTATTTTGTTGCTTTATTTTATCCTTTATTAGCCCCATATTATAATTCTAAATTTACTTTTGAACTCAAAAGATTAATTGCGTACCTTAGTCTGCTTTCTATAGATTGTTCTAGTCTAACTGTAAAGACATTACTCCTCATCATTTCAAGAGTAGTTTTTCCACTGAATTTTACAATATCTGTATTGATTGTTTTATTTATTTGATTTTTGTCCCAGAGCCAAGTAGGTGAATTACTCTTATGAGAGAGCATTCTATTATAGAAATAGTTAGTAGTATATTCACTTCCCACCTTTGTTATTAAAATTTCCTGATACGAACCATCTTTGGCTGTTATAGGATACTTAGAAATCAGTGAAAGTTGGCCTGTATTTGGTACAAGTCTCAATTCTCCTGAATTGGTAAACGGGGAATATAGCCACATCTTATTAAATGGTTTATCATCTATTTGTGCCGCATCGTACTCATTATGGTACCTACTAACTTCCATTTCAAAACCAACTGTTTTTAACAGTATTTCTCCATATTCTCGTTTCAGCATATACTCGACTAAGAAAGGGTACTTTTTACCGTAAAATACTTGATAACTTCTATTAGTTAATAAGTGTGACCATATTCCTAATTCGGTTGAATCTGAACTTTGATTTATACCTGTTTGGAAATAATTTTGGTGCGGAATGTAATAATTTGGACAATAAGAATACCATCCTACCCACTTTTGCTCTATGGGGGAAAATGCGATTGTCCAGCTAACATCCTGAAAATAATTAGGATCTGTAACTGAAACAGGTGTTTTTACTTTTTCTATGGTCGGTTCAACACTTTCAGTGCAAGAACATTGTGCATTGCCATTTGGGAGTATTATTGTTGTGCAATCATCTGGACAAACAATATCTTCTATAGTGACAACGCAATTACACACAACTTGATCACCAATTGTTTGTTGTGTGCATGTTTCGGTATTTGGACAATTACAGGCCATATTTAATTTTTTAAGGTATTATAGTCCATCCTTTAGCTAAAAGTAATGTCTCTGTATTTGTTCCCGTGATACCTAATGCAGGTAAATTATTATTTGCATTTAGTGTGGCATTATCAGGTGCTAAAGCTATCCAAGAAGTTTCAGTATTCCAAGAAGAAACAGTAATTTTATTATTAGGCAACTCTAATAGAATCAAACTACTTGGTAAAGCTAATGTTGGATTAAACGCTATTATGTCATTGGAATTAAGATATAATTGTTTTAAACTACTTGGTAACGCTATTGTAGGGTTGAATACTACTATGTCATTAACATTTAATGACAAACTTGTTAATCCTGAAGGTAGGGCTATTGTTGGATCGAATGTTACAATTTTATTTGTAGATAACGTTAAACTTTTTAAATTACTAGGTAATGGTAAAGTAGGGTTAAATGTCACAATTTGGTTAGACTGTAAAGTTAAATTTTGTAAGTTAGCAGGTAAAGCAATAGCAGGGTTAAATGTCACAATTTGGTTAACAGCCAGATTTAAAGTATTTAAACTACTAGGTAATGGAATTGTTGGATTAAATGTTACAATTTGGTTAGTTTGCAAAGTCAATACCGACAATCCACTTGGTAAAGCTTCAATAGGATTAAATGTTACGATTTGGTTTGCAGTTAATAATAATGTACTAAGAGTTGCTATACTTATAATATTAACAGTAGTTATATTTCTGCCATTTAAAAATAAGCTTGTTGCATCCGTATTTATTCTAAATCTAACTCTTCCGCCAGTTAATGAAAAATTAGTTATAGTTGCAAAAGTTGTTCCAGATTGCGTTAAGAAAAATGATTCCCAAGCACTTACTGTAGACAATGTTCCCCAATTTGTCGAAACAACATCAAAATTTATGGCTGGCGGTTGAACTGTCACTGTAACAACTGTTGTAATTGAAATACATCCATCAATTGTAGGTGTGATCGTATAAACAGCCGTACCCGAAGTAATTCCATCATTAATTAATAAATCAGTTATTGATGTTCCTGATCCACTTGTTGCTCCTGTAACTCCGCTTTGAACTACTGTCCATGTGAAAAGTGCTCCTAGATCTCCACTTAAAGTGATGTTTGTTGTTTGGCCACTATTTATATTTTGAGAAGGTGGTGTTGCAACTACTGTAGCTTCACAATCACAATCTGCTGGTACTGTCGTTGAAAGTGTACATGTCTGTATATCTTCATCATAAATATATCCATCTGGACACAAGGTTCCTGATAATGTTATTTTTTCACATAATTCTGTTGTTGGATTATATTCGTATCCTATCGGACAAGTTATCTCACTTTCTCCACAGTCTGTATAAAAACCAATATTCTTATCAAATTTTAAACATGGATCAACTTTAGGTATATAGTCTTTTTTAGTTATAAATACACGTCTGAATCGACTATCATATCCCATAGCTATACCAACTCCATTTATTGCATTATCTGTGTCTAAATCGCTTATATTTGCTATTTGAGATTTTAGTATTTTAAATGGAAGATGTTCTTTAAACCAATTTCTCATTCCGCTTGGTTTACCGTTTATTAAACTAGATATCTCGTTCATTCCTTGTCCGCCACTTGGAATCTCAATAACTTGTCCTCTTTTAGCATCTACATGATAATGGCCAAACTCACAACTTACGGATTCTGAACTTCCCGTTCCTCCAAATCCAAGATCTGTTTCTGAATAGGTCATCGGTCTTCTTGCAAAAGCTGAAGATAAATTTCTTGAATCCGCTCTTTTACCATCATCTACAGCTACATCAATAGCATTAAATAGAGAAGTTGCATTTTCTTGTCTAATTAGAATTTGCTCTCTTTCAATTGTGCGGATATCTTTTAGTTTGCCATATTTACTGTCAAACTCATAAAAGTCTAATGGTTTGTAATTTAAGTAAGGATCATTATAATTGTTTTCACTATTATCTGGTTGCGACCACATTATACCATTAGGATTATCATTTCTACAATCGCTTTCTGACTGATCAAAATTATCTGACAATGTTCTATATGCTGTAGTGGTTACAGGTTTAGAGTATATTTGATTATAGAAGAAAAATTCTCCTTTTTTAATTGAAACGTTTTTTTCTTGTGTCCATTCAGATGTATCTCCTGTATTTGGATAAAAGTTTCTTTCTAGTGTTGGTTCGGCGGTTCTATTCCAGGTATTTATTCTAGTTTCAGTTAAGAAATTAGGTACTCCGTAATAATACAGATAAAATTTGCTCGGTGGTCTATAGTAATTAGTTTGTTTAGTTTCACAATCAAATTTTAAATCATAATCTATGTCTGGGAATAAAGCAGACTGTCTTCTATAGTCTGTCATTACTTCATAATCTACATAAAATCTAGGTTCTCTTCCTATATTAGAATAAAATTTATAATTAAATGGAGTTAAACTAGCTAAACCAAATGCTGTGTCTGTAAACAACGGCATTTTTCTTTTAAGTGTGTGTCTGGAAATAAAAGTGTCCCCTCCAAAAATAGATAAGCATATTGTTTTAGGGTTTTTCAAGTCTCCTCTGTATCCTGTTGACAACCATTTTATAGAATTAATTGTACCGTATTGTGAAGGCAAGTAGTTTTTTAAAGCTACGTATGGGTTGGCCACATTTTTCTTTATTACTTTACTTATCCCTGTAGTACAAGCATTATTTTGACTTGCTATAGTTAAAGAAGATGTGTTTGTATCTATTTTATTATTATCAAAAGATACGTATTCTGTAGGATAATTTAGTGTATTAGAAACGCCTAAAGTTAATAAAACAGATTTTTCTCTGTCTAAATTATTTATGCTTATTTTTTCTCCTGTAACATCATCTACTTGTGAAAAATTACCTTCTTTTAAATATTTTGCCGAATATAAAGATCTGATTTGATTTCCATTTTCTTGTAATAATTGCATGTAATTGTACTTAGCACTAGAATGAAAATATGAAGAGAAGTTTTCAGGTTGCCCTAAATCTCTAAATGCTTTTATCCAGTCTAATCGGTGTCGGCCATAATTTACAACTACAGAACTAATTGCTGATAAAGCTCCTGCTATAATAGAAAGTACAATACCTGCTGGATTCACAGATACTACAAATCCTGCTGCAACTCTATAATTCTCTCCTGCATTTGCCAATTGTACTGCTACTTCTGTGGCTACTTCTAATCCTGCTAATAATCCTGCTAAATCTTTTGCTTTTCTTGTTAATATTACAAATTTTGGATGATCTTTTACTTCATTAAAATAACTGTTGTCTGTTTGGCCGAATACATATCCCTGAACAGATAATTCTGTTGGTAGTGTATATCTATAATAATCTGTTTCTGGACTATGATAAGTGAATTTATCATTCTTTAATCCATTGTAAGGATGTGGGATAAATGTTGTTCTGCTTCTATCTGAATAATTTAAAATATCACTTCCTAGATCATTATAAGGGTAATTAGAATAATAAATAGACTGTGTTTTGTCATTGTCATCTGTGTACTTTCTCATATCAAATATAAGCCCCGAAGACATTATACTTCTATCTTGCGCTATATCTCCTCTGAATATTTCATATCCTGATATTTGATTTCTTTTTTCTTCGTTAAGTAGTCCGTTATTAACCGCAATATCTAAAAATGAATTTATTGTGGTTTCATCTATTGTTATTCCTAATGGATATATCACTGAATCACTTTGAGTCAATTGAGGATTTTCATACATAAAAGGACTAACCTTATTATCAGGAAATTTAAAATGTCTTATATTTCTACAAGTAAAATTTACTAAAGGTTTTTCAACACTGTCTTTCTTCCACTGGTAATTGCCTTCTGAATCTAAAATAGGTATAAACACCTCTGAAATAGTTGTGCCTTCTACAAATTCTAATTCAAATTTTTCTCTTTGAAAAATGTTTATATCCGCAGGTTTTATTTTTAAGGTGCTAGAATCATATAAAGAAGTATTATCGGGGTAAATCTCTTGACTTTCCCAATAAGCAAAATCTCCTTTTTTATATGGAGTGGCTATACATGAATTTGCAACAGGTTTATTGAATGTACAAGTTGCCGTGTAAGTTTGTTTTTTATCTATTCTTATAGATTCATAAGTTACATCTATTCTAGAATATTCTCTACTTCTAATAACTACAGCAAAACATCCGCTTAAAGGTGCTGTTCTATATACTGCTGCTGGGTCACAATTAACTTGACTTATGATTTTAGCATCGATAGCTACATAAAAGTTTTGACCTGAAATTTGCCCTATATTTGTAGAAGTTCCTGCTTCATTAGTAATAGTCCAATCTAAAGAGTTATCTGCTTTTTGAAAAAATAGCATCTCTCCTTGCCCTGCATCTACTACTTTAGAATATAAAGGTGTTGTTGAATTACATTTATTATAAATCGAAACCCTGATATTAGTTCCTGCTGAAATATCATCTGTGTCTTGTAGTTCTTTTATTTTAGACACTTCTAATACGAATCTATCTCTGCTTAATATATCTCCCTTAAACCATAAAACCCCTTTGTGTAGTTTATTTGTCCATTCTGCCCCTGAAGCAACTGTGTCTTTTGTTGTTTGTAATTCTGCTATTGTTGACGCGCCATAATAATCATGAAAATATCCTTGATTAAAACTACTTGTAGGTGTAATCTCTGCAATTGCATCAGCGTACGTGCATTCTAAATTTTCAAATTGAAGAGTTCTGTAAAATGCAATACGCGGTCTTGGTGGTATTGCCAATACACATTGCATAAAAGCATTCTCAAAATCTGTATTTCTTTTTGGATTCCCTGTGCTTGTATCTAACTCGTAAATTGTACAAGTTTGCGGAGGTTTTGTTTTAACATATTCTGTTGGAAAAATAGCGTCCACCATAGTAGCAGATTCTCCCACAATTGCTCCTACAATTAATTCTTCATCATCTAATATAGGCGCTTCACAATTATTATAATTTGGTGTGCAATTTAAATTAGTATAACAGTCTATATCAAAATAATTACAGAAAGGATAAGAATTTGGATCGGAAGGAGATGGACAATTTGCATATGTTAAGCAATCACCATTAGTAATAGTATCAGTTATAAAAGTTGTTAAATCTACATAATTCTGAGTTGTTTCTATACTGAACGTTGCGCCTGGCGTAGTAATAACATTTTGATAAACACAGTTTTTTTGAATGTCTTCCTGTACTTCAACTATTTCCAAAGAGTCAGAAGAACAAAAATCTTCATCTTCAGTTGCTGTATTATAGTATTGCCAATATTTAGTTCTGTCTGTTGAATTACAAGCACTTTTATTTGACTCTATAGAAACTCTATCTTTGTTGGTGACAGGCACTTCTATTAAGTCACTTTCTTTTGCATTTCTATTAATTAAAGGAAATAAAGATGTTTTATATCCACCTTCTAATAAAAATCTTATAGAGTAAGGCACTACTTCATCTCTATTGATAGATAAATACAGTGAGTCTTTTACTCCATCTTTATATAAGTCTTCTTTAGCTATATGTGTTTGCCACTTTAAAAAAGATCCTAGTAAATTAACTATAGGTTGCAGGTTTATTTCTTTTTCAGTTGTTATTCCCGCCCCTATTAATGAATTATTACTCTCAGTTAAAAATTCCCAACGTTGGATATATAAATTTTCTCTAATTAAATCAGATAATTCAATTGTTTGTTTATTTTGTTCCCCTCCATAAATAACTGTAGTGTCGTTTATATTGTGGATTCCTTCTACGAAAAATCGTGTCACTCCAACATCCTCTAAAGTTGTTTGAATAACTGCAATTTTATAATGTGTAAATCTTTTATCTAAATTTCCAACTTGAAGTTTAATAGAAAAATTAGTTGGTGTTCCTAATTCTGCTTGGGTTAAAGTGACATTATTTCTGTCAAATATTTGAATAGGATTAGTTATAGAAGTATATTCTGATATTTCATTGCCTAATTGATCTGTATAAGCAATTAAAAACTCATATGTGCCTAATTTAAGTCTTCCTCCTAATTCAATTGAAACTGGAGTTAATTCAGGTAAGTTATACCTTTTAAATATAAGTAATTTGTCTGCGTCTAAACACGTAGGAATTATTTCATCCACTCCGCAATTAATATCTCCTGTTTGTTTATATTGCTGTAAATTATCTAATACTATGTATCTAGGAGGTGTATTGTCATCAGTGAAGTATATTGTTTTACCGCACTTCTCATTTTTAATAACTGTTTTTTTAATCGGTGAGTTAATGGAAAATTGAAATCCTTTTTCTGGTTCCCCAGCTAATATATGACACTCATCATTAAGTAATGTTTCATATGTATTTAATTCTGTCTGCGTAATATTTTCTAATGGTTCCGCTAAATCAAAGTATTTTACACATCCTTCGCAATCATTCTGTAAGTCATCAATATTTTGAATTTGCTGAACATTTTTTATCTGCCCAAATTCTCCCACACCTGTTGTAGGATTTACCAGAAAGAAATATGTTGAGTTGGAATAAATATCATTTGTACCATTAATTACTTTAAATCCTGCTTTAAATCTAGAGGAAAGTAAATTAGACATTTCATTAGTTAAAGTGAAACTTCCTCCATCTATTCCATCAAAAAGGCCATTCAAAAGAGTTGAGTAATCAGCTTCTCCTAAATTATATTGATCTCTATTTAATCCTCTTTGAGGTTGATTGAATTTTATATCTGGTTTAGTCAAAACTGTACTTTATTTTTAATTGTTAACCTCTGCCGAAATTATTGAATTTTCTAAATCTCTTATCTCTTCTTTGTTTTAACCCCTCATCCCAATTTTCTCCTGTGATAGAATTAAACCTTACTTGTGCTAAGGCAGCCGTTTTGTCTTTTTGTGACTCTCCTTTATAAAACTGTAATTTAGTTAGTACGTTTGCGTCATCGTCATTTGCCCAAACCAATTCAAATACTTTTGCTTTTCCTGAGGAAATAAGGTACTTATAAATATTTTTATTTGGGTCTTCGGGTAAAATAATTTCTTCGTCTTCATCAACTAATAGCCCTTGATACCAGATATATATAAACCCTTTTGAAAAATTTGTTTGTAAAGTATTATTTATAATATTTATATGATAAGGTGATGATTTAACATACACATTTTCACATTTTAAATCTAATTTACTTTTATCAAATCCAGGAACTAATTTTAAAATAGTGTTATTTCCATAGTAAAAATTAGCTTTTAAATCTTTATTAAAAAAATAAGTTTTCTCTTCTACATACTTATAATCTCCTTCTAATATTTTTGACCCATTATCCCAAATCTCAGAGGCTTCTTTTCTAACTCTATAAAAATAACTGTTTATTAGTTCTGGCTCGTCACAATCTGCTTCTGGAACACACCCTATTGGATTTGTTTTTACAGCTTTAGTAAGCGAAAAAAAGTTATCAGGTAAAGTAGCTTGCCCGTTTTTAATTTGTAATACATGAGGGTATACTTCCATAACATTACCGCCAAAACCTTTTAGTTCATTTAATAAGAATAGTTTTAATGAGATGTCATCAATCAATCCCATTTCATCGTACATTTTTAAATCTGATGTTATGTCGGCCAGTACATTTTTTAATGTTGTCATTTTAATATTGGGGGATCAATTTTAGAATTTTCTCGGCCATATAAGTTATTCAATAACATAAATGACATTCTATATTTTTTACTTTTTTTTCTAAGTCTGTTTTTTAAACTGTTGATGAGTCGTTGATCAAATGCTTTATCCATAGTCCATTGTTGCATAGAGCTATCTTTTCTTATCGGCATAAAAACTGGACTATACATACATCCCATAGTTTGAAGATATTTACCTTTTACTACATATCCATCAATATAAAAATTTCTTATTTTTCTCTCTGGATGCCTCATCATACAAAAATAACCAAAACCTTCTATGAAGACACCTGCTTCATTTTCTAACATCCTTTTCTTAATTTCTTTAAGGCATTCTCGCATTAGAAAGAATAATTTTTGTTTAGCTATTCGTTTATTATATTTTGTTTTCTGTCTGTAAAACTTATGTGCTCTAGGAGAAAATATTAATTCAGATTTTAGAAATTTAGTACTTTCTTCGTACAAAGGTTCAGGAAGCTGTCTTGTAGGGGGTATTTGTTTTTTATGATTAGTGCATCTAAACACCCTTTTTACAGCATCTCTTTTTAAATATTTCTTAGCCATTAGGATTTAAATTCGGATTTGTATCTTCTTGAATTTGCTTAGTTAAAGATAACTGTTTTAAAGTATCCTGTATCACCACTTCTTCCATTTTATTAGGGCAAATAAATTCAAAATCCCACACAGAGTCGCATTTATTCTCACTGCATTCTGATATTTGCTCTAACTCATATAAGTCCTGAGAAATCAGATATAAGTTTCCTGTGTAAAATTCATAATCTGGAATGTAAACATATCCATCTTTAACATAAAAGTATTTCTTATTTGTTTTTCCCGACCTTTGTTGATTCTTTCTGTACTGTGTGGCAGTTATGGGGTCAAATGTAAAAGAGCCATCAATGCTTGTAATTTCTTTTAATGTGTGTCCATACTTAGACCAAATTAATTCTGGGATTTTATCTACACTTCTCATTAAAGTTTTGCAAGTTTTAAATTCAACTATTGGGCATTTTATAATATCAATGCTTTTGAATTTAACACAAGGTATTTCTTTATAAATATTTGCTTCTCTGTATAAGCTTTTATCATTTAACTTCTGACTAATATAGAATTTTGCTTTACTTTCTAAAGTAAATAAAACAAGTCTTCTGCTAATTCTGCTATCTTTTGAATTAGCCTTTAATGTGTCAAGTACAATATCTGTGATTTCATTATTACTCATGTTGCAAATTTAGTGATATTTAATTACTTTAACAAATTACTTAATTTTAAACAAAAAGGAGAGCATTTCTACCCTCCTCGTTGAATATAGGATGACCAAAAACCTATATTTTTAACATGTATCCCCTTCTCCTTGCACTGACCCCACACTACCTGTTGTGGTATTAACAAACATAAAATATCGAGGTGTCGTTTCAGTTCTTATATATGTATAGGGAACTGGTATTGTTAAAGCAGGATCTGTAAATACACCTGTGACTGACAAATCTCCAAAATCTCCTACATAATATATATTCCCTCTTAATATAGGGGAACTTATATCAACAAATCCTCCAGTACACACATATGTTCCTGAATAATAAGCTGATGTATTAACTGGCGGAGTTTCATTTTCTGTTTGAGTCTTAAAAATTAGTTTTTTTATATTATTCATATATTAAGCTTTAGTGTCAGCAATCAGGTCAAAAGAGTTACTTGTACCTATTTGTTCTAGTCCTACAGCATAACCTTGGCCTTTAATTTTTAAACCAATTGGATTAGTTATAGTTGTTCCAGATCCTACAAATGTTACGTCGGCTGTTCCTTTTTGGGTAAACCCTGCAAAGAAGTTTAAAGGTAACCCTGCTGGAACTGTAATTGTGATTGGTGTTGCTCCATTATTAATTTTAATACTATAGTTGTTATCTGCGGCCAATACAGTGTAATTTGCAGTTATTGCTTTTTGTAAGTTAACTGTTTCTACAGTATATGGAGTTGCAGTAGTTCCGTTTCCTGTCACTACTGTAGTTATCCCGCTATTTAATTTGGTTTCAGATCCATCTATAACTTGTGTGTTACTTATTACAAATGGTGATCCCGATGTTCCCGCACCTGTAACTGAAATATTCGTTCCTGCATTTATTACCGTAGAAGCTCCTGTGGCAATTGAATTAATTATGTAAGGAGTCGCTGTAGTTCCATTTCCTGTTATTGTTACATTAGTTCCTGCATTTACTTTGGTTTCGGAGCCATTAACTGCAATTTGGTATGGAGTTGCAATTGTACCATTACCTGTAACTGTAGTATTTGTTCCATTAGATATCTTGGTTTCGCTCCCATCAATTGTTGGTATTTGATCTACAGTTGCTAATACTCTTGTTCCTGATCCTGTTCCATTTGGAAATAATAAATTGACATCATTATATAGAGGAGTTTCAAATCCCACTCTAATTTTTTTATTATTAGCAAAATCAATCTGTTGTCTTAATTCAAGAATACCACCACTTAATGTTACACTTCCGATATCAAAAATACCATCGTGACCATAAGAACCTCCCATTTGAACAACATTTCCTCCAACATCAAATCCTCCAGTTTGCATATTTGCACCTGGATTTATAGTTATTGAAGCTTTAAAATATTGATCTGTCATTTCATATGAACCAGTAGTTCCTTGAGTAGCAGTATTACCAGTATCCAATACACTTTGTAAATCTTGTAGTTCAGGTAAAGAAACGGATAACTGTATTTCATTAGTACTTGGAGTAATTACAATTGATCCATCAGATGTTATTGTTTTTAACTCTTTTCGTCCGATTCCATCAACACCTTTATATATTTGAGCCCCTGTTCCTACATTAATTAAATTAATAGATGCGATTAGTTCTGCAATAGCTGTACAAATGTACTCGTCAAGCTGTTGCACAGCCTCTGTAAAAACTGTTCCTGCTAAGACACCAGAACATTCTAAATCCTGTGCCAAAACAATACAATCTGTTGACAAATCTACAACTGGGCATGTACAAGGTTCTGGAGGACAAAGTGGATTACAAAGACTGAATGTAGGCTCTGGTTGACATCCACAATTATTTTTTTGGCAATTAGTGCACATAAATTATTATTGTTATGCGTTCTCTAACGCGGTTATTCTTGTTTCAAAGTTTGCTCCTTGCGCTTCTAAAACTAGTATTCTATTTCTTGCATCTACTAATGAAAGTAAATAAGCATCTAATATTTCTGTTAATGTCGAGTTTGGAGGTAGTGATAAGTATGTTATAGCGGCGGATTTAATGACACAAGTAGTACTTATGTTTTCTCCGTGGCACTCATCTTCTATTAAAACAGGTATTATTGACTCTTGACAGCTCATATTTTTAAATTATCCATTATTTATACAAATTTTTTCTGCTACTATTTTCATCCAATCTCCTAATGTTAAAATAGAATTATCACATGGATCAACCAAACAACCTATTACATCTATACATTCTCCAATTGGTTTTGAACAAATAGGTTCTGTTTCTAGTTCTGCTATTCTTTCTTGCAGGCCACAAATGACTTCCTCAAATTTAGCTAAAACATTTTTTACAATTACTTTTCCTTCTTCGAGTGTATATGAAAGACATAACTCTCCCAAAGCTGATAAATCTATTTCGGTCTTTATTTCTCCTACTTGGTCGTATAAATCCTGAGTTACTTGTTCTTGATCTAAACATGTTTCTTCTACTAATTCTGATTGTGAGTTAGGAGTTCCTTCGAAGTCTATACACGCTGAATTTTTTCTTGCCCCACATGTATTACTTATTTTATTTCCGCAATTTTTTGCCATTGTTTTATTTTTATTATGTAAGCCTCTTTTTAAAATATCCAGTTAAAGTTTCTATATAAGTGTCTCCTACAGCAACTATTCCACCAGAAGCCGCGTCAGTATCATTTGCATAAGTTTGCATATTTGCAGTACTAATACCATAAGGCATGTTATTGCTGTTTTTAATACCTATATTGTTTACAAAATACGATTTTGAAGAATATGGTGTAATATTAGGAAATGTTATACTTGTTGTAGCGTCATTAATAATTCCATTCACTTTAGTATAGCAGTTTACGACTTGTAATGATTTATCATTTGTAAAATTAATATCTAAAAAATCACAAATAACCGACCCTGTTGAAATCTGTATATTCAAGTCTATATAAAATCTATTTGAAAACAGAGTACTTGTGCCTTTTTTAAATAATGTTCCAGATGAACCAAAACCAATAATATTACTATTTGTTAATTTAAAACCACTCCAATTTCCTTCTAACGTCATTCCGTCTGACAATCCGTAAAACCCACATGTTGTTCCTGTAAATTGTCTATACCCACTTAAAGTGCCTAAAGAAGACCCTGACACGCCCTGAAAATTAACGTCATTCAGCTCTATTGCGTGAGTACCATTTGAGTCCACTAGATTAAATACCGTTCCTTGTCCTGGAAAATATGAAATATCCTTGGTGACAAAATTCCCACTATTACCAGCAGGACTTATAAAAATGCTTTGTCCCGATATGTTTTTACTAATTGAGGAGGTATCAAATCCATAGCCCCCTAAATCTAAACCTGTAATTGGAACTTGGATGTATTCCCCAGAAACCAATACTAAATCCCCGTCTATAATATATTTTATAGACGAACTTAATACCTTATTTATAATATCTATTTTGTCTCTAACTATTATTTCATTTTTTTTCTCTTTGAAAGTTAAACTAGAAAATATCAAACTTACATTTCTACCTATGGAAGTTGCATTTGTAGCAAATGATCCTGTTTGAGTAATTTTAAAATTATTTCCTGTCGAGTTTACATTTTTAAATATTTGAGAAGGTGTATCTTGTGTAATAACCGAATTAAAAATTTTAAAATCAATATCACCTTTGTTTGGAATATTTTGAGCATCTATAAAAGTAGCAGGCACATTTATCACACTATTTTCCAGTACCCATACAACTGATGTATCGACACTAAATTGAAGTAGGGGTAATTTTCCGCTAAAATTTCTTAGTTTAAAATTACATGCTCCATCTATTATTGTTATTGGCTTAGAATCAGTAGTTAAATTACCCTCAGTATAAAAATTCTTACCTGTACATATTAAGTCTAAAAGATTTGGAATTTTAAAATCATATAGTTTTAACACTCCTGTACCAACTCCACTAACAAAATATAATTCCCCAGAACTGTTTTGATCTATACCTCTTACCGTGATATCAAACATACTGGGTGAAAATTGATTATATATTAAACTTCTGCCAGTAATTGTAGAATATAAAGTGTTTATAACTATATAATTATTATAAAACAAAGAAAGTGTTCCTTTGAAAATCTCTAATCTATCAATATTTGCATCCAGAACCGAACTTGAATTTAAGGGACAAAACAATTTAGCAACATAATTCATTCTAATTGTAGAGATCTCTATACTTGTTTTACTGCTTACAAAGAAATTACCATCAAACACACCATTCGCTTGTATGTTTAATAACGTACAATTAATATTTAATTCTAAAATTCCACTGGTAAAATAAACAGCGCTGGATAGAGCGTTATTTATAAATCTAAATTCACAATTAGGGGCATTAAATGTAAACTTTTTATCTGACGACATACTGGATATAAATCCACTAGATATTCCTGAGAAATCAAATATACCTGTGTTGTTACATTCTATTATTATATTCCTATTAGGTATTACTGACATTTGTCGTGTAACATTTAAATCTATATAAGATATAGTCCAGTCTGTTCCGTCATCTGTTGGGAGGGAATTATATGCAGCCGAATCCGTTTTAAATGGTCTTGACTTATTTTCTATTTGTCCAGTAAAGTCATCGCCATTAACAGTGTCTATAAACACGGTAAACGGTACCAACGACTCTATATTTATTTGTTTTGTACTAAGGTCAAACCCAACTCCTCTAAATCTAATGTAATCTGTTATTGTAAATTTCTCAACTCCTAATGTATCTTGAATCGAAATTTCATTTGTAATTGGCGTAGGGGTTTCAATTACATTTCCAAAAACATTTATAAATGAGACACCAACTGATCCTGCGGGTACATCTGGTCTTGGCGCACTAATTAAATCCTCAGTGCCGATAAGTTTATCTAAGGTATTGTTTGACTTAAAATAAATCAAATCAACTCTTTTATGATTAGTCGTTGAAGTAGCCGTAATAGTTGTAACAAACTGAGCAGGATTTGTTCTCAGAGTCTTGTTAATTAAAGCTGTATACCCTAAAGCTGGGTAGGTAAAAGTATTTACTGATCTTGTAGGAGCTATAGCCGAAATTAATTGATCTGGAACAAAAATTGCATCAATTGCATCAGATAATGTTTGGGCTGTGCCAATGTATCCTCCTTTATCTAACTTAGAATCTAAAGAGCTCTGTAAATTAACAACTGTTGAAATAGCTTGTGTTCCTGTATGATTAGCTCTATTTCTATTATTAGTGTCCCTTGTATTTAATTGAGATGTATTTTCAAAACCCGCATTATTTACAAACTCTGTTAAGTTTATATTATCTGCTAACTCAGTTGGTGTTATTGAATTTGGTTTTACAATTGCAGATATACTTGGAGTTAAATCATCATAAGTTATATCAATCGTATTACTATCTATAAATATATTACCTACAGCATTCTGTGCTTCTTCATCCGTATATGGTATTACATCTCCGACAAATAAGAAATCTCCATCAGATAATTGAGAATTAAATTCAGCTTTTGTATTTGGTAAATCTCCTGGTTGTAATGCGGAGTTTATTGTGCTTAAAATACTAGATTGAATACTAACTTTAACATCGGTTGTGCCTATTACAGATATAGTACCATCTATATTAAAAACACTTTGTACCCCCCCTGATGAAGCATCATCCTTTAAAGGGTAAGGTATTCCATTTATATCTGTTATATACGTAGAAATAGCTGAATCTCCGTCTGCCTTTATGTATAATATAGCATCGGGAATCGGTTTCGTTGGTAGAGCTTTTAATTTGTAATTTTTAACTTCTTTTGCCATTTTTTATTTTTACCACTCCGTACTTTTCCAGTCGTAGTTATTATATATATTTGTTACGTTTTTTGGACAACATTCTCTAAATAGTTTTATTTTTTCCATATCACACCTCTTAGGATTCCCTAAAGTACCATTTATTTTTTTCCAAACCCATTCTGACAATTCACAATTTTTCATTGAAAAAGTTTTTATATATAGTCTATAAAATGCTAGCTTATCCTTATTTGCGCCTTCCCCTAACATAAAATGATCTTTCAAATACTGTTTATCATTTTCTTCTAGTAGGTTTTGTTCCCATTGTAATAAGTAATTTACAATATTTATTTTTTCTAAACTTTCTTGTCCCATTACACTACTGTTTTTAAATCACCTGCTGGAGTTTTATACCACCTACTTGTTTCTAAACCTCCTAATATTGCTGAAGCATTATCTGCGAAAGTAGGTAAGGTAATACTTGTGCCGTTTAATATATTGTAAACTTCACTAATAGTTGCAAATGGATTTAGTTCACTAGGAGAATTTGAATTATCCAAAGCATCTATTTCATCTTGCGTTAACTTAGACCCTTCTGACCTGTTATATAAATCTAAAAGGATTGGTTTTAGTTTTTCAGGTTGATTGAACCAAATTAAATTTTTTATTTTTTGCAGAGTTGTCATATTAGCATTTTTGTTTATCAAATAGGGAACTAGCTTCTTGAAAATATCTGTCAGCCTTGACAAAATCTCCTAATTTAGTCCATGATTTAGCAACAGATAAAAATTGATCTATTTTTTGAAAAGGTTTTATTTGTTTTTCTGTTTGATCTGTAAAATCAAAGCCTATTTGAGTTAGTGACTTTGCTATTTCTAAGTCTATTTCATCTGTTTTAAGGTAATATTTCTCTTTCTCTATATCTTCATACCCGCTAAGTAATTTAATGGTGTAAATGCCATCAGGTAAGTTTACATAAGTTTCTTTTGTACAATCACCTTTTAAACATGATATTCCTAAATTATGAGAGTTAAAATTATTTACCGCCCACTTTTTAAAAGAAACTGTTTTGTATTTTGAAGAGCCTGGAATTTTTATTGATATGTAACTTGGTTTATTTTCCGCATATAGCCAATCGCTTGTATCGGCTACGGATAAAATTTTTGCATTACCTGTTTCAAAAACTTCAAAATCTATATGTATTTTACCTACTGTTTCCATTTTAGTATATTTCTGTACCAGTTACATAAGTTACTGATGCTGTTCCTGTTGTTGTTGTTCTCAATCTCACTAAAGCGTTTGCTGGTATAATTCCGTTTACTGTGCTTGTTTGTCCACTGGTTATTGCTACCGCTACTGCTAATGCCACAGAACTTAGATTTCCATTTTGTGATGGTAAAAGCCAAGTCGTTCCTCCATTAGTTGAATACTCTAAAAATACATTCGCTGTTGAGCTTCCTGCTAAAAGTGGATTTGTCACCGTAACTGTTAAAGTGTAACTAACAACTGCTTGTTTTGTAGAACTTATAGTGAAATTACTGTTTAATGTCTTACTTGTTATTATATTTATATTTGGCTCAATATAACCTATTGTAAAATTTGGATAAGTGCCTGTTATTGATATTCTATTTCCTGCGGTTAATATTACTGTTTGATCAGGAATAGTATTTGTTACTACGTTGCTTACTATAGATATTCCTGTACCTGCTGTGTAAGTATTACCTACAGTTAAATCTCCTGAACCTAGAAGTGTATTACCGTTTACAGTTTTAATATTTGTACCGCTTACTAAAGTGTTTTGTTTGGCATTTAATGCTGTTTGTGTGGTTGTACTTATTGGTTTATTTAAATCAGACGTGTTGTCTATATTACCTAATCCTATATCTGATTTAGTAAGTAATATATTTGAAGTTAATGTAACTCCGTTTATTGTCCTATTGTCTGGTACAGGTGTATAGCCTAATGCTGTTGTCACTTGCCCAGAAGTTATTCCAGTTAAGAAACTACTTGGATTTCCTGTTAAAGGGTAAGCATCTGTTATTGCATATCCACTTAATGTTGTTGGTTTAGAAGTTAGTGAAGAAAATGAATGAGTGTGACCTAATAAACTCCATCTTGAATCTCCTAAACTATTAAAATCTGTTATACCATATCCCGATATTGTCGTTGGTTTTCCTGTCAAACTGCTAAAAGATTGAGCGGGTACGCTGGTTAAATATACACTATCGTTTGTCCACTGAGATATATTTCCACTTTTATTAGTCAATGTATTAGTGGAAGATTGTGTTATATATCCATTTCCATTTACTAGCTGATTATTATTAGTTGGAATTGTTGGTGCTCCTGTTAATTTACTATAAGCTAAGTTTACAATCCAGATTGGGTCAGAATAAGCTCCTGAAATTAGAGGGTATAATCCTGAGTGATTTCCCCATCCAAAAGCTGTTTGGCCGTTTAATATTCTCGAATCATTTCCCTCAGTTGTTGTTCCTGCCGTTATCCCAAAATTCTTATTGAACGCAGTATTTTTTGAAAATATGGGTTCATATAATAAATCATTCTGAGCTTTTGTTCTATAGTTACTTGCCACACCTGTCCAAATCGGATCTGTTTCTATAAACGATGAAATAAAACCTAGTGGGTTAGAAGCATCGTAAGGGACATATCCTAAAGCTGCAATAATTAAAGCGGTATCTATTCCAATGTCTACTTTAAACCATCTTCCTGTGGGGATTCCATTAACTGTTGGTTGTACTATTTGGCTATCATCTGGTGTTGCGGTAGATAAATTATCCCAAACATACACTGCAAAAGCCTCCACTGTTGGATAATTTAGTCCTAAAACTGTTGCCATTGTGGTATTTGTTGAATTACCACGTCTTGTCTTTAATTCTACTAAATTCTCTACTGAGATTATAGAGTATGCCATTTAAAAAATTATATTTATTTAAGTTATTTAAGTGCTATCCAGTTAATTTCTAAACTCCCTGATAATGGAGGATTTTCATAAGTTATTATTATATTTGTAGTATTCCAAGTTGTATTAAAAACATCAAAGTTTGTAGAATCTCCTCTTCCTGCATACGCAAATACGGGTAAAACCCCTAATCCATGAGGAATACTGTAGACTGTGGAAGCTCCGTCTAAAATTATGTTTTGCATCCCTTGATTTCGTGTTAACACTATTACAGGATTTGATGGATCTGTATTATCTACTCCTGTGCCTGTAACAGACTGAACTCCTGGGGCTGTCCCGCCCCCATTAAAATTTCCAGTATTCTGTCTATAGAATTCTTCAAAATCAATTTGAGTGTAAGGACTTCCATCTTCTTCTAAAAGTTGTGTAATTAATAAAGGTGTATCACTATTCCAATCTTTAATATTAAAGAATCTATAGTGAGGCTTATTTAAGTTAGACTTACCTACTAGAACTTCTTTTACAAATCCATAGAAAGTTTCTTTAGTAAACTCATTTGAAAGAACTATGTAATTGTCTTTTCTATAAAATTTATAATTGTCCATGTTTATTCTGAAATTGTGCCAGAAGCTTTTAATTTTGTAATTATTTCATCTATCTTAGCCTCTGCATTATCTAACCTAATTTCTACAGCTGTTCTTTGTGCATCTACTGCTGTTCTTGCTGCTGGTAAATCTGCAAATGTTGCAGGTACTGCTGGAAGATTAGTTGTAGGTGTTATTTTATCTATTGTAGCTGAAGGTTTTGAAACACTATTATATAAATCAGTAAACAGTTTTTTTAGTTTGCTTGCAGAATTATAATTATATAGTCTGTTTATTTGTTCTACTATTGTCATTATTTTTGTTTTTAATTTTGTTTATATATTTTATTGCTGAAATTATAAAAAGAAGGTTCACTGTTATGTAGTCATTTATAGTTACATGCTTAATATCAAAAAATAATCTGTCTATAATATCTTGCAGTAAAAATAAGAGTATTAATTCTGATAGTAACCAGTATTTATCTCTGATGGATTTAAAAACACTTAATAATAAAAACAGCATTGAAATTCTCTCCACTATCACAAAGTACTCATACCAAACTTCTATATTATGTCCACAGAGATATCCACTTATTTGTTTACAGGAGACTAGGGTGATCAAAGATAAAATTAATAAACTAATCTGGCTCTTTGTCTTTAGGTGGTTTAGGAGGCGTTGGTAAGCCTGTATCAGCCGATTTAGGTTTATCATCTACTTTTTTAGTTTTTTTGTTTTTAAATATAATAATTAATGTTGCAAATATTAATGCTATAATCCCTAATGCTATGTATTCGTTCATTGTTTTATTTTTTATGCTTTTGCTAATCTGTTTGCGTAATCGAATTTTTTATATTGTGCTCCATTATAATAATAAGCAAATGTTTCCCAGTCACTTAATTTTAAAGCTTTGTACATTTTTGTATTTGATTTTATAAATCTAAGACCTAATCTTAATTGATTTAACTCAGATTCTTTTGCATAATCCCACATGTCCCCAACTGTTTTAAATCCTAATAATTTATAATGAAATCCCATCACTTGCATCAACCCCACAGAAGTTGATTCCATTGCCGCTTCTTTGTTTTTAGAAAAAGCATCATTAAATGCAATCCACTCAGCTGTTTGTTTTTCTACTTTATTTAAACTCCATAATCCACTTGGTGTATAAGGTGCCTTTCTCTTAAACCAGGAGGGTTCAAATTGAATAATAATCTTTCCTGTTTCTTTTGAAAACCCTTGACCGCCCGATTCTACTTTAACAACTTTTTTAATGTTAGTAGCAGGAACATCAAATTCTACTGCTAATTTTTTATAATCCTCTTCTTTTATCATTCTTCTGCTGGTATTTCCTTATTTAATATCTTCTTACTAACTTCCGTTATTCCTAATAATGCTGTTAAAAATAAAAGTAAAGAATTAAAGACATCTATTGCATAGTGATTCACTTCTTTCTGTAAAATTTTATCTGAAATTACAATGAAAGTCCCTAACAATAATACAAAAATAAAAGTGACTAGGATGGTTAGGCTTTTTCTAGACCAAATCCCATCTTTATTTTTTAGAGTGTCATCTATTAGTTTCATATATTCCCGTTTTTAATCTCTTCTAATTCTTTTCTGATTTCTTTATTTTCTTTGTGGAGTTTATCGTGATCAGATTTTAATTTTGTATAATCCTTCTCAAGAGTTTTATATTTAGCTTCATAGGATTCTGCTCTTTCTTCAAGTATTGCATTTCTTAAAAGCATTTCGCCATACTTGTGAGTCAAGTCAGCATTAGACTTTTCTAGACTTTCAACTCTCTTAGTAACATCATCAATCATCTTTTTGTAGATATCTACAACTTGAGACGCTAAACTTACTTCATCTGTTTTTTCTTTAATGTCTCTAGACTTTTTTGCTGTAAACCACGCGGCCACAGGTAGTGCAACTAAAGAAAAATCCTTCCAATAAAGTACTATATTTTCTATCCAATTCATTGAGTAGGTTTTATAAAAAAGGAGAGAAAATTTTAGCCTTCTCTCCTTTGATCATTAATTGGAAATTATTTATTTTGCAAATGCTTGTACAGCGTGTAATTGAGCTGCTGAGGCAAGTTGGTTAATAAGGGTCTCTACTGCGGCTTGTCGGCCAACTTCAACAATAATATTAAGATTTGTTTTAACTGAAGAATGTGGTAGCAATTTGTAATAGAATTGAGGTCTAATTGTAATTGTATATTGAATATACTGAGCTAAACCTCTAAGTCTTGACTCTTGTCCCCATAACCATTTACCGTAGTTATTACCTACAAATCTCTCAACACCATCTAAATTGTATCTGGCCTGATCTTCTCTGTTATATAAGTAACCTCCTAGTGCTTCTGGATCTGCGGCAATAGATAATACTTTTACTTTGAAAGGAAATTTACTTGATTCCCAGTTCTCTGCAATGTATGTTGCTTGACCACCTGCTACAGAAATACGAGTAGAAGTTGCGTAAAATGGCATATCATCTCTGTACTCTTCTGATCCTGACATTGTAAAAGGTTTACCTCTGAAACGGATACCCATTTTTGCTGCTGCATCGTACTCATCAATAGCTGTTTCCCAAACATTTAAACCGTAGTTTTTAGGTGCTTCTGCTGTAAATAGAGCTCTGAACTCGTCTGAACACTCTTCACAAACAATATTTGTTGGTACATTAGTTCTATAAGTAGTTTGACATAAAGAACTTATTTGTGCTCCTGATCCCACTGCTGCTGCAACTGTACCTGCCAATGTGCCTGTAGCTGTTGCGATAGAGAATCCTGGATATGTTGCTGATGGCGCTACTAAAATAATTGTTGCTCCACTAGACGTTATCGTTCCTCCTGTTGCTAATTCAATTGCGGCTTTATTAGCTGTAATAAAGTTAGCGGCTGTAGTAGCTAAATCTGTAGCAAATGTAGCTGTATAAGGAATACCGCCAATTGTAATTGTAGCTGTCCCTGAAGTACCTGTTAGTGTTGCTGTTCTTGATAAATTAACTGTATCAATTGCAATTGTTAAATCAGGATAAGCTTCTTGTAATTCTGCTATAATATCTCCACCACACTCATCATCTGCAATTGTGATTGTATATGCTTTAGTAGTTGATTGACAAATATCTCCTAATACCCACGCAGTAGAAACTGTAGTTGCATTAGAACAAACTGCTTGAACTTCTCCTGCCAAATCAAATACCGCTGTTGAAGCTGGTGCAGAAATAGCTCTGAATGTTGTAATTTGTGCGTCTGTTAACTCTGCTGTTACCACCACTGTGTATGTTCCTACACCTGCAACTGAACCACCAATTTTAACTGCTGTGCCTGATACAAATCCTGGTAAATCATCAATTGTAGTTACTAAACTTGCTCCGTCATCTTCTAAAGCAATAGAATAAACAAATCCTGCTGCAATTTCTGTGTATCCTGCTGGGCAAGTATCACATCCTTTAATTTTAGAAGCTAAACTTGTTGTATAAGCAGGAATTGATGTTCCCACTGGAGCTTGTAAAGTATAAACTGTTTGATCACCTGAAACTTCATCCGTTCTTACAACTTTATAAAGTGGGTATTGTGCTTGTACTCTGGCCAAGGCTGTTGAATCTCCATTATCAAATAAAGTTAAATTGTAATATTGATAATCAACAGTATCTTCTAATGCTCCGTTTAGACTATTAACAACTAATGCGTCAACATAATCTGTTACAGGTACACCACCCAATAATTTTGTAGCGTTAAATTCAGCCACAGCTCTTTCAACTAGTTCTTGCATTGTAACTACACCATTGGCGCAATCAATACATACTCCGTCATCGTCAAGATAAGGATATTGTAAATCTAATCTAATAGTTGTTTCACCTTCTTTATAACCTAAATTATACATTGGATCTCCGCAAAGAGTAATGTCAATTCCTGTAGAAGTTCTTTCTCCTATTATAATTTCTGTTCCTGGTTTTCCATTGTATCCTATGATAAAATCATCTACTTCGATACCTGTTCTATTTGGAACCTCTACTCTAATATCCTCAATATCTGCAATTCTGAAAGTCTGGCTCTCATATGCTTTATTTGTAGTGTATTGAGACACTGGTTTGTCGAACGCTCCTACAAGCAAATCGAATGATTTATCTTTTGATTGTCCTGTGAAAGTTGAGTAAACTTTTCTTCCGTTTTGTGTAAGCTCTTTATTATCGTTACTAACAATGGCTAGTACGCCATTAGTTACATTTAAAGAACCACCTGTTGTTAGAGTCTTACCATCTAGGATGAAAAAGTCTCTCTCTAATGCTCCCGCTGTTGCCATTCTATTGTTTTTTGTTTAAATTAATTTTTTGTTATTGCGTTTTGTTTTTCTGCTTGATATTTTGGATCGTCCGTATTCAATAAGAATTCTGCTGCCAATAAATCTATTACTCTATTCATAAATTTATCGTCGAATTCTGGATTATTTGAATTAAACTCACTCTCTGGATTTTCTGGGTCTTTAAGACCAACTTGTATTGGATAACGATAGTAAGAAAGATTTGCTCTATCGATGGTGAAGTCATCTGAAGTGTAGATAATGATTTTATCAGATGCTAAATTAAAAGGTGTTTCTCTGTGCTTGAAAGATGGATTGTTATTAGAATCTCTGAGTATTCCATTAGTGTCATCATCTTTAATTTCGAAGCAATCTACTTTTTTTCTTTCGCAGGTATCTTTAGTGGCCGTGCAAAATAAGTTAGAGAAATCAAAATAGTCTTTAGGTAGACTGAATTCTGTGAAGTCTTTTAGTTTTTTTGAAGATGGTATAGATAAATCATGAACTAATATTTTCTGAATATATCTTATATCATCTTCAAATTTCCTGTCTAGAAACACTTCTATAAGCCTGTTAGTTACATTATTAGCTAAAACGCAAAACCTTCCTTTATCTAAACTGATCTTATCGGTGGTGGCGTTCTCATTAAGCTTTATAATTGTACTCTGGTAGAACTGTTCTGTTGTCATGTTTTTATCCTAATGCGGCATATACTAATTCTAATAAACCATTGTCTTTTAAAATATTTTTAGCTGCGTCTTTTAAATCTTTTCCTAATAAATGGTCATTTAAGTAGAAGCCATTCATTCCTTTAATTACTTTCTTACCTCTTTGTAAGTGTTTTAAATCTTTAAACATTACAAGCTCTTTTTTACCAGAATCAGATTCATAGTAATTAGCATAAGTTTCTAGGAAAGCTTTTGGATTTTGATTGTCATCTTTAGAAAGCCATGTAGTAAAGATATCGTTAAGAAGTTCATCTCCACTGTCAACAACTCCTGTAATTCCCATCCACTCCAGAATAGCTGTTAATCCTTCTTTATCAGTAGATAATAATGTAATGAATTTAGTAGTTGCCTGACTAATTTCTAATTTTCTTTTTTGGCCGACATCAACTACAGATTCTTTATTCTCCACTGCATATTGTGCTGACCCTTTGTAGTAAGCTTCACTTTCAAATTCAATTGGGCACAAATCCCCTTTAGAAATAAGGCAGTATAATTTGAATAATTGAAGCGGATCAGAAGTATTATAACTATTATCTAGCTCAATGTTTTCTGTAAAATTATCCCAAAATTCAAAATTTTTAAAATCTAAAATTTGATCTTTAGTGTAAAAATCTAAAAGTGGGTTAATAATGAGTTTTGTAATATCTTGTAAAGCTACTTTTCTTAAACTTTCGTCTGGATATAATTTAGTAAGAATTCTGGAGTTGTGGGTGATACCTACATCGTACATGTTTTTCTCACTATCGAATGTCGCAACTCTAACTCTATTATAAACATTGGGATCAATAATTTTTGTAGTTCTCATTTTCTGAAAACCATCTAATGCGTCCGCATCATACATTGGAATAACTTGATAAGTATAAGGTTTATCAGATGTTCCTATTTTAATTGAGTATTCTTTATTACCGTTTTTATAAACTAATAATTCTTTTGACATTGTATTGTTTTTTGGTTTTACTCTGCAAATATAGTAATATGTTTTTATTACAGCAAATTACTTAATTTTAGAGTGCCACAATCATATATCTTATTATAACCCTTAATTTCTTTTTTAGTTCTCATTTGACCCTTAGTAAAAAAGTAAGCAGGAGGTGTTTGTTCAATTAATTTAAATCCTAAAGCTTTTTCACGTTCACCATAACTCCGTCTTAAATCAACTGTAGTTTTGTATTCTCCTTTAAAATTTTCTAAAAGTTTCTCAAATCCTTTATCAACAATAGTGTTTAGTTTGTTTACAAGAAGTAATTCTTTATTCTTTTCTGAGATTAGAGAAACTAATTCGTTTTTATAATAAAGTCCCACAATTAAGTCTGCTTCTATAAAATCGTCAATATAGTTAATTTCCAGAAATTCTCTGTATTCTTTTTGATCAGCTATTTTAATTTCACAATCCTCAACTGATAATTTATTTTCTGTCTTGTCTATAGATTCAAGTAACAGTGATTTTACAATTTCTTTTTTATCTTTCCACTCATCTTCAAATATATGAATCAATTTAATTCCTTTGCCTTGACATTCCATTGTCTTATTTAAGTGTGAATCCATTTTGTGAAATTCATCAGAATGAAAATAAAGACCGTTAAATTCTACTGCTGCTTTTAAAGTTGGGATATAAATGTCCAATTCAAATCTATTTTTTAATATTCTTCTGTTAGATGTTTCGGTTGATATAAATTGTTCTAAGAAGTCATTTATTTCCTGCTCAGCTTTTGATACAGTTACTCCACATTTAGGGCAGTTTGAGCCATTAAAAAATTGCTGAGGCCAAACATTAAAATCCCCATGTATTTTGCAAGTAGGGTACATTTCAAAATTACTGCCTTTAAAATTTAAATTTTCTAATCCGTATTTGTCTCCATGTACTTCTCTAATTTTTTCAATTACCTCGGGCAATGGTGTTCTTAATATATTTTGTCTTCTTTCTTGGCTACAATCTGGACACCCTCTTCCTTCTATATGTTTATCAAATCTAAGAGGAAACTCTTTGTTATGTTTTTTACATATAATTTTATAAGTGTTTCTTTGCTGAGTAAAATTCACAATTGATGAGTATTCATATAAATCTCCATGTTTTAAAATAGCCTTTTCTATGCACTCTTCTTTCGACATAGACATTCTCTTGGACTTTTCTTCTGAGATACATTTAGGACACCCCTTACCTTCAAGGTGTTGGTCTACTCTTTTTGGAAAGTCTATTTCATGTAAAGGGCAAGTTATAATTATATGTCCCTTAGATTTAAAAATAGTCTTACTGTAATCGTATTTATTATTATGTACTTCGTTTGCTTTTACTATGTATGTTTCTGTTGTATATTTCATAGCACAAATATATGAATAAAAAATTTAAAAACAAAATTTATTTTTTCTTGTTTTATAAAATAAAAGTATTATATTTGCAGAGTTAAATCTAAATAAAATTATAAAAATGGAATTAAAAGAAAGTTATACAAGAGAAGAAGTTGATTTTGCAAATATTATATCAGTAATAATGAAAGATGGGTCTGATACAAATCAAGGAAATTCTGCATATTGGCACTGTAAAAAATTACAGAATACTTTACTATTAGAAATAGACTTTCTTAATAAATGTGTTAACTACAATGTTTCTGTAAGTTCCAATATGAAAAATAAAAGATATTACCAAGTAGTTGGTCTTTGTAGTAGTAGAGGTTATGAATTTGTAGAATATTGGGAATAAATAATTATCCCCTGATTTTTTAGGTCAGGGGAATTTTTACTTTTTATTAATTAAACCCTGCTTGGGCTTTTTCATCTAATTCTATGATGACAAAACGTCCCTTGTCTAGGACAAGTCCTGCTACCATTGAGTAAATCCACCAAGATTGCATTTGAAATTTGTTTGAAGAAACAATATCAGATGCTTTCATGTTGTCGTATCTTCCATTCTCGCTTCCCCATACCGTCATCGATCCATTTGGCTTAACAATATACACATTAGAACCATTATCTCCACCTTCAATAAGTGTTGCTCCTTGTGGCATTTTTCTATTATTCGAAAATTTTTGATCACTAGCGTCCCATATCACCGCAGAATAAGTTGTATGAGCTAATCCACCTTGGTGCATTCCACTAATAAAACGATCTTCTCCTGGTCTGTAATCTAAAGATGGATCATGTTTTACAGAGATATTTCCAATTCCTGGTAAGTAAACTTTCGTAAATCTTACTGCGTTGTATTCTAATTCTGTTAAGCTTGAACCTGACACTGGTGATTTTGGAATAATTCTGTCTGCTCCGTTCCAAACTCCGAGTCCTTCATTTTGTTGTTTTACCTCTTCTTTAAAAATGGCGAAGAAGTTTTGTTGCATATATTTACCTACGCTGAAAGTAACCTCTCTTTGTTCGTCTGGTAGAGGGTTGTTAACAAATAAGTATTCTACTGCATCGGCAACGTCAGCTCTTGTCATACCCATTGGACGAGCATAAGTGATGATTTTACCTCTACGCATTTGTTTGTAAAGACCTTCGTTCAATCTTGTGATTCCACTTCCATTAGCTCCTGGAATAATAGCAGCGTCTTGAAACATGAACTGTGTGTTTAATGCTTTCTGATGGTATTTGTGCAGTAATAATTCCATTGCTGCTCCTAATCTTAGATTTGCTCCTTTTTTTATTACCCCGCCAGCTCCTACATTAACAGCTTCGGTCATAATTGCAAATTCACCATTTCTTTCAACGTCTCCTAAAAGTTCGTCTAAGTATTCTTTAGTTGTAGATGCTGCTCCTGAGAATTTTCTCATATCTGCACGACCCGTAACTGAAAATTCGTGTCCTGACATGTTACCAAGCTGGAACATACATTTCATAGTTGTAGGCATATCTGGCATATCAAAATTACCATAATTTGTACCGTACTCTCCTAAAATGTTTTGCGACACTTTGAAATATTGTCTTCCGCTTTTTAAGTATTGTTGATCATAGCTCGCTTTCTTGTCATTTGTTACATAGATAACAGGAAGGCTCCATCCACCAACTACTTGTTGAATTTCCTCTCTGTCTGTCACCATAATTTGTACAGAAGATTTGTAGAAAGATGGTGCTAATACATCACCCACTTCATAACGTTTATTTAAAACAACTCTGAATACTGAGTTATCTAAACCTGCATATGGATATTCCAAAGAAGTATCTCTTACAGTTACACATTTTCCTGAGTCTTTAATTGCAACATCGTAGTAAACTTTACCGTCTGCTCCATCTACTTCAAGCATTGCTTTTTTCTCTAGCAATCCTGTGTAAATTGGATAGTTTACCATTGCACCTTGTCCCCAAAGTTTAATTAATCCTAAATTGTTCTTGTCTGGATCTTGCTTGTACCAATCCGAGATTGAACTTGTGTCAAAGTGGCCTCCTATAGACTGAATAGTTTTTCTGTCTGTTCTCTGTACAATCATATCTCCGTTGTACAGCATATTTGGAGGAAGTTGTGTTACGCTCATTTTATTTTGTTTATTTGTTTTTTATGTTGGTATATTAAATCTAAATCCTGATTCTTGTTTTTCTTCTTTTGGCGCGACTTTTTGTGCAGCATCTTTTGGTGCTCTATTAATTGTACGCATTGTACTTAAATTTGTTTTAACTTTTGTTTCCAGCATTTTTTGTTGCAAATACTGTTCTTTATTAGTTAAAAAGAAAATTAGTTCTGAAGCTTCAATTGGGTCTTTCATTTTTGTTTCGTAGATAGTGTCTACAGCAAATTCTCCATTTTGATCTTCTTTTGTGGCGGCATCTACTAATTTCTTAATATCATGCTCTGGTACTTTATCTTCTTTATATTTTTTAGTAAGCTCAGATCTGTAAACTTTTAAATTTTCTTTTTCCGCGGCCTTATCCTCAATTAGTTTTTTATTGATTTCATTTAAGTTATCGCTATATGCTTTTTGATGAAAATCTACAATTTGTTTGGCCACACTATCTAAGACAAATTCTTTCTTGTCTTCTTCTACTAATAGTTTTGCTCTACTCGGTGTATTTCCTTGACTTAAATAATGTTGATAAGCAATTGATTCCTGGTGTTTTTCATTTTCTAAATCCCATCCTTTACTCTCATCAAACGGTTTCTCTAGTTGTTGCTCATTTTGAAATAACTCTGCTAAGTTTCCTCCATTTTTAACAATTTCAAGAATTAGCTTTTTTTCTTCCGCGATTCCATCAATTGAAATATATTTTTCTTTAATGTCCTCATTCTTAATAGCTAACTGATCCTCTTCAAGTTTAAGATACTCTTCTTCTGTTAGATCTTCAATTTCAGAAAGTTTTGTTTCTGTTTCTCCCTCTTTAATAATCACATCTTCCCAAAGTCCTTTTTCAAGTTTCTTTTTTAATAGGTTTGTGTAAAAATTATCTTTAGGTGTTTCTAAACTTAATGGTTTAAATTCAGGATCTGTTTCTTCAGGTTTTTCTTCTGTTGGTGGATCTACTACCTCTTCCTTTTTTTCTCCACTTAAATCTAAAGGTTCAAATGTTAAGTCAGGTTTTTCTGGAGTTGTCTCATCTGGTGGTGAGAATGAAAATCCTTTTTGTAAATCATCAAAGGATAAAGCTGTGTCTAAAGTACTTGTTTGGTTTTCTTGTGGCATTGTATTGTGCAAATTTATGTTATTATTATCTGATATTCAAATTTCTTAATTTTATCGAAAAAGGTGTATTTTCCTTAATTTTTTAGTAAGATACACCCTTATTTTAAAAGTAAGATTAATTCTTGTTTATACTTGCGATTACTAAATTATTTCTATCGCGCTCCTTCTTTTGTGTAAGTTCCTGTACACGAAGCTGGAACTCTTTATCATCTTGTTCTCTTCTTGCATTCATATCTTCTTGCTTAATTTGAAGATTTTGACTCTTTAATTGTAGATCAGCATTTGCATAATCGTTATCAAGGGCTTGTTGTGTAACTTTATCTAATCTATCATACAAACTTGAATCTGCATCTTGATTGATTGACATCTTACCATAACTATCAATTTGCTTGACTTCTATGGCCGTAGAATTTTTTGAATCTTGTATTTTAGTCTCTTGATCATATTTAAGCTGTAATGCTTTATCAGCCGCTTGGATTTGTTTGTCAGCCAACTCTTGTTCGTGAGCTTGTTGTTGTTGAGTTGCTTTTTGGGCGTCGATACGATTTTGTTTCGCGTGAGCCATGATAGCTGTCATTGAATTAGAAGTTACAATTTCTGCCATATCTAATATATCCGCACCCGCCGTATTGTTCTGTAGAAGGGCTACTCTTAATGTCTCCAAAGTTTTCTTAGAATTACTATCAGTAGCTAGCTTGATTCCGAATTCACGCGCCTGAAAAAATTGATCCGATAATTCTATAAAAGCTTTCTCACCATCAGACTTAGTATATAAGAATGAATAGTCTTTATTGTTTTTCTGACAATATTGTGCTACAGTTAAATGTAATAAGGCTGCTCTTTTATCTGCTTCTGCTTGTACTGCGAAAAGCCCTTCTGTTTGTGCGTATGACGCTGTATTTCCTTGTTTTATTCCTTCTGCGGTCGAATACTGATCTGGTGTTCCAATTCTTTGCGGAGTAATACCTATTTGCTCTAAAGCTTGCAATTTAAATTGAACTGCTAAATTCATTCTATTGTTAATCATTCCTGTATAATCAATAGATTGTGTAGCAAAAGCGTTCATTGCAGGTTGCCCTCCTTCTAAGTTTTGGCGCGAAGTATCTACAGGAACAATTCCAATGTCCTGAATTAAATCGTACATTTGCTCTAAAGCCTGTCTTGTATTTCCTGAGCCTTTATATTCTGAAGGTAAGTATTTAATATCAAATAGAAAGAATGTTCCTAATTCCTTTTCAAGAAGTGAATATATTTGATTTAAAACGATATTATGTTTGATTATATATGGACGTAGCTTTTTAGCGATTGAGTCTCCTATATATCCTGCCACTGGTATTTTAGCATCATATATATTACTTCCACCATCCATTGTTCCTTTAATTTGGAATGGTAGTGCTTTTCCGCCAATATATAAATCTTTATCTAAATAACTGTTGTGAGATTTTGCTTTTACGCCCCACCTAATTTCAGGTATCCAGGTGTATGCAATTGTATTGGGTTCCATTCTTAGTTCAGCCTCTTCTAAAGAGATTTTTCTAAGTGTGGTAATTTCATTTTCTTTTAAAAATTCTGGAAGTAAATCATCTGTTGTGAAAACCTGATCCATATATCCATCTTCATTGATATAATTTAAAATACCAACTCTTTTATATGAACGCCAATATGATTCTGTTACTTGAAGTGTGTCCGATCTTAAATCAATGTCTGAACGTAATTCGCTCATTGTATTTTGATTTAAAAATCCTCCGCCTCTTGCTAATGGTGAATACCAAGATGGTACTACTTTTTGTTGGCCGTCTACTACAACTGTTGATTCTCCCATAGGAACTCCAAATGTGTCTTGAAATTCAAGACCTAATTCATAATCATGAAATCCTGCAAATGGTAATTGTTGTACTTGGCCGAAGTTGTTTTGTATTACTTGATTGACAGACGCTCCTCCACTATATCCTCCACTTTGATTTTGGTTGTAATAACCCATCAATCTTTTTTGAGTGTCTTCATCTATTTTGTCGCCGAATCTATTTAAGAATTTAGATGGTGACATTTGAGTCAAGAAAGATACGTATTCTGCATCTTGTGGATATTCTATGTCTAAATCTTCTGAAAAAGATACTTGACAGGGATGCCATCTTTCTGGCTTGTAATAGTCGTATCCTATATGATAATGTCTAAACCATCTTCCTGTTAGAAGTCTATCAACCATCTCTTGACGGCTCATTTTCTCCATTCCGAAACGGTCTTGATCTAATTCATATGTTTTTTCCGCCCACTCAGTAGCTGTTGTTTTCCAGTTTTTAAACATTGCCTCCTGAATTGCTTCTGGTGGGACAAGTTGATCTTTTTGCTGTTGTAGTTCCTGAGCATAAGCTTGCATTTCCTGTTCAGATTGAAACTGTCTGTCTTCATTTACTACTATTCCTCTTGCAAGTAATTTACGTTCTAATTCTAGATTAAAATTCTTTTGAGTGAATTCCCATAATTTGCTGTCTTGATCTCTAGTAAAATCATTTTGTGAAACGGGATCTGTATTGTCTATTCTAAATGCGGCCTTGCTTGTAATCCAATCTGATTCAATTTGGTTACATATAATTCCTAAGAAGTCATAATGTTTAGCATGAACTGGGTAATCTGTTTCTCCTCGCAATCTTATAATCTCTTTGGAGAAATCTTCTAACCCATAATCGGAGTATATTAAATTTCCGCGAACCATTTCGTAGTAGCTGTTGAACTCTATATTACGGTTATATTGTTTTACCGCGATCTGCTCCAAACGGTCTAATGTCATCTGAATCCACTTGTCGTTTTTCTGAGATTCTAAAAGTGTTTGGGTCGGTAAAGCAGATGAGAAATCACCTCCTTGTCCAAAACCAGATAAAAATGACGTGTCAAATGGGTTCATATATTTATGTGTAGTTAATCCGCAAATTTACACATAAATAATAGTTTTAACAAATTACTTAATTTTAGAGTCTTGTTCTACCACCTCTTCCTCCTCTAATTGGAGATTTTCTAAATACTCGATTTTTCTCTTCTTCTGTTTGTTCTCTAACTTGTTTCGGTAATATCCAGTTGATTTCTAAATAGTGCATCCAACCTACAGCTCCTAATGCTGCTGAAATTCTATCTACATTGACATCTTCTTTGTAATTTATAATTTCTTCTAGTAACCCTATGTCATCTACTTGCTGAACACCCATGATTTCTATGTCACCTTCTTCATCACTTCCTGCAAATACTGGGTCTTCCATCTTATCTTTCATAAGACCTAATAAGACTCTTTTAGATTGTCTTGGTGTCCATCCGTATTTTCTTTTTTGATTACTATTTATATTCATAGCTGATGTAAAGTCAACAGCGCTTATTAACCATCTCTCATCTAAATGTTTTGTTTCTAGAAATGATTTATAACCCATATCTTCATTTTCAGGGAATGCTTTTGCATTATAAGCTTGTTGGAGTAGTAGCCATTTTTCATACATTGGTCTTCTATTTTCAGGTCTCAAAGTCCAGGATAAGACTAGTCTTCCTCCCCATTCATCTCCAAATGTTTTCATCTTCCATATTTGGAAAGATATAAGTGAATCTGTATCAGAATCATCTTGCTTTACATCGTCAAAACTTGAAATATAAAGATTATCTACGGGAGGTGTTTCAGGAATATCTTCAAATATAAGCAAAGGTGCGTCCGCTATCCCTCCTTTATGAGGATACTCAATTAAAGGCATCGTAGATATTTGAGCTTTTAGTTTACCTTTATCATCCTTATATAATACTCTTCTTCTATCCCATTTACCTGTTTCTATTAAATACTGTTTTCTTTTGATTGCTTCCATATATGGGAATGGATTCTTCTCTGCGGATAAGAAACATTCTTCAGGGTCAATAGGGTATTGTATTGTTTCTTGTTGTAATTTTAAAGCATCTTTTTCAACTTCTTTTCGCGCCTCAAGTAACACTCTAGTATTATTAACCCAATCTGTTTGATGTATAATTATTTTATTCAAATATTCTGATTCAATTCCTAAGAAATCTCCAAATCTCCTTTCTATTCTTTTAAAACCAGTCTTGTATGCCATCTGTGCTGGTACAAAATTGGCAAATGTTCTTCTTTTCCAAGTTATTGCTTCAGGTGGAATGTGTTTCTCTAGTAAATCCCAATCCATTTCTAAAAACTTAAAAGATGAAGGATTAGAGACTGCTTTCATGGCATCTTTAGACAAAGAAGCTTCTCCAGAAGTCCCCACTGCAATAATTGTAGTCTTAAATCCATCTGGGGTTTCAAAAGATGGTATAGCGGCTAAATATGCTTTTTCCCAAGCGGTTTTTCCTATTTCTTCTATAAGGAAGATGCTCGGAGCCCCTCCAGCTGTCTTTTGTGTTGATGTTGTAGCCCCACCACTTAAGTTTTTAATTGTGTGTCTGGAATGTTCTATTAAAGTAGAAGAGTCCCATTTTAACCCTAATTCCACTATTCCTCCATCCCACTCTTGCTTTTGTACAGGAAGTTGAAACGCAGGTACTTTAAATTTCATAGAAGTTCTCATCTTATGGGTGAGTTCTGCTAAATCTCCTGCTGATCCTGAAGTTATTGCTGTAGATGCGTTATCTTTAATTAATGCTTTCCACTCACATACAGACGACATGGTAACGGATTTACCATAACGTCTGGTTCCGTATAGTAGTATCCCTCTATTCTTAACTTCATCACATTTTTTAAGTAGCTCCGCAAGATATTGTTCATTATCCCTAAATGTGGGATTTATTACTGGCTCTGTTCCGTCTTTTTGCGGAATTAAAGTTTTATAAAAATTAAGATGGTAGTATAACCAAGGATGAAAGAAGTATCCGTCTACTGTAAATCCTAATGTGATTTTAAGCCACTCATTATACCAAAAATTTAATACCTCTGATTTTTGCTCCCAAAAATGCTTCTTTTCTTCCCATTGAGGTATCTCCTGTATTCCTGTTTCTTCTTCTCTTTTTTCTTTATGTATATAGAATTCAATATCTCCTACTTTTTTAGGTAGATTTAATTTTTTAGTTAATTCTCTAATTTCACTACTGTAGGTTTTCAAAACATCTATCATAGGGATAGTTGCTTTTTGGTCTTTAAAGAATGTTATTTTTACGTTGTCTATATCTCCTGATATATTTAATTTATGTAAATCATCTTGTATTTTAATCTTTGACGTGAAAACTTCATCTTGAAATACAATTTCACTAGATCTGTACTCTGCTTCCTGCTCATTATCCACTGATTGATTTATAGCATCTAAGTTATAAGCCAAGTATTTATTGCACTTATTAATGTGTAAATTAATAATCTTTACTGTCAAGTCTATGAACGGTTGGACTCTTTCATTTTTTCTATCTCCGCTACTTTCAGCTTCTTTTATAAAAGCCGACAAACGTCCTAATATAGAACTTGTAAGTTCATTCTCTTGTTTAAATAAAGCCTCTTTAGTTTTCTTTGCAGAATCTGTGTATAGCTTTATTTCTTTTTGTAATTCTTTAATCTGCTTTTCTTTATCCTTTTTATTACTATTAGATATTTGTAAAACTTGTTCTGCAAAACTACTTAAAGTATTATTATAATTCTCTACTTCATTCCAAGTATTAGATTCTATAATCTTTTCATTCCTAGAGAAGTATTCTTTATGCTCTTTTATAAACCTCCCGACAAAATCATCTGCCATATTATTTAGTATTTAATTTTATAATTTCTTCTATTGGTAAATCTAAATTATAACATTCTGTATGTCCTGCAAAAATAACTTTTGGTTTATACTTATATTCCAAATATTTGTTATGCAACTCTATTTCCAAGTCAAAAATAGTTCCTGAAGTATCCAAATACTCATTCACTACTATATGTTTATATATAGAAGTGTTGTTAGATAATCTTTCGTTTGTTGTATTTTTTGTTTTCCCTATTTTATAAAATTTTTCATCCCCAAATTCTAATAATACTAAATATAAAATGGCATTTTTTGATAGCTTTATATAATCTTCTCTCTTATATACATTAATCAAAGAAGCGCATTTTTGACATCCAGAACCTTTTAAATGAGTTGAAGGAGTTTGCTCAAAAGTTCCATGTGTACTGCATTTAATTTTAACTTTTTGTCTGCTGTGAGTATATTCTATGTCTTTATAGTCGTACCTATTACCATGAATTTTTATAGCCTTACTTATAAAGTCTTTCGTATTGCTTATAAATTTATTTGAAATTTTATTTATACCGCACTTAATACAACCCGCTCCTTTTATATGATTAGTAGGTTTTTGTTCAAAAATACCGTGGTGTTTACATTCAATCGTAACAGGATCATCAAACCTTACATATTTTGTTTTATTATATAAATATGTATCTCCGTGAATAAGTTTAGCCTTTTTAATAAATTCATCGGTTGTTAATCTATCATCAAATCTTTTTTGAATATTACATTTATTACAACCATTTCCTTGCAGATGGTTTAGAGGCTTTTGTAAAAATTCTCCATGCACATTACATATCAGGGTAACTTTATCTTGATTTTTTATATAATTAACTAAAGAGTAGTCATATGTGTCTCCATGTATTTCTTTAGCTCTTTTAATAAAAGATGCTTTTCTTTCGGCAATTGATTTTTCTTTTCTGCAAGTTGGACACCCGTCTTTTCTTTGATGATTGTCCGCTATTAATTCAAAAACTCCGTGGGTTTTACAAACTATTTTTACTTTTTCTTTGCAGTTTTTATAATCGGTTAAAGTGTAGTCATATAACTGTCCGTGTAATTTTTCACATTCTTTTATAAACTGTTCTTTTGTTCGAGTTTTTCTATTCCTTGGCATATTTTTATATTATAAAATCCCTCAGTGTATTTTTACTTAGAGGGATTTGTTTCTATTTTTTCGTATTTTCCTGCGCTTTAATTGCTTGCAAGACTATGTTTTTAATTTGCTCTAATTCAAGGCCTTTAGTTAAGCTTTCTTTTCTTTGCTGTAGTCTTCCTTTTTCAGTTTCTTTTGCCGAAAGTTTACTGTCTACTACGAAGAATGGTTTAGGAATTAAATACTCTAAGCTCTCACATAATTCTGTAATTTCTTTTGGTAATATCATTCCGTCTCCAATTTCTAAATAAGTTTTTACGTTTAAGTATAGAGTGTAGAATATATTTTGTAGATCTTGCATGTATATTGTTTCTTCTATTTTTAAATCGTAAAGTAAGTTAGTGAATTCTTCTGGAACAATCAGTTCTTCTACTTCTTTGCTTTCATTGAAATTTAGTTGATAAACTTTTTCTACCGCGGATTGTCTTTTATCTTTGAAATCAAGTTTAGTTTTTTCTAGAAATTCATTATAAAGTAAGTATTCTTTGTGTTTTGCGATTATTATGTCGTAAAATTTGTTCATTTATTTTTTATTTTGCCAATTTTCAAATTCTTCTTCTGTATATTGTTCGTCTGCGAAATCTGTATTGATTGCGTTTTCTACTAATGTATAAGCATCCTCGCTAGATAGTTTTCTTAGAAAGCTTAGCGACACTCCATTTTTTACCGCCTCTTTTTGAAATGCTGTAAATAACAAGTCTCCTAGGTTCATATCTTGATGTTTTTGACCTAGTGCTTGTAATGCTCTTAATGATTCTTGTGTGTAATTCAAAATGTTATAGTGTTATTTGTCCTTTAATATTAATTGTTGCTACTTTTGGTTGTTTGTCTTCATGGAAATTTAAATACACTTTTTTATCAAATGGTTTTGTAATGTGAGTGTTTTTGTATTGTAATTCAATTTCAATTGTGTTTTTATCAATTACTTCTGGGCTACTTTCTGTGCATGAACAGTCTGATTGTGATGTAAGCCCTTCTAAATTATTTCCTTTTATTTGAACTGTTCTTTTTGCTATTTGGTTCTTTTTTAGAATGCCGAAATTGATAATGTATCTATCTGTTGATTTCTCTATTTCTGTATTTGTTTGTTTGTCTATTACTTGCATATTATTTTGTTTTTAGTTTTCTTTTTCGCGCCATTTTGGAGTTAAATCTATTTCTTCTAATCCGCACGAACTTTGCTTAATTAAAGTCTTTCGAGCAACTGAACAAAAACACGCGGTGCATATTGATTTTGTTATTTGTAAAGACATAAATAATTTTTCTTTAAAAGATAAATCGCTTTTATTTTTACTATTATATTCACAATTTTTACAGATTTCTCTTCGTTCTTTACACCAAGGCTCCTTACTATTTTTGTAAGCAATTAATCTAGAATTAAGGATCATCTTCCAAGTTGACAACTTTAAGAATTTACTTTTCATCTTCAAATTTTAATTCACATATGACATTTTCTTCACAAACTATATTCTTATAAAAAATATCCTCTTTTATCTTAGTTTCTAACTCTGCTATATTTTTATCTATATCTTTAATAGCAATTTCTCTAATTTGCCTGTATTTCTTTAAAAGAATTTCATTTGTATTTATTAAATAATTTTTTAGCCCATAATTGGAATCTGAAACTATGTCTTTCATATTAGAAAGTAACTTTGTAGTCTCACAGGATATAATTTTTAATTGTCTTTTTCTTAATACTGATATTTTATTGAAGTATTTTTCTCTAGTTTGTAAGTATTCTTGTGTAACTTCTCCATTATTCTCAATTCTAATTTTTTCTAGAATCTTGTTTAACTTTATTATTTTTTCTTGTAAATTTTCTAAAATTTCATTATTTTCCATTTGCTGTAAATATTGATGCGTTATTATAAGTAATTGCTCCTAAAGTTAAGAATGTTCCTGAAATAGATACTGCATTTTGAAGAGCTAGTCTTTCTACTTTTGTTGGGTCAATAATTCCTCTTTCAAATAAATCTGTAAAATCATTATTTTCTAAATCTATTCCATAACCGTATTCTTGTTTTTCTATCCTTTCTATAAATTTATTTTTCCAGAAGAATCTACTTTTATATTTTATTCCCGCGTTTTCTAAAATTTGAGTAAATGGGTATTCAAGTGATCTTATTAAAACTTCAACTCCTTTTTGTTCATCTTTATTTCTAGTCTCTATTTTAGCCGATTTAAGAGCAGTTGATATGTTTAAATAGGTTACACCTCCACCAGCTACATATCCTTCTTCTAAACAAGCTTTAACTGCGCATAGAGCGTCTTCTACTCTGTCTGTCTTTTCTCTTTTTTCTGGCGCGGAATATCCACCTACTTTAATTACAGCAACTCCTTTGGTTAATTTAGAATATCTTTCTTTTACATATTCTGTTTCTTTTTTACCTCCAGTGATGTTTTTAATTTGTTGTTTTACAATTGCTGTTCTTTCTTTGATTTCTTCTTGATTTCCTTTTCCGCCGATTAAAACTGACTTATTAGCGTCTGAAATTACTTTATCAATGTGTCCTAGCCCTTCTAAGGTAACATTGTCTAAATCATCGCCTAAGTCCTCACTGTAGACTTTTGCTCCTATTAAAGCAGCTATATCCTTAAGTGTTTCATTTTTTCTTACTCCGAAAGAAGGTGATCTTAAATTCATCATTTTAAATCCTTGATAACTAAACTCTAAAATCTCTTTTTGAACATGGCCAGAAATGTTATCACAAATAATTAAAAGTCCTTCAAATACTCCTAATTCTCCATTTTCATCCTTAGTTGTTGATAATTCAATAGCTTTATTTAACTGTCTTTTATCTTTTAGGTGTCCTTGGTAAATTAAAACATTCATATCTTCAAAAACAGCTTCAAACTTTTCTCGGTCATTGATAAATTCCGCCAAAGAAAATGGTACATCTAATTCATACCCTAAAGATGATTCTACAGAGGAAGTGATATCATCTGTTTCTTCTACCTTTATTGCTCCACTTTTGCCTACTTTTCTGAAAGCTTCAACAACTAAATCAGATATTTCTTCATCTCCATTTGTAGAAACATTTGCTATGCTTTTAAGTGTTTTTAAATTACTTGAGTTTCTAGATAAAGTTTTTAAATGTTTTAAAGAGAAATCTAAAGCTAAATCTAGTCCTCTTTTTAATGATATTGCATTTACTTTCCCAGTGTTTAAAACAAAATCTGCTTCATGAACAATAGCCTGTGCAAGTACTACACTAGAAGTGGTTCCATCCCCAGCTCCCTCATTTGTTTGATTTGAAACCTGTTTTACTAGTGATGCTCCTGCGTTAATTATAGGATTTTCAGATTCAATTTCTTTAGATACAGATACTCCGTCTTTTGTTAATATAGGTAAAAGTAAATCTCTTACGCACATTACATTTAACCCTTGTTTACCAAGAGTAACTTTAACTCCATTTGCAACTAAATCTACTCCTTCTTTCAATAACTTTCTGGCTTCTTGGCCGTAAACTACTCTATTCTCCAATTTTATTTTTATTTATTTTCGGTTAATCTTTTATATTCTTTGTTTTGTATGTATTCTGTTGCGGCGTATATTTGATGACTTGGTTTATGCATTCTTCTGGCCGTTTCTGTTATTTCAAATCTTTCACAAATATATTTATTGAAAGTAAAAAACAATGGTAATTTTAAATGAGGCGTTCCCCAACCGTTCTCGTCTCCAAATCTTTTTATCTGTTGTATTTGATCTTCCACTTTTTTATATGGTTCAGATCCAACTTCCATGAATTTTTTGCTGTTTATTAAGAAGTTTTGGTTTTTATATAAATGGCCTAAATAAGGTAAATTTATTGCAAATACTTCTGGGTTTTTTGTTTCCTGGACAATATATTCAAACATCCAATTAACTCCATCTAAACATTGTTTGTAATCATAAGTTAATTTATGTTTTCTAAATACTTCTTTTAATATGTCATCTAAATAACTCAGTTGTTTCAAAACGTCATTAAAATTAATTTACAGTCTTCATCTAAGACTTTCTTTCTTATTGTTTCTAAATCTGGCGACAATTTAAATTTTTGATAGTTTTTTTCGTCGCGCACTAAATATCCTCTATCTCTTAATTTCTTATTAATGGCGTGAAGATGATTTCTTGTCAATTGTTTACCTTTCTTTACTTTTGCTCTTTCGGGATTATCTTCAATTAAAAGCTGAATCACATCTTCTGAAATACCTTTTAATAAATAATAAAGTAAAATAGGCTTTTGAGAAGGAAGCAATTTATTTTCTTCGGTCATTCTTAACTCGGAATAAGCGGTTAAAAACTTATCTAATCTCTCTATTTTATTTTTAGAATCTACTTTCAAATTAAGCGCGTTTAATGGCTCCTTAAACTTCAAAAGTTTTGCTTCTAGCTCCTTAATTATTTTATCTTTTTCGTCCATTTACTAGTAATAAAGTACAAACTTAGGCTATTAAAATGATATATCCTACACTTTTAACTTTTTATTAAGATAGTATGTCAAAAATATTTTGTATGGGAGCTGTCTAAAAGTAAGTAATTTTTTATTTTGATTCTGTTTTTGTATATTTGCTTCACATTTAAAACCAAAAGAAAATGCTTAGTTACGAAGACTTTTATTCTCGTATATGGAATCATTATATCAGTTATAGTGACGTTTCATTTCAGTATAGAGAACAGAATATAGAATTTATTAAAGCTCTTACTTTTTCTTTATTTAGAAAATATGAGAGTAAGAATGTTAGTGAATCTGTTTATGCTGAGAGTCTTAAACTGTTCTTTTATAATTTATTTCTTTTTAAGCCCGAAGTTTTCGATAGCGGCGAAGAAAAAGATTTTAATGAAAATTAATTAATTTGTGTATTAGATTTTTATTTTGTATATTTGCGTTAAAATTAAGTAGATCGTGAGAGGGCGTACTATAAGTGGGGGTTTTGAAGCCTAAAGAACTTCTTTAAAAATCATCACTAATTTCTACTGAATTAATTTGTATATGTCAAAAATAATCACTACATTTACACCCTGAAATAAAAATACCGTTTTATATTAGCACTAGGAATCCTGATATAGATTAGAAAATATAGAAAACAAAATAGTCCTTTTCAAACAATATGTTCAACGATTCCTAGTTTAGTTGTTCTGTTTGATTTGGGCTTTTTGCGTTTTTATAATATGAAAAAAATATTCAGATTAGCATCTAAGCTTTACTTTGACTTGTGGACTAAAGGAAATGAACTTCCTGGTCTTTCAGGTGATAAGCTTATTGCTGTATACAGTATTTTAAAGTATTATAGAGATAATGGAATTAAATATTACTCTTATAAATCAAAAAATAATAAAAATATTTCTGGTTACTCTTTATTAAGAGCTAAAACTAACTTAAGTCTCCACACTATTGAAAAATATGTACCTGTTTTAATTGAAATGGGCTTATGTTTTATCGATGATAATGGGGATTTTGTGTTATTGGGTAATCAAAAAACTAAAGACCTTTACAATAGCTATAAATTAGTCCCTATTGAAATTGGTAAAAATGTTACGGATACAGCTACTAATGTAATGCTGGTTCGTGTTCACGCTAAACAATTGGAAGAGCAAAAACAATATAGAAAAAAACTAACTCGAAGCGAAATAATATCACAAGGTATTGATCCAAAAACTTCTGCACAATTAAAGGCCGCTAAAGCTATGAGCAAAAGATTTGGAGAATTTACTTTAAACGAGAAAACTGTTTTATCTGTTCAAGGTTTTGCTGTTTTGAAACACGGCGCGGAAAATAATATTAAAAACTTAAAATCTAGTGGATCTTACTGGAAAAATAAGCTTAAAAAGAAAGGTTTAATTACAACTGAAAGACAATTCAATAAAATTGAGAAGATGTCTTACGATTACTATTTACAACTTAAAAATTCACGTATGCTTGATAATAATCAATTGTATAGAAAAGGATATTTAGTGGAAGAAACAGTTTCTACCTTTTCAACAGTTAATAATATTAAAGAAGTGGTTTCGGCGGAAAAAGAAGTTAAAGTAAATAATGATTATAAAAAGAAACAGTATTTACAGTTTGATATGATTGATTTCTGGATGAATCAAAACAGTTAAAATATTACTGTGATATAGATGGTATTAAAAATTTCCACGGCGGAATAAAAACTAAAAATAATTACTTAAAAATTAGGTAAATTAAAAAATAATTTGTAAATTTGTTTAAAATTAAAATATATTCAATAGAAGAAATAAATAAAAAAGATTATAAATGGAATTTAGAGAAAATTGGGAAAAATATAAAAATAGGCTAGAGTTTTACGGATATACTTATGAGCAAATAATCGAGGTACAAAAAATTAGAGAGGTATGTGATTTGTGTGAATTTGAGCAATTCAAAGAGCTTGTATCTCAAGGAATAGTGATAAGGTCTAGAAAATTAAGAAAGCCTCGACACTTGTATGTTAATGAAAAAGGCCAGTTTATGTATCTTTGCCATTGGCATAAGAAATTTAATTACTGTGGTTATTTTAAAACTGAATAATAGTGGGTAAATTTATAAATAGACTTGGAGAGATTCATATTAGTAATGAAGGATACTCAATGAAAATTACAAAGTATGATGGTAAAATGAACTGTCAAGTTACATTTGATGATACAAGAAACACCATTTTATCTGGTTTAAGTTATCAACATATTAAGAGTGGGTCTATCAAGAATCCTTTTCACCCATCCGTTTTTGGTGTTGGGTGTATAGGGATAGGGAAATACAAGGCACACACAGGTAGAAAGCCAAACAAAAATTACGAAAAATGGCAATCTATACTTGAACGAACTAATTGTCCTAAGTATAAAGAAAAATTTCCAACCTACAAAGACGTGATGGTTTGCGACGAGTGGAAGTGTTTTCAAAACTTTGCAAAATGGCACGAGGAAAATTGGAAACCATATATGGATAATTCTTGGGATTTAGACAAAGATATAAAAGTAAGAGGAAATAAGATATATAGTCCTAAAACTTGCAGTTTTGTTCCTAAATCTATAAACTATGTGTTTGTAAAAAAAGTTATTAAAAATAAACAATTACCTACAGGAGTAGTATATAATACAAGAAATAACTGTTTTATGGTTAATATAAGTTTAGAAGGTAAACCTAAATCATTTAGTCCTTATATAACCTTAGAAGAGGCTTTTGAAAAGTATAAATTTGAAAAAGAAAAGTATATAAAAAGATTAGCTGACCAATGGAGAGATAAGATTGAACCTTTAGTATATCAATCTATGTATAATTGGAAAATATTGATAAATGAATAATATGAAAAAATTACAACAATTAATATCCGACCACAGACTTATAGCAGGAGAAGTTTTTCATGAACTTAATGAATTAAATCAAATAGATTTAAGCAGATTTTCGGATAATCACGCTGAAGATATAAAACAGTCAATTGATAATCTTGAAAAAGAGTATAATTTAAGAAAAGTATTTATTTCAGAACTTGAAACATTATTATAAAATTATGAGCATAAAATATAAAAAAGACGGAATTGAAATTAATGGTGAGTTTTTGTCCTTAGTGATTATCACCGAAAAGTGCAGTGAAATTAAACTTAAAGAAGACAAATTAGTTATTCTTCAAATGTGTTGGGAAGGTAGAGGAGGAGATGTAACAGAAAGAAGGGCACTACCTTTAGAAAATGCATTGAAAATTAAGGAAATACTTTTAGGAAGAGAAGTTTACTTTGGCGAAATATGGGGTAAACATTCAGAAGTTTATGGAATAATGACCGAAGATACTTTTGAAATTGAGAAAGATGAGAAAAAAGTAAAAGAGTTTTTAATAAATAATCCTAATGGTGTTGACTGTAATCATAGTTTTATCGCTAAATTCACAGATAATATAGAAGAAAGATTAGATGAAGATCCTGATTCATTAGGAGAAGATGAGAATCAAGAGTTATGTGATAAAATTTATTCTTTATTGAGGTAGTTTTGGCCACAAAGAAAGAATACAAGGTTCAGATAAAACAGTTTAAAGATTCTTCCAGCAATTGGTTTGTAAACTTCGCTCACTACTATTTAAATGAAAATAACGAATTGTTGTGGGCGAGCGGAGAATCAGACAGTGCTGAATACAGAACAGTAATTGAGGCCTATATTAAGAGAAATAAGAAACAGTTTAAACCTCGTGAAGAAAGTGTATTAAATAAGGAAGAAAAGGTCTATATAACTTTTAATTTTGGTAAATACTCTGGAAAAAATCTCGCAGAAATTAAAGATCTAGACCGAAAATATCTTCTATGGCTTAAAAAAGAAACAAAAGACGATAAGTTAAGGGAAGAAATAATAAGTGTATTAAAATGAAAAAATTAATCTGTAAAATAATAGGGCACAAATACAGTTATGATTCAAAGTCACAACCAACAAGATGCAGATGTAAGAGATGTGATAAAAAGTGGATGACAGTGAAGAATCCTAAATATGATTATACAAATATATTTAAAGAACCAATATTTATTTGGCGCGAAATAAAAAACTAAAAAACAGGTGTGTATGTCAAATAAAAGTTGTAAATTTACATAATTAAAGTCCACATAGCTCAGTTGGTTAGAGCAGATGACTCATAATCATCAGGTCACAGGTTCGAGCCCTGTTGTGGACACAAAATAAAAATATGAAAAGATATAGTAAAAAAGCTTTAGATAAAAGAAAGGAAGAACGTAAAGATTTTCCAGAATTTTTTCAAAAACATATAGAAATTGCAAAAACAAAATACTGCGAAGAATGTGGAAATAAGTTGAAAGGGGACGTTTCTGAAATTGCACATGTTTTACCAAAGTCTTACTTTAAGTCTATAAATACAAATGATTTAAATATTATATATTTATGCGGTCAATATTCTGCTTCACAATGCCACACTAATTTTGATAGCTGGTCAATTGATAAAGTAAAAGAAATGAAGATTTATCCAAAAATAAAAGAAATTTTCGCAGAAATAAAAGATCAAATAACAGAAAAAATTAATTATAAAATAACCGATAAATACGAATAAATGGCGAGTCTACAAGATGTTTTAAAAAAATTAAATAAAGATAAAAAAGAAGATGATAAAATTTCTTTATTAAAAGATAAAAAAGAAGGTTATTTAATTAAAAAAACAGTTTCTACAGGAAGTCCTTATTTAGACTATAGAACTGGAGGGGGGTTTGTCTTAGGAGGTTATAATACAATAATTGCTGATGGAGGAACTGGTAAGACATCAATTGCTTTAAAAGCTATTAAAGATTCAAACGAAAGGCTTGGTAAAATAGGTATGTTTTGGGATGCCGAAGGAACTATGGATCAATCATACCTAGACAGAATGGGTGTTAAAAAAGAATATTTTTTACCAGAGAAAAGCAGAAATTTAGAAAATATGTTAGATACAGTTGAAGCGATAGCAACAGCAGATGAGGTTGGAGTTATTGTTTTAGATTCTATTCCTATTTTTGTATCATCTGTTGTAGAGGCTAAATCAGCTGAAGATAATAACATGGCGGTAGAAGCTCGTAAATTTACAGCTAGAATGCCAATAATTGAGGGAAACTGTGTAAAAAGAGATATTGCGATAATTGGACTGACTAGTTATAAATTAGATCCAGGCTCTATGGGTGATCCAAGAAAACTTTCCCGTGGTATGTGGCAGTATACAATGTCTAATCTAATTTTAGAGCTGACTAAAAAAGATATTATTTTAGATGAGGATAAAAATCCAATAGGTCATAAATTAGATGTAAGAATCAAGAAATCTAAATTAGCACCTTATAATCCAAAAGAAGTCATTACTCTTAACTTTTATTATGATGGAGGATTTAATGAAGTTGATGAATATGCACAGTTATTTTGTGAATTAGATATAGCTAAAGTATCTGGCGGTGGATGGACAACTTTTCCTGATGTAAATAGTGAAGAACAAAAAGTACAAGGAATGGATAACTTTATAAAGCATTTAAAAGCAAATCCAGAAGATTTTGAATTTTTAAAACAACAATTATGATAAGACCACTTGAAGAAATTATAACTGAGTTTTATGAAATAAAAGATAATTTTAAAAACTTTTCTTTAACAGGGGATAATAACAAAGAAACCCTCCTTGAATTTCAACATAGATTCGTAGATTTAAAATCAGATTTAAGATATTGGCACACTAAGATGTTGAATGCCAGCGAGATGCGATCAGATAAAGGTGCGACGGCTATCAAAATGAGAATAGCAGTTGCTATGGTAAAGGATGAATATGTTTGGAGTGAAGGAGAAAAGCCGATGTATGATAAAGCTCCTGCTATAAGTAATGCTGAAAAATTTGCCGCCGCAACAAAACAATATAAAGAATTCTTAAATCAAAGAACAACACACAAAGAAAATTTTACAAATGTGGCCGATTTAAGAGAAGATATTAACTCTTATATTACTTTAGTTAGAGATAGAAATAATAGATAAATGGAATACTTAGAATACTACAAAGAGATGAAAGACACAATTGCAGAAATAGGAGAATTAAAAGCAGAAATTTGGTATAAATCAGAGATTCCATATTCAGATATTGTTTTAGACTTATTTGATGACATTACAAATGATATTGAAGATGATAAATTTAATATTGGAATTACTTTGTATAAAACTTATTCTTTGCTTTCAGTTTTTGATCCCGCGAAAAAAGATGATATAGAAGTTTTAGAGCAGTTAAGAGAAAAGTTAGAACGAATAAATAAAGTAACATTGTAATTTTAAAAATAACCAAAAATGAAACAATTAATTATAATATTAATAACACTGATTCAAATAATGTTATTATTTCATCAAGTTGCAGGAAACTTAAGTCTCTTTGAAAGTATTGTGATTTCGGCTCTTGTTATAGTATTAATGGGAATCTCTTACTTAATTTCAAATAAAAATAAATGAAATACTACGCAATAACAGAAACAGTTCCTATTCAAATACATATTGAGCCAAAAATTCACTCAGAAGAAGATATGTACAGAATTATGGATGAAATGAAAAGAGGAATGTACTTTGACACAGTAAATCCAGAATCAATTCTACCTCAATTTATGACAATTCCTATGTCTGAGGAAACTTATAAGTTTATTTCTTCTGTGGCCAATATTTATTCTACAAGTTTCGGCGAAAAAGAATATAAAATAAATAAAGTGAAATTTAAAATATTCACAAAAGAAGAGTATGAATTAAGATATGGTAAGTATGAACAGATTTAAATGGTGGCGAAAATTTAAAGGAGGAGAATGGTTTTACAACAGATATATTTTTGACTTAGGTAGAGGAGTAATATATGTTTACGAAAGGCAATTACCAAAATTTGGATGGAGTTATAATATAGAACAATACAACGAAAAATGGCCGTAAAAAAAGAAACAATAAATTGGTTTTATAAAGGAAAAGAGGTTAAAAATATTAAAGACTGCGAGCCAAATGCTCTAGGATTTATATATGAAATAACCAACTTAAGTAAAAATAAGAGATACATAGGTAGAAAGACAATAATGAAACCTAATTATACAAGTGGTATAAAGAAAGGACAATCTAAAGGAGTCTATCCATTTACTGATTATTGTGGTAGTTCTAAATCTTTGCTGGAAGACATTAAAAATGGAGATCAATATTCTAAAGAAATTATCCGTTGGTGCTACTCAAAAGCAGAATTAACATACTATGAAAGTCAGGCTATATATTGTTCGGACAGTCTTATCAGTGAAGATTTTTACAATTTTTGGTGCAAGGCTACTGTGTATTCTAAACATCTAAATCCCGCGAAAAAAGAAAATAAATAAGAAAAAAATATGATAAACAAAGTAACATACCAAGAAGAACCAACATTATTTGATGATATCGTAGAATTCTCTATTGAAGAGAATATGGATCACAGACGAGGTAGCAGTTTTTATAGAGACGAGATTATTGAATTCATAGAAGAAGATAGTAAGCATTTTCCTGATATTAAAGATTTTGAAAAATATATAGGAACTTGGAGGACTAATAATGTTATTTGGAGTGAAGATGATGGTTTTGACACTGATTACACATCACTGATCCGAGTTAAACAAAAAGAAGTAGTAACTTATGAGTGGGAGGAAGTAAATGAATAAATTAATAGAAAATTATAACAGTTCTTTAGAAGCCTTATCTCAGTATTTTGAATGTGAATATTTTGGAAACTATGTAATACAAGAGTGTCCAGAAGATTATTGGGAAGATTTTGGGGAAGAAATACAATATGGAAAAGATAAAGACGACTCTGATTATTCAAATGAGTACAAACAAATAATCAGAAAAGAAGAGTTAACAGCAGTTTTAGTTAGGTCAGATTTTGGAGGAGATGATTATTGGAATATATTTTATACAAAAAATGAAATAAAAGATGAATAAATATTTGTTTATCTCAAACTAAATCACTACATTTACTTCACTAAATAATAAAATATGGTAAATTCACCGAAGAAGGAAAATAAAGAAAAAAGAGTTCTTAAAACAGAGCCTAAGTTGAAGGTAGATTTAAATGAAGAGCAAAAAGAGTTTGTAAAATTATTTTATGAATTTGATGTTTGTTTTCTTCACGGCGATTTTGGTTCAGGGAAATCTTTAGCGGCTGTTCACACAGCATTAACAGCTTTTAGAAAGAAACAATTCAATAATATCTGGATCACACGCCCCATGATTAAAAACTCTCTAGCTGCACTTCCTGGAACATTAGAGGAAAAAATGGCACCTTACACCTTCCCAATCACTCAAAATATGGAAGTATGTCAAGGTAAAGAAACAACAGATAAAATGTTGAAAGAGGGATTAGTTAAAATCATGCCTATTGAGGTGGCAAAAGGTTGTACATTTATTGACAGTGTGGTTATTGTGGATGAATATGAAGATATGTCTTACGCTGATTTTAGAACGATTTTGACGCGTTTAGGTAATGGTAGTAAAATGATTTTTTGTGGTTCTAAAGAACAGGTCGATAAACAAATAGGTAAAAACAGTTGTATTTATGAGGCTATGAAGTTAGAAAATTCTGGCTTAGTAGGTTATAAAACATTAAAATCTAATCATAGAAATCCTATTCTAACACAAATTATAGATTATTTAGAAAAAGGTGAGCAAAAAGTTGCGTAATTAAAAAATTAATTGTAAATTTACAGTACTTAATTTGCATACCGTAAGATCTGCTTTTAGGTCAATTTAAGTTCCCGCTTATTAGAGATTCTGTGAGAGAATGACACGCATAGCAGATAGCAAGCAATCGAAAGGTAACAGTTAGTGTTTACTGTTTTTAGGGGATTTTTAATTTTTTATCGCGCGAATACGAAGTGGAAATAATAAACAAAAATAAATGGCAAAATACGAAATTAACGGTAAACAAGTAACGGAAGAGGAATTTAACAGGCAAGTTTTTAATGGGGTTGAAGGCACTATAAAATTTAATGAACCATTTTTCTTGGATGAAGTAGTTGAAATACCATATTGGTTTAAAAGTTCCGCAAAAAAACTAGAAGAAAAACAGGAATTAGAAAAATTAAGAAGTAATATATTGAATTTTAAATCGCACAATAGCATAGAAGACATAACAAAAATTATGTTGGCCGAAGATGAAAAAGAACTACTGGAACATTTAAAAAACACGTCACACACAGGAGGAACAGTTTTTGAAAAAGTCCAAGATTCAACTATACCAAATAAGAATATTGAGCCTTTTTATGTTGTTGATATAAAAAATATTAAGTCTGTAGATCTTAATGATCAAGACCCACTAGACGCTTACAACGCTATAACAGGACATAGTATAAGGCATCATAAATTTCCAGAAAAATCTTTAGAAGAAAAAGTAAAGAAATCTAAAGAGACATACGGAACTAAAATAGATTTGCCAGAATTTCCAAATGACTACCTCACATATTTAGTAAATATGTATAATGGTGATTTCAATAGTCCTGAGAAGTTTACTGTAGAAGACCTTCCTAAATTCGGCAAAAAAGAGTCCAAAACAGTTGAAAAAGCACCTATATTCACTTACTGTAAGCAGATGAAGAATGCAATTGAAGCTTTATCTTTAAGATCATTAGCTGGCCACAAAAAATACGAAAAAGGAGATGATTGGGAAAACTTCTCAAGAGTTGAAAATGGAGATTTTGAATATAGTAATGCAGAATTCAGACATGCTTTAGGGATTGGAGAAGATTCCGATGAAGATCATTTAGTTGCAGCAGCCTGGAACGCAGTAAGTCGATTAGAGATACATTTAAGAAATAAAAAATAGATGAAAAGAAAGAGATTAATGCTAACTGGTTTTGGAGAAGTTTTGACGGAATCGGCCGAAAAGAAATTAGAACAAGGAGACTCTATTAGAACACCAACTTGTGACAACGGTAAAACAGTAGATTGGTATGAAGACATGGGTATAAAATTACCTGAAGAACTAGAAGAAAGACTAAATAAGCAAGACAAAGGTATTGAGTTAGAAGATGAAGACTTTGAAGAAATCTACACTGAAATAATGGTTTATTTAGATGATATCAAGTTGGCCGTAACAGACAGAGGATTAACAACAGTATTTTTAAAAGATGACTTAACAATAACCGTTACAGAAACATCGGATGAAATAGACAGTTTTATTGATTTTCTTGAAATGACCTGGTTTGATAGATTAAGATTAGATTTAAATATTTTTTGCGGGAAAATAAAAAATAAATTAGGATTTGTCAAATAGAATCACTATATTTGTATACAATAAATTAATAAAAACAATTAAATAAAGTTAGGTAAAAATGGCAATTGAAAAAAATTATTTGCAATTAGAGTTTGGAAGTGGTCAATTTTTTGATTATTCAAAAGATGAAAAAACGGGGTATGATAAACATACATCCTCAACTGGTAATGTTTCGTATAGAAAATACTATAAAGAAGGTATTTCAGGAGTATTGGAATCTGCTTCTATTTATGATGGCAAATTTGGAAAACAAATATCTCTAAATATTAAAGATGGAGATAATGTATATTATGTCCCAGTTGATATCTTAGATCAAAAAAGTAATGTTGACACATATGCTGAAAGTTTGACAAAAGTACTTTATAAGTTAAACAAAGGTCAAAACATTAATATAAAAGGTTGGAATTTTGTTCCAGATGGAGATAAATATTCTAAAATTGGAATTACAGTTAGTATTGATGGTGAAAAATTAAAAGGCCTTACAAACGCGTATTATGATAAAGAAGGTAAACTAGTTCCAGGAGATATTCCTGCTATAGTTTGGAAAAAAGATGCATTAGATAAAAATAAACCTACTGCTGTGTCTTTGGAAGCTAAAAATGACTATTTATTAGAAGTAATAAAGACACAAACTGATAGGTTAAAATGGGTTCAAGGTGAATCTACCCCATCTGCTGAACAACAGACGAAAAAAACTGAAATCCCTAAAGCAAGTCCAACGGATGCATTTGAACCCGCAACAAATGTGAAAGAAGATGACTATCAAGATTTACCATTTGCTTAAGTGATTGATAATGAAGAAGTTAAAACAAACAAGAATACATGCCCCACCAGAAGTTTTAGGTAATTGTTTCCCAACTGTAATAGCTTGTTTTTTAGACTTAGATTCTCCTGAAGATGTAATTCAAATTCAGGAGAAATTTAAAGAAGAAGATTGGAATATTCAATTACAAACTTGGTTAAAAGAAAGAGGTTGGTTTTGGAGAACTATTTCAGGACATTTATATGACGATTCATTTTATATGGTAGTTGGTAAGACAAACAGAGGAGCAAATCATGTGTGTATTTATAAAAATGGAAAACTTTATCACGACCCTAATCCTTGTAACGAGGGATTATTAACTGAAGATATATTTGAAACTTTAATTAAGGAAGCTAAGATATGTTTTAGGTGCGATAATATGAAATTATTAACAGAGTACTACAAACATCCTCAAATGTCCGACGGATTATTAGGTAAGTGTAAAACCTGTACAAAAGAAGATAGTAAAAAACAACTGGAATTGAAAATCTCTACGCCAGAAGGTTTAGATAAAGAAAGAGAAAGGCACAGGGAAAAGTATTATAGATTAGACTATAAGGAGAAACATAAACCAACTCCTGAAATGAAATCTAAAAGTATGAATAACCACAGAAATAAGTATCCTGAGAAGTATAAAGCTAGGAATAGGAGTCAGTTAATACAAAAAATAGTTGAAGGTAATCAATTACATCACTGGAATTATAATTTAGAATACGCAAAAGATGTTTTTGAATTAGACGTTTCGGGTCATGGTAAATTACACAGGTTCTTAGTTTATGATACAGAGCTTTATATTTATAATAAACTAGATGGAACACCTTTAGACACAAGAGAAAAGCACGAAGCTTTAATAAAAGAATTAAACATACAAATTTATAATTAATGAACGAAGAAAAAGAAGAATTAACGCAGTATAATTCAGGATTCCGATCTGATCAGAAAATAGAAATAACTGGAGAGGAATTTGCAATCATGGCAGCATCAGTGGAGAGACTGTTTAATGAAAATGTAAAAATGGTTAGGCCTTTAAAATATCGCTATTGGCAAGGAGATGATATTGTATTATCACCAAAACAAGAAGATATTGATTCTGGAAAAGTAACTAAAGTTTTTGATCCTGTAGCTTTTATGTCGGCCAATAATTTAGTTGAAGCTTATGTGGGAGATCCTACAGCAATTGTAATGAAAGCGCTAGAAAACAGATTTATAATTCATGATCGTGGAATAGACGCAGGTAAAGCAGTTCACATGGACACACTTATTGCCGAAATGGAAGAAGCTCAGAAATCAAAATTAGAAGTTGTACCGAATGAATAGAATAAAGAACGGAGTTCATCAATTTCAAGCCGAATATTTAAAGCAAGAAATAGTCAATACCAAGAAAAAGCTAGGAGTAGAATGCAAGTTTCTAGCTTTTGAAACGGTTAAAGAAAAACTATTTTTCAAAGCTAAAATGGGCAAAGACAGAGTTAGAATACAGATTAATTGCAAATTAGAAGATATTGGAGTAAATGAATTCAATGATTTATTTCAAATACTAAACACCAAAAGTTATGACACAAATGAAATCGACGTATAACATGTTTCTAGAAAACGGTGACATTTATGAAATGAATCCTGAAGCCACTGGAAACTATTCAGAAGACATCAAATGGTTTAGAGACCTTTATGAAAATACAATTAAAAACGTTGAAGTAAATGGACAAGAAGAAATATAGAGTTTTTGGAGAACTTATTTTAGTTGAGAAAGTCATGCATAAAGAAACAGTTATGGATAAAATAGGTGTTTTCAAAAATAGAGTTAAGGTGATTGCTATTGGAGAAGGTCTTACAGATACACCAGTTAAAGTTGATGATATTTTAGTTGTCGGCGGGCTAATGGAAAGAGATGGAGAAGTATATATAGCAGAATCACAAATATTAAGGTGGGAATTATAAAAAACATAAAAATGAAAGAAATTATTACATTACGACAAATTTTAAATGCTAGATTTCCTAATGGGTCTAGATTATTCAGTAAAAAGAATTCTAATTGCGTTAAAGCTGGGAAAAAGTGAAAGAAATAATAAATAAGTACAAGTGGCCAGCATTAGGTATAGTGCTGGTTCTAATTTTTTTCGGCGTAAAAAGTTGTGTAAGTAATCAACAGAAATTCCAGGCAGGGAAAAATGAAATCCTAAAAGATCAAGTTAAAAAATTGCAAGACGGAGTTAAGGTTTTTGAGCTAGACAGACTTAGAGTGAGAGATTCTCTTCGCCAAGAAAACGAGAAAAAAGAACGGTTGATTAATGAATTCCAAAAAAAAGCTAAAGACAGTGAGAAAAAAGTTCTAGCTTTGCAGGAATCAAATAAAAAACAGAAAGAAGTAATTAGAAATAAAAACTTAGTTGAAGTGTCCGAAGCTCTAAATTACAATTATAGATCTAAAGATGCTTCAGCTACACCTAATTCTGTTGATGTTAGACCTCCAATGACTTACCAAATTCTTGAAACTATTGCTGACGCTAATACAGCGCAAGATATTATAAAAGAAAAAGATTTACAATTAGCCTCTAAAGATAGTGTTATTAATTTGAAAGATGAACAACTTAGAGACAAAGATATTAGTTTAAAAGCTACGGAGAAAAGTTTGGAAGCCTCTGCCAAATTAAATAGTGTGCAGTCTGATTTAAATAAAGGCCTTGAAAGAGAAAATAAAAAACTTAAAACTAAGAGTGTATTTGACAAGATATTAATACCTGTTGCAATAGCTGGGGGATTTTGGGCGGGAACAAAAATAAAATAAAGTATGATAGAACAAGTAAAACAGTTTGTAGTAGAACAATTACATAATAATGAATTTTTCAAGGGTGGCGCTGCTATAGCTGTTTTATCGGCATTAGGTTTTTGGCTTAAATCTTTTTTCCCTTGGATTTGGGGGAGAATAAAAAGACAGTTTTCTTATACTATGCGAATTGAGTCTAAGACAGAAATATATAATATTTTTAATGAGTGGCTTAGAGATAATCATTCTGATAAATATAAAAAAGTAATTTTATCTGTTAAACGAGATGATCATGATAGCATTGGATCAAGAGATGATGAAAGAACTTATTCTGTAAAAGAAAATAATTTTGAGTCTGCTTTTTATTTTTGGCAAAATAGAACTCCTGTGTTTTTAGAGTCTTCTCGTGAAAAAATGGAAAATGCAAGTTATCTAGAAAACGCTCATATTGAAAGTTACACACTTACTACTTATTTCAATAGAAATACTTTGAAAAGTCTTTTAAATGAAGTGGTTAATGACTATAATTCAAAGCAGAAAAAGAAAACACAGAGTTACTTATATGACTATAGAAATTATAATGGCTGGGATAAAACAGGAGTTATAGAAGTAAAACCTTTTGACAAGATTTTTAATTCGGAAAAAATAGAACTATTAGATGATATAAATAATTTCTTCGAGTCTAAAGAGTATTACTTGGAAAGGGGTATCCCTTACAGAAGAGGGTATTTAGCAGATGGAATTCCTGGAAACGGAAAAACTACTACTATACTATCAATAGCTCAAAAGTTAGGTAAAGATGTTTACTCTTTAAATATAGCATCTCTTACAGATTCAGATCAGTTAAGAATGGCCTTCAATACCATAAAAGAAAATACTTTTTTACTACTTGAAGATATAGATTGTGTAGTGGATGATAGAGAAAAAATAAATGATAAAATAAATTTCTCAACAGTTTTAAATGTTCTCGATGGAGCTTATTCTAAGAAAGGTATTTGCACATTCTTTACCAGTAATCATGCCGATCAATTAGATAGTGCTTTGACAAGATGTGGTAGAATGGATAAAAAAATAACTTTTAATAATCCTAAAAAAGAAGATGTTGAAGGAATGTTAGAATTGTTTTTCGGCGAAAAGAGAGAATTAGAAAATTACAATGAAACTCACTCTGCGGCACAATTACAAGAGTTTTTTATAGAATCAAATACAATAGAGGAAGCAATTAATAAAATTATATAAATGTATTACTTATTTGATGAAGAGATAACAGTAGAGTCTGTAAATAATTTAATGGAAAAGTTAGAAGGTCAAGAAGATATAAATCTTTGGTTTTCCACACATGGTGGATTAACTTCAGCTATGAGATGTTTAGTTGAGTTTTTTAATTCTTTAAAGGATAATATAAAAATAACATTAACAAATTGTTTGTGTTCTGCGGGAGTTGATTTACTATTAGATTACAAAGGTTCGTTAACTTATAAAGATTTAGACTACATATTAATACATAAAGGTGACAGACAAACCTACAATTTCCGTAAAGACGATTGTATAGATGAGAAGATATTGTTAGCGCAGGATAAAAAAGAAAATAAAAGATATTTTAAAAAACTTAAAAAATTAGGATTAACAGAAAAACAATTGAAACGTTTTAAACAAGGTAGAGATGTAGTATTATATGAAAAGGATTACCACTTAATAAATCTTTGATTTAAGATACTAAAATACATCAAGTTATACGCAACTATCAAAAACAAATAATAATTAATTAAAACACTTAAAAATGACGTTAGAAGAGGTTAAAGACCGATTAGAAGCAATCCTAATCAGAGTTAAAGAAAATAATAATTATCATTTTAATTTAAATGGTGAGATTTTAAAAGATTTAAAAATAGATTCAGAAAATAAATACAAAGATCAAGAAATAGTTTATTCAGAAGGGATTTTAAATACTATAGATACTTTAACTAATAATATAGATACTGAATTACTCAAACAATTTGTAAATATTAATAGAACTAGCGAACTAGTATTTAATCCTAAAATTGATCATCCAGTTTGTAACTCTTAATACTAAATCCACAGTCCCTCTTAATTGAGGGATTTTTTATTTCGAGCAAAAATAAATAAGAAAATATTTTGTCAATTCAAAAATAATTACTAAATTTGTAAAATGATAGAAGGTATTGACGGAGAAACACATATAAACATTTACTCCAAAGGTAAAACAGAAATAGGAAGATGGCTTAGTAATTTTAGTTATTCACCAATACAAACCCAACATGGTTGGTTTAATTCTATTGAAGGTTATTGGTATTGGCAGACAACTTTAAATGATCATCTAAGAGAGTGTCATGGATTTTCCGCTAAAAAACTTGGAAAAGAAAGTGAAAAAATATTAGACATTTCTCCAGAATTATTTCAGGACAAAATTAAAAAAGCAATCGACTTAAAATTAAAGCTAAGGCCTAAAGATATTGCTAATATTAATTTACCGTTATCCCATTATTATGATTACGGCGGCAAAAAAGTTGAAAAACCAGAATATAATTGGATCACAGAACATATAGAAACAAGAATTAAACAGTTAAAAGAATATTATGAAATACGAAAGAATAAAAGAAGAATTAGCACAAATTAGTCATGACTTACATGGACAATTTGGAGCCGAGGCTGACCAAGTCAGATACGAATTATATAAAATAATAAATAGAATTGAAGAAAGGCTTTTCCGCAAAAAATTAAATAAAGAAAAATAATATGGATAAATGGCAAATAGTAGAACATAATTGGTCAGACACATCAATCTATAATCAAGACGGCAGACTAATCTGTACAAAATCAATTGATGATGAAGATACAACTGAGGAAAACCAAGATGAAAGAGAAGAAGAGGTTTCCAGAGATTTTAATTTAATCGTTTGCGGTCAGGAAGCTTTAGAAGTTCTTGAAATTATATTAAAAGAATATGAGTTGGGCATAGTTACAGGAATTGACAGTCGTAAAATAAAAGAGTTACTAAATCGCGCGAAATAAATAGTATGATAGAAAGCAAACAAAGAAAAAACGGAATGTATTATTTTGTAGTAAAAGCACAAAATGGCCAAATAGTAGTTTACAGTGAAGACTACAGTTCAGAAGCTGGGAGAGATAATGGAATAGCTTCTCTTAAAAAGATTATGCAAGGAATTATTTTCGCGGAATTAAAAAACTAAAAATAATGTTTAACAGTACAATAGTAGACAGAAGAACTACAACGCAAGAAGTAAATAATCACTCTGAAACAAATATAGAAGCTTCAGGAGTAATAACTCAGACAAATACAGAAACAAAATTTATTTCTTTAAATGTAAAAAGTGAAAGTTATAAAACTGTTTTTTCGTCCAATCCTTACTACACTGAAAAAGTCCAGGATGATTATAAATATTATGATAATACTAGGGGATATGAAGAGACAACTACTAAAGTTTTTGTAAAAGTAAAACAAGTTATGATGGTGGGTTCAATTTTCACTCTTGAAGTAGAAGAGATCTCTAAACAAGAAAGTAAAGTTACTTCGTGTGGATATGAGTATAAAAATCAATACTATAAAACACCAACAATTATTTAATTTCGCGCGAAAAAAGAATGAGAAAAATAGAAAATTTAAACCTAATAATAAGCTGCTTACTATGTACCATATTTAGACAACAAATGTTTTACAAATATGATTTCAATTTAGTAAGAGCTAGTTTTAAAAGAAAAAGAAATATATGAAATACTACCTAGATACAGAATTCCTAGAAGGAAAACAAAAAGAAAAATTTCCAATTAGTTTATTCAGAAAAGAAACACCAGATACAATTGATTTGATTTCAATTGGAATAGTTTGTGAAGATGGTCGAGAGCTATACCTTATATCAAAAGACTTTAATTTAAAAGAAGCTTGGAATCGTTCACAACAAAGTGATCAACATAGAAACGGGCATTGGATAAAAGACTACTGGATTCGTGACAATGTTTTAAGACCAATATACAACGAACTTCATAACAAAGAGTGGAATCACATACAAAAAGCTATAAGGCTTGGTATTTACATAGATGCGCCAGAACATAAGTTCACGTTTAACAATCTGAGAAAACTTTTAATAAAATATGGTAAAACTAATAATCAAATAAAAGCAGAAGTATTACGGTTTACTTTAGACCCCAATGATGAATTTTATAATTGGCATTTAGGAACTTCGGATGAATATTTTGATGTTATCTCAAATGATGAAAAAGTTAAGCCAGAATTCTATGCTTACTATGCGGACTATGATTGGGTTGTTTTCTGTTGGTTATTTGGAAATATGATTAATTTACCTAAAGGTTTTCCCAAGTATTGTCGAGATTTAAAACAATTATTTGATCAAGAAGCTTATTTAGGTATTGTAGAAGGAGGAGATATACAATTAGATTTAAAAAATCACCCTAGTTACCCAAAACAAGAAAACGAGCATTCTGCTATCTATGATGCTAGATGGAACAAAAAGCTGCATGAATTTTTAATTTCGGCGGAAAAAGAATGAAAATAAAATATCAAAAATTAGCTCATTGTATTACAGCAACTATAAGATCTGAAAAACTAACTTTTCAAGGAGCGGGTAAAACTAAAGAAGAAGCTCTACAATGTATGTGGATGCTCTATAACAAATACTATTATTTATAAAAATCGCGGGAAAAATAAATGAAAACAAAAGAACAGTTGATTAAAGAAGCCTATAAAGATAATTACGACTTAGTAAAAGAATTTATAGATAAAGACGGATGGTGTACCAGAATAGATTATAGTTCGGGCGAAGAAAAAATAAATCACAAAACATTAAACGAACTAGGATTCTACAAAGACGATGGTAAGCTAGAAACATATATGTCAGACAAAGGACATTTCTGGAGACCAATAGAATTAAAAGAATTTCAACATAATAATGGCTGGATTAATATTTACAGTTTAGAAGACTTACCAGATAATGAATACTTTCAAAGAACAGACATAGAACTTGATCATGTATGGTGCAGAAGAATAGATGGTCTTGAATATGTAATACCCGTACAAAACCTTACATACACCAACCACACTCACTGGCAACCCATACTTAAATATAATAGCCCAGTATACTAAATAGAACCCCCATATCAGAAATACCCCTGCCTTCGAGTTTCAATTAAAATGTACCCCCGCAATAAATTTTGTGAGGGGTTTTGTTTTTTAAAGAAAATTGCAGACGTGCATCTGTAAGAAATGACCTACAGTGTTGATATCCAGGCGATTACAAAAGTTCTCCCTACCCGCATACTTTGGTATCAAAACCAAATCAAATTTCTTAGAAAGCCTAATTTTACGTTTCACTTTTTCAAGTTTTTTCTTTGTGTTTTTAGCTTGTCATCTATTCTTATATTTCTTATTTATACTTATTTCTATAGAATATTTATTTTGTCACTTTCTTTGTTTGTCTTTATTCTATATAATAATATGTGTTTTTGAAAATCAATTTAATTGCCGTTTTTGTTTTTAACTGTTTTTTGCGCGAAATCTGTTATTGTTCAGTTTAAATGAACGCTCTTATATAATGAACACACACGCGTATACGAAAATCTTTTCATATAAAAAAATTTATTTACGCATTTTTATTTAAATGTTCGACCTATATTTGTAATGTCGCTAAGGAATACTAACGACAACGTTCTTTAAGTAATTGAAACAGCCTTATACAAAAATCTTTTTTATTGTGCAAGTTTTATTTTAATTATTTTTAAATTACCTTTACCAAGTGAAAGAGATCAAAATAATAATACTCTTTCTTAGTTGTATCTTTGCCCGAATTAATACCAACGGGATAACCAAAGCGAAGCGAATTCTTTGACATATTGTAATAGTGTTGGATTGTCAGCCTTAGAGTAACAAAGCCTTATTAACTTAGTATTAATTAGGAATTCTTTGTAAGCTTTTACGCCGTCCTAGAAAGCACTAAGTTGTATTAAAGAGTTTCTTGCAACTTTAAATAATGAAACCTCTATAAAATATTATCCCTCGCAGTAGTTTAATTTACTATCAATGGAATTGGAGCGGGGGAACAAAACAATAACTCAAATAATATTATTATGAATATTAATGTATCATTAACCGAAAATACAGAGCTTAGTTTAATAAAAGACTATTATATTACTTCAAAAGGTGGAACTATAACCTTTGATTGGTGGATTGAAAGATGCGGAGATTATTTTGCATATATTTGTGAAGGCGTAGTTAACAACCAACCTATAAAAATAACAGTTGAAAGATTTTAGAAAAACAATACTCATTTAAAACTTATTATTATGAACTACAATCAATTATTAAAAGTAGAACCAATAGAAACACAAGGAACTAGAGTAACAAAAGTAACTAAGAAAGATTACGGTTATAGAATCCAAATGTTTAATAATTATATTACACTTTATTACGTTAAGTTAATCATTAATGACAATAAGAGTGCGAAAGCTCATTACTTAGTTAAAAAGAATTATTGTGCAGACAATCGTTATACTATTTACTTTGATTGTGAGGGTAATTCAATAACATTGAAGGAATATAAACTTATAAATAAATAACTATGAAAGATTATTTTTTAAGAATAGATCATGAAAGTACAATTTATAATCTATCAAAAGACAAAGCAATTGAACTAGGTAAGAAAAATTATAATAGCGCTAATGCACATCTTATTGGTATAGGTAAATATAAAATGAGTGGGGGTAAAAAAGTCTATACTTTAGTACCTCTGCAATTTTTTGTTTAATTTTCGGCAAATAAAAACTAAAAAAGAAAACAGTTATGAAACTATCAAACGAAAGACAAGGAATGTTGTTACTAATAGGTTTAATTATCTTTATAGTTGTAGCAATTCCAGTAACAGAATATATATTAAATTATTTAACTTCTAAATTCTAACATTATGATTACTTTATTTATTATCATTGTAGTATTGTATGTAAAGTACGATTCTATTTCAAATTTTTTATGCGGAAATAATAAAAACTTATTTAAATACTAAATATATGAAAAATTTACAACTTATATTAGCAGACATTGCACACTTAACAAATTTAGCAATAACTAAACAGGGGGCAATTGACAAAGGTTTTGACTATTATTTAGAAATTGAGTACGCATCGCATTACGGAGGTTACAGATTAATTAATGTAAATATTACAAATGGCGGGCATAGAGGCGCGTTCGGTGAGACTGCAACTTGCTCAAGACGCTCATTAAAAGTAATGACCGCTTACTTAGAAGGTATTTATAACGGCATAAAAACAATTAAAACAGATAATTATGAGAACAAATAAATACAATTACTTAAAAGTAATACAACAAAATTACGGTCAAGGGTGGGAAGATGTTAGCGAGTACGAAACAAACTCACAAGGCGAACCAAAAGAGTTTCACGAATACCCAAAAGTTGATGGAAAACATAAGCAAAGAATATCATTAGTAAGACATGACCTTGCAGAATATAAACTAACAGGATATGCGACTAGAGTAATAAACCGTAAAGAATTAAAATCATGAAACTTAAAGAATATTTAGACAAATTGGATTTCGCGGAAAAAAATAAAAACAAAGAAATAACAGTTCTTTCCGTCCAATCAACAAAATCTTTCAAACTAATAAAGAAAAACAGCACTAAACAATACTTCATAAAAAGAGTAAAAGACAGTAAGACAATCTTAATAGGAGACAGAGACAAAAGCGAAGACTTTATTTTATATGGTTTGTTTGCGAATAGAAATGAAGTAAAACAATTATTTAATAGTTAGAGTTATGTTAGATTGTACAGATTATTCAGCAGAACAATACCCTGAATTAAGAGAGGGTATGAGAGTTAAACTATATAATGGTGAAGAGGGGGAAATAATAGCAACAGATAATTATTATTTTGCTCTAAATGATAACTCAATTTTTCATAGAATGGATATTAAAATTATATTTAACCCTTAATTCCTCGAAAAATAAAAACTAAAACAATGGAAAAACTTATTAAAAAATGCCAAGCTTATTTGCGCAAAAAGAAAATAGAAACAGTTAAAAAAGACAACGAAATAAAAGTAAGTAAAATAGTTACTTCAATATTCGACGAAAAAACACCTAAACAAGCTATACAACTGTTCAAAGAAATACAAACAGAAATAAACAACAGACTAGACAAAGAACTTAAAACAAGTTTGGAAGCAGTAACAGAGATAGGAAAATTTAAAAATATAGAGGTATGAAAGATGCACAAAGAAAACTTTTATCTTTACATATAAGTTATAAGAGGAGTTTAAAACAAGCGGTAAACCATACTAAAAAGGCACAAAATATAATACTAGAATATTATACAGACGATTTAATAAAAAGCTTTAAGACGTGGGATTTATTACTTACAAATATTAACTTCATTTGTTATGAAGATTTAGGAACAGGTAAATTAATAGCTATCAAACTTATTAAAGATAAGTATAACAATTTCCGCGAAAAAGATTTAAAAACAGAAAGAAAATGACTACACAACAAATAAAAGAACAGTTATGTATATACGACAAACGTAATCCTAACTATGAAGAGTATGACAAACCAATAAAATCTGAAAATTGCTTTTGTGATAATTGTTTTAGAGGTAAACACGAACTAGCAAATGAGTTATTGCGGAAAAAAGAAATTAACAAAGAACTGTTAACTGCAATAGAAACAACAAGAACATGGTATGTAAAAGAAGGGTTTAACTTATTAGCACCTGAAACGCCTATAGTATTTAGTAACCTGTTAGATTTTATTTTACCAATGAATAACGACAAAGAAAAATTTATTTAGTTTAATTCAAATAATATTATTACATTTGTCGTATTATTAACCATATAAGCTAATGAATGCGACATAAAGACAATAAGAAAGTACTTAAAAGAGCATTAAAGTATGCAGTACTAAATAAAAATACCAAGGAAATAACTATTTATAGGTTCAAAACACAAGTATCAGCCTTATTAAGTATATCAACTAGAACCTTATACAGAGATATTCCTTATGAAACTATTGATTACATAGTCTATAAAGTGGCAAATGTCGTATTATAGTGTATATATGTAAAGGAACACGACATAAAGGCGCGCAAAAAAGAAATAAAAACAGTTAAATTATGTACAAACTAGACCTAAAAGAACTAATAGAAGATATAAACCTATCTATAGAAGCAATACAAAACAAAGACTATAAAGATGCAATAGCTTTACTAGAGGAAATCAGACAAGACCTTGCTATCATTGATGTTTGTCAAAGCTAAAAAGATATTTAGAGGTGTCTAAAGGTGAGGACAACCCCACCCACAAACATTTATTCCTTCTAAAATACTAAAAATATGACCCATCGGTCAGGCTTCGAACTTATATAGGAGAATACTTAAATTTAAACCTTAACAATTTTTAACAATTAAATAAAAGAAAAATGACAACATTAAAAACTTATTTAGAAACTGACAACTATAATGGAATAGTTTATAAAGATTATAACGCATTTAAAAACAATCCTAATAGCGTTTGTTATATACCTGAGAATGCAGAAGACCTAGACGATACATTTACATATCAGGATTTGTATGCAATGGTTGCAGAATATTTAGAAGAAACAGAAACAACTTACGGGAATGATGTAGAATCTTTTACTAGTGATATGTTTGACTGTTTAGAGTGGGAATTCCCTAGTACGTATTTAGATAATTTAGATTTATAACTGTTCTTTTATTTCTTTTTCGCGGATTTTAATTACAACCTACTTACAACAAACAATTTAAAGCTATTTTTAGCTGATTTAAGACACTAAAACAATAATTTAATACTGTTAGACGCTTCAGATTAAAAAGGCGTGCCAAATATGAGAACAATTAGAACAAAGGTTTATACTTTTAATGAGTTAAACAAAGAAGCACAGCAAAAAGCATTAGAAAACTATCAAGATATAAATGTCTGTCACTATTGGTGGGAAGATATTTACTTAGATATTCAAGTAATAGAAGCGCATATAGAATCTTTTGATTTAGATAGAAAAGAGATTACAGGCAAGTTTTATAACGGTGGGTATACAACAGCAAAAAATATAATTGAGCATCACGGAGAAAATTGTGAAACTTATTTATTAGCTAAGCAATTTATTATAGAATTTGATGAAGCAGAAAAAGAAATAAGAGCGCAAGATTTTTATGATTATTTTGATGACAGAGAAAAACAGTTTCTTCATGACTTACTTAAATGTTATTTAAAGATGTTAGAAATTGATTTAGAATATAGACTATCTAGTGAAGCTATTAAAGAAACTCTTATTGCTAATGAATATGAGTTTTTGTCTACAGGTAAAATGTTTTCTTAGTTTT